CTGTTGAATTTGCAAAACCAAGTTCTATACCCATAATAGCTGTCCCAACACCATAGATACCTGTGTGTAGTTTATACACAACAGGTTCAGACATGCGATTCCCGTTACTTAGATCACTTAAATAATAACCCCAACTTAAAAATCTAGGCAATGCAGTAAGTAAAACATCTTCCTTTAATCTAAACCACTTCGTCCCACCAAAAGGTGATGTAGTTGAAACATTACCTAAATCGCCTAAGACAACACGCGCTATCTTCTTACGTCGATTGAAATAAGAGAGCACATATCCTCTTGGTTCACCCTGGTCAACATCAACCCATGTAGTTGTGCTGGTTGTTCTAGCCATACCAACTAATCTACGCGTATTATCTCCTGTCTTATTAACTACACCACCTACTGTTGAGGCTCCTGTTGTGGAAGCCTCTAGAGCGACTGCACTACCTGTCCAGTATGCATATATAAAATAAGTAGTTTCAGGTAATAGTCCAGATGGAGTTAATACATTGGGTAATCCTCTATAAGGTATATATCTAGGTATACCACCTATGTCTAAAAACGATCCCTTTCCTTCGTCAGGTTTTAATGCTATATTGGGTGCGTCGTAAACCAAGTAACATGATGTATTGCTGTTATCTGGATCTCCAGATCCTCCGCTTCTTGCTATCGTTATACTATTGGCTGCATTTGTAATGGCAATACCTGTGCCAGCTGTTAGTACCCTACCTTGAGGTAAACTACCTGTAGCACCAATTAATGTAGCTCCATTACCATCAGACCAACCTGCTTGGCCAATTACAGCACCACTAGAGTATGCCCATCTACCATTAATATATCCAGTTAGATTATTAATGAATGTTCCACCTTTAGCGATGGTTAATAAACCACCCAAACCTGTATTAATACCTACTGGACCCCATATAGGATCTGCACCTACACCTTGACCTATTAAACACTGACCAGCTATAGAGCCATCAGGTATCTGAGCTAGTGAAATTGTTCCTGTAAGGGATGTAATGTCTAAAGTACCCCAGTGAGGATCAGCACCTGGACCACCAGCCAATAATACCTTATCAGCAACAGGGTCATCTTGTAAGTTTGCTAAAGCAAGTGTACCTGCTGTATTAGCCAAATCTAACATACCCCAACCTACGATTCCTCCTGTTAATGTAAGCAATGCTTGACCAACAATGCCAGGTGTAATAGCTCCAAGAGGTAGTGTTCCTATAGTATGATTGGAAAGATTTGCTTTGCCATAAGAAGGTATTGCTCCTATACCACCAGAAAGTAAGAGGTTGCCTTGAGCAGCATCAGCCAACCTACCTAGCACATTAGAGGCTGTAGCAACTATTAAATCACCTACGGTGTAATTGCCTAATCCTGTACCGCCATTGGCAACAGGTAGTATACCTAGAGCAAGTAAGCTTCCAGGTACTCCAGTAGAATCTATAGTAATAGTATTGCCTACTTGCGTGAGGACAATATCCGTACCTTCTGATAAAGTTGCATCGCCAACCAATTCTGGTTGACCTATTACTTCAATCGAGCGCACACCTTGATGTATATGATCTTCTCTACTAACATAAGTACTAGAACCAGCAGAACTACCTGTAGTGACAGGTAGGGCAGAACCTACTCCGTATCCTAGGGATACTAGTATATTTTGTGCTGCTTGTGTAAGTATAGATGCACCAGCTACTTTAATGGTAATATCACCAAACATAGGAGTGCCAAGCATTAAAGAGTGTATACCTTGGTGTTTATGATCTGCTAGAGAGTATGTATTGTTAGATCCAGTGGTATTGGATAATCCTATATCACTTGCATCTACCGTAGACAGTAATTTAATTAGAACAGAACTACTTAATTCATCGTATAGTTCTATGTCACCACTAATCTTACGTAGCGTTAGCATAGTAGGATCAAGTAATGTATCTAGGAATGTAATAGAAGGAGTACTACCACTGACTATAGGAGCAGTAGAAAAGGTTTTAACACCAGAGATCTGGTCATTGCTATCTGTAGTTATATGTAAGTGATCTGTCATTTGAATCTCCGATTCATAAAATCGAGCAAAGCTCCTTTTATATTCCTTTAACTAACCCCTTATCAGGTTAATTATTAATTAACCCATATAGGTTGCGGTAAGCGACACCGACATGCCTTGGCTAACTAATTTTGGTATGCCTCCAGAAGCATTGAAAAAAGTAAACCATGCAGGAGAATAAGAGTATGGCAATGGATGAATAGGGAAGTAATCATAGCGACTATAACTACTTGTCATGTTCACAACTCTAATTTCTGAAGTTATAGGAACTGTTTCTGCGATCTTTCCAGCACCATATATACCAAGTCCTGCAAATACAGTATCACTCACAGTGCCAGCTCCTATACCAAAGTACGTTTCAAAATAAGTGGATAGTCCAGTATTGTTATAATAAGTTATTTCTCCAGTAAGATGTACGTCTGGCTCTCCTAAAAAATTGTCTAGAGAGTTCAAAGCTGTATATAGAGAATGAGCACATAATATTTTTACTGGTGTAAAAGTTGTTGTGGGCCAATAACCTGTGCCAGAAATACCAGGATCTCCTCCTACTTGTAGATATGATCGGGCAAATCTTAATCTTTGATTAAACAATGACCACAAATATCTTTTACTTTCTGTATCAATCCATCCACTACCATCATCATTAGTACGTGCAATGCCGACAAATCTTCGTGTGTTATCGCCTAACTTGATTAATACAAAACCACTAGTAAGAAATTCTCGATATGCATCTATTTGGCCGCCAGAGGCAATTGCTTGTTTCTCTAACTGTATATTGCTGCCATCCCAATAAGCAAATATAGAATATGTGGTTGCAATAGAAGTACCTAATGAACTAAGTGTTGGTCCATCTCCACTAAACGCCCTATTTACAGGAGATCCAGCTTCGTATATGGTTAAGAAATTGCCATTGTAGGGTCTTAATCTTAAGTTAAGACCATCTAACACAAGCCTACACTCATGTAGGTCTCTTGCGCTGGCACCTCCACTTGTAGAGGATATGGTAATAGAACCTGGTCCATTAACAATAGAGATACCTGTTCCTGCTATAATATTGGCTTCTTTAGGTACTCCGCCTGTAGCATTTATAAGTATGCGTCCATCGGTATTAACAGAACCTGGACCTTGCACAATACTATTGCCATTAAAAATCATAATACGATGATTAGTTGGATCTATTGTTGTATTATTTGTTCCACCCCTATCAAGAGGTAATGGTCCTCCAGAAGTAGCATTTGCCTGACTTAAATTAAGAGGTGCATAAGCTGGATCGGGAGGAGAACCAGCGCCTCCAGCTAGTAGCGGCACGTTGGTACTAGCGGCGCCTGGTATTTGACTAAGAGTTAAGTCTCCTGTTATTACCCCACTAGGTAAACTTCCATAGTGAGGATCAGCACTTGGTCCACCTGATAGGAGAGGTTTATTAGCTACTATATCGTCCGCAAGTTTAGCTAAGGGCAATATACCTGTTGTATTAGCTAGATCAAGTAGAGCGTAAGCAACTCCACTACCCGTAGTTTGAAGAGCTCTTCCTGCAGGAGAACCATCTGCTATGCGAGTAGTGATAAGTGTTCCTGTAAAATGCTGTGATAGACTAGCCTTACCCCAGAAGGGTATCTGACCAACTCCACCTGACAAGAGAACATTACCAACAACTACATCACCTAACTTAGTCAAACTAATTGTACTATTAGCTACAAGCAAGTCACCTATTGTATAACCATTCAATCCCGTACCTCCTGAAGTAACAGGTAGGGGATTTGGTAAGTTAAAGAATGTAGGTAGTGGTCCGCCAGCCCCTGACTGTGATACCGTAATACCTTGGTTAGCTAAGGTAATTGTCATATTGGTACCAGCTTGGAGAATTATATCTCCAAATAACTGAGTAGAAGCAAGTTTGGCTAGACTGTGTAATCCCTTATGTTGATGTCCTGCGCGAGATAACCTGTTAGAGGTACCTTGACTTCCTATGTCCCCTACATCTAAAGCACCAATATTAGATAGATCAGCATCTAGTCCTATAGTATTACCTGTTTGAGTAAACAGTAATCCTGTGCCAAAACTAAGAGCTACATCTCCGTATAAGTCACTAAACCCATCTGCTTTTACGGAGCGCACACCTTGATGTGTATGATTAGCTAATGCAAGTTTAGTGCTCGTACCTTGATCTGATGTGTTTGCAACTGACTGAGGTGTTTCTGTACCTAAGAGAGATCGTAAAACTACATTAGTAAGATTATCAACTATCTCTATGTCTCCACTTAGTTTACGTACTCTAAATACAGTAGTGTCTAGGGTAGTATCATCCATGATAAGTGCAGGTGTAATACCAGCTAATACAATAGGCACTAAGAAGGTCTTAAGACCTGTGAGGATATCATTGTTATTAACTGTTACGTGACGTGACATCTAGAGAATTATATCCTATCCTGATGTATTTAACTGACCATCATTAGTAATAGTTATTGTAAAAGTAATATTAAGAGGGCTAATTAATGGGAAAGAGATAATGGTATCTGTTAATCCAGTGGTGCTTGCTGTATCTAGTGTACCATCGTCATCAGCACTAACTAACCACTGAGTACCATTAGGACTTTGCATATGTATTTTGCCATTAACAACTATACCCATAAGTATATCACCCTGTGATTTTTAATAGCAAAGATAAGATATATTATTGTGTACCAAGAAGGAGTGTTCCTTCATAATCTCCAATAGCCTCACCAATATTAGTTACCCGTAAAGATGCTGTAGTACCAGAACTTAAAAGTTCTGGGTCAGGTAAGATAACCTCTATACTTGGTGCAACTATATTGATGCGTCCAAAGTATTTACGTGATCCATTTACCTCTATGAATACATCTCCGTCTACCGTACCACGAGCTATAAATCCTCGTAGAAACGTACTACCTGCTGATAAGTAACTTGTTATGGTAGCTGTGATGGCAATACCTACACCCGTAGCTGTACCATACTGATTAGCAGCCATAATAAAGGTACTTCCTCCACCACCTGAACCACCACTAACTTGTTGGGCGGTAGCTCCTTCTAACCACTCTATGGTGGCATAGGCTGTTGTATCTGAGCTATCATCTAAGTTAGTAACCTTCACGGCAAAGTGATTGCTGCCATTACCAGCTATGACGTGGGCAGCATTAAATTGTATGGGTTCAACTGATTCAGCAGGTGTTAATATGATTGTAGATATATCTGTGGGTATAAAGCCTTCTATGCGCTGGATGGTTATTTTAACAAAGCCTGGTGATGATAAGGTTACACTTAGTAATCTACCAAACTTACCTGACGTAACAGGAGAAGCATCTAGGGTAATAGTTGTACTGGCAAATACATCTCCACTCACAAGAGATGATTTAGGTAATCCATTATTACCACTACTACCTGATGAAGTTCCTCCGCCACCCCTACCTGACGATGATGCTCTACTCATCTTATATACCTAATCCTAACCATGATATCGTTGCAGCTTCAGATGATAATAAGTAGACCCTAGAAGGATCTTTAACATCTAATCCTAGCACCTCAGAAGGCTCTAGAACATATCCATTAGAGGTAGTTAGTAATTCGGTGCCAATATAGATAAAGGATATGTTAGAACCCATAGATTTGATTAATAATGAACGTACTAATATCTTATCTGAGGAGAGTTGAGTAATAACATCTGGAGCTAGCGTTAGTTGATTGTGTGACTTAATACTAAGAGACACATTACTAACAGCGGCTTGGGAGGTTTTCTTGATATGTTCTACTAACTCGTCTTCGCGCTTAGCCATACATATAATAATAGCCTCGGAAACCGAGGCTATAAAATATTAGGAGGGCTTAGTTGTTAACTATTTATTTCCTGTACTTCCCATACTATACCCGTACCCTTACAGCTCCTACAATTAACTGGATCTGTTGTAATTATAGCTTTAATATCCTGATAAAAGTTATAGGGCATATGACCCCTACCTGCACATACAGGGCACTTATGGGGTATCTTACTTGGTGTAGTCTTAGGTGTTTCAATAGGTGGTAATGTAAAGTATTTAAAGTAAGTATATTTATAGTTATTGTGTGGGTTTATTGCTGCTATGTTATCCTCTGAGAAAGGATCTCTCCATGTCATTGTATCACCCCTTATCAATACTACATATGTATGTATTGTCTTTTCTATACAATATATCATATAGACGCCACTTTATGTGACAGTGCCAGGAATCTACTCCAAAATCAATCATTATCTCTACTTGAGATAAATCCCTGGTATATTCCTTAATAGTATATTTCTCAATCTTAATAGAACTATAGCTAGGCACAGAAATGTTTTGATTGCGTATTACTAAATGCTGTATGGTATCTATGGACATATTACCATATGGTTCTTTGGTATAAATAATAATATGATCAACTATAATAATTCCCGTGTGGGATTCATCACATATCCATAGTGACCCCATCTATTCAACTAAGACCTTGGCACATCTTCGCAACGAAAACAGCAATATCAAAACCATATGCTTCTTCTAGAGATATTCTACAACCTTCTTTTATAAATTCGATTTTGTCTAGTATTATATTATATGCGTCACCCGTTGGTGGTTGACGCATTATTAATACTTTCAAAGAAGATGGTGGTGTTTTAATAACTGGTAAGGGCTTATTAAACACTATCGATCCACAACACCCCTCTTTTTTAACAACCTGCGCTGGAATATCTCCCATTACGAAGAATGGTGTGGGTTCTTCGTCCTTTCTTATACATATTTTATCTATTGTTGCAAGTATGTTGTCGTTTGCACCATCCAACAACCATATCTCTACAATTCCTTGATATTCTCCTTGATATTCTGTTGCATTACTCATTGATGATAAAAAGATTTCAACACCCATTGTGTTTCCTTCCTTTCGTTTTTTGTTAAAGCAATCCTAGCGCACTTAGTAACAAAGCCGTGTTTGTTTTAGCTATCTCATCTCCAAGGCGTGTGCCTTGACAACCCTTAGGTATGAGTATGTGTGGTTTCTTAACTAATGTTATTTCACGCATATTCTTAACTTCTAGTAGTCCCCATCCAAGGGGTAGATCTTCTACGGGTATTACGCCTATGGGAGCTATAAATAATTGTTTCTTAGCTATAGGCATTGCTGTTAATTTAGTTTGCTTGGCTTGTTCTTTGGCATGAGTAAAGTCACTCTTAACAGCCTTGGCTTCTATCATTATGCCATAGGGCTGCCCACCACTACGCTTCTCATATTTAGTCATACCCCATCCAGCAACATCATGGATGTAATTACTTATAGCTACTTCTATAGCCATAGATCTAAAACCACTCATCCAAAGCCACTGTATGCCTAGACGCTTAAGTATATAATGTTCTAGTGATTCATTTTTGCGACGTACTTTCATTCTATTAGACCTTCTTCTTGGCTTTTTTACTTAGAAAAGCCAAGCTCTTTTCTTCAGGGGTGTTAATAGATTTAATTACTTCGTCTCCAACCCTCCATCTGCCTTCTACGTTAGCACGACACAAGTCTTTAAGACCACAATAGTAACACTCCTTACTACTGCCAGGTGAGGTTGTATAAGGATTAAGACCTTGTGGTATAGGAGGTACTGTTTTATTAGCTACGTTCTCATTAAATGATTTAGCTTTATCAATAAGGGCTAATGCGGTATTTCTATCATATATAAGAGGTGTATAGAGTCTATCTTGACTATCTTTGTTCTCACATACAAAGATACCTACGGTTAATCCTGTTAGATGTAAGTAAACCATTAATTGATCTTTATAGTCTTGAGAGATGCCATTTTTCTTGGCATCTTCAAACGACCTACTGTTCATGCTCTTTGCTTCTACCAAGAACATGAGACCACCATATCCTGGTATGTTGGCTAAACATAATTGATCTGTGTGTCCACCACTATTAACCTCAGGATTTTTAAGACCAAGTTCGTCTTTAACAACATAACCAGCTTCTTCCATTTCTTCGAGAAGTCTACTGTGGTAGTAATGACCATTGTCAAATTTGCGTAGTGTGTTTGAAGTGAAGGGTTCCTTACCTTCTGATGGGACTAAAGCTTGGAGTACTTGTTTGCGTAAGCACTTACCAACTGCTGATGGATGGAATACCATATAGTCACGAGTATTTGAGGCGTGACGGGCTTGCATCACATGATCTAGATCTTGCTCAAGTTGGGATGCTAATTGAAGGGCTAGTTTACTGTGTTCCTCACGTTCTTCTGGTGACAGCCTGCGTTCTAACACTATTAGGTACCCCCTATTAGTTTAGTTACTCGCTTAAGGGCTTATTGCCACGTTTGTTTAGGAAACAAGCATATTCCCTAAAGTGTATATGGCTAATATCTTCTCCTTGATCTACGAGTATTTTTAGATCTGCTAGTTTTTGAAGTATAGATTTCTTGCGACGCTTCATTGTTGTCATACTAATACCAGCCATTCTAGCTGCTTTAGGTATTGTGAGCTCATCATAATAAAAGAGCTTAAGGTAATAACGCTCTATTGGCCAGAGCTTGGAGAATAAATCTCCGCATGTAATACCTTGTACCCAATTTATTCCAAGTTCACTATTCCCAAAATCTAGATATTCAACTGGTCCTAGTGTTGACAATCTTTCTTTTCCAAGATGTTCTACTGTGTCAATACTAGCATTCTGCAGGTCTATATTACCATAACGTGCATCTAATTGCAAGTTTTCCCCTTCATCGTCTATGGAAATTAAGTTTTCTGCTGACATAGACACAAGAGGATCACGCATGTTCTCTTTGACCTTACGAGCAAAGTTACATATAAAAGACTTAATAAAATATCTTAACCAATATATGTTTTCATCTGTGCCCTTATAATAGTTCATTGCTTTAACTATAACTTCCGCCATATCTTGACGGATGTCTTCTACAGATATTATTTTATAGCAACAGAATATGTGGTAGGCTGCATTATAAGCAGCCTCCTTAACATGAGTGCTAAGTTTTTTAGAACGTAAGCCGTAGACTACTTCTTTATCGCCTATGAATAGGCTAACAAAATGTCTTTGAGTAGGTGATGATAACAGAAGAGTATTCATTTTAATAATACGTATGAATTGCTCTAAGAAATCGTGAAACTTATCCATCATATCTATAGTTGCTAGCTGATCGCCTTGCTTATGACGTTTAACTATTGACCAAAGTAAAACTTCTTCTTCTGTGGGAGGTGGATTCTTATATTCCTTAGGTGGTTTGATCGTAGTTGTGATGTTTTTCTTTTTCATAATGCTCCTATTTATAATTTCTCGAAGTGTTCAGGTACCAACATGAACGTGTAAAATAGAGCCAGAGCATCAGATTGGGCCTCTGTGAGGCCTTCAACACCACTTAATCCTTCTATAGCTATTTGCATATCTAACTTAGATGCATCTCCACTTTCTGCAACTACTTTCTTGGCTCTTCGATTATTGATAGCGATGATGGGCAATCTGTGAGCAGCAGCTGTCAGCATGATAGCACCACGCATTTGAGATAGATATCTAAAGGTAGCCACCAATCCTCTATAGAATATATCTTCGATAATAATAAGATCTATGCGATGATGCTCTATAAGATTAGTTAGTTGATGATTAAGCTCAAGAAGCCTAGCTGAAGTAGGATGTATATCCTTAAGGTGAAAATCAGCAGCTGTTATGATAGAAGGGCTGTGCCCTTCCTTAAGAGAACATCGTATAACAACGATACCTGTTGTATTAGACGGGTCTATTGCAAGAATAGATATGACTTTCTTACGAGGGACGAGAGACGTTAAAGCCTCATTATCTACCGTCAATATTGACGGAGGAGTAAGTGGTTGCTTATTTGTCTCAGTTGGTTTCTGAAGATTGATTGGTCTCTGAAAGTATTTCTTTTGGTTCACTTGATTTGCTTTGCTCGCTGTCTGGTTCGTATGTTGGTTTATTGTATTTGAATTTGATGGTAACTATTTCTTCATCTTCTTCTACAAACCTAACACCGTAATGCATTTGAGACACGCCAGGGATACCTTTGTGTTTAATAAAGGTTGCACCTTCGTCTTCATAAAGTCTAATTAATTTCTTTTCGTGTTCTTTTGGATCTATCATGGTTTTATCTCCTATATCGTACCATATTGAAAATGTAATGTCAATTGATTTACTTACTCAAATTATGGGGTATCAATACATCTTTGGAGTTTGTAATTAGTTGAGCTACTTCTTCCACTTCTATATCCTCTGTTTCCGTTTGTTCCTTTGGTTCTTCCCATGGCAATCCCTCCCTGTTAGTAAATAGCGGCTTACGAGAGCCGTATATGAGCCAGGAATCACATTCTTTAGTAAAAGGACAAGTAGAGCACCTACCTCCTTTAATTGGATATACTACACGGAGTTGCATAGCGTGACCGACACTATCCACAAGCCTCTTAAGGTATTGCTTTCTCCATACTTGTATAACTACCCTAGATGTAATGTTTCTACCCTTACGATCTGTCCATAAGACAGTAACCTCATTAATTGGTTTCCCATATATGTATTCTATAGCCATACACCATGACGTATATAACATATGGTGTTCCTCAGATATAGATGTACCCATAGCAGATGCTCTAATATCCAATATAGATATACTATCGTATTGTGGGCAATATCGAACAACAGGTAGTTGACCAACTATGTAGTGTCTTCCGCATGGTATTCGAAAACTTTCATTAACAGACATGGGTTTGTGTATTGGCCTACTCTTTCTCCAGTTAACAAACCTATGAAGTGCATCATATCCACCTTTAAGTAATTTCTCTGCACCTGTCATAAGTAGACTACCATGACTACTAACTTTATAGTCATGTTCTAATGGATTAATTTTTGTGCGCCACATAAGTGCTAGACGATTACGAAGAACTGATTCTAATGTAATATGACCTAGTAGTTCTTCTGTGTAGGTATACTCTATAAGTTCTTTGAGATCTATGTGTATCTTATCTTGTAGATGAGGTTCTTCTTCTAAAACTAGTTTATTCTCTAAGAAAAGAAATTGGTGCTGTAATGGACAACCTATAAAGGTCTGAAGTTGTTTAACTGTTATATCCACTAGAGCACCGTATATGAAAGGAGTTGCTAATAACTAAGGTTGTAATCCGTGTTTAGTATACGGATCTGAACCTGCTTCAAAGAGACGTTCTTTTTCTGCATCAGGTAATCTTTCGAAAATAGCTATATCAGCATTAATAGTATCTTTAACTACAGCATTCTTCTTTTCTGCACTACGAACAGAGCATTGCACATGAGCACGCTTAGAGAGTTCTAATTGTTGAATAGCTGGGTCATCAGACAAGGGTACGCCACTGAATTCATCACTAAGGCCTAGTATGGGCTTTCCACAAAACTGACAATAGATAGGACGTTGTGAGAATGCAGGAGCTATTTGATTGAGCATATTTGCCATATTCTGCATTGGATCATTAGCCATAACTAACCTCCTTTCTTAATTGTCGTGAGTGCATACAACATCATTAGAGCACCCATAAAAAAATTATAATGTTTCATGTCAAGAGTACGCTTTGCGAATGCCATAGCTGCTGATAAGGCAGTGGTTGCACCAGGAAACAGTTCTTCTGCTGCCTTATCGATTCCCCTTCTCTCTTCTGAGAGAGGTTGTGTAGTAGCTACATCGAACAAAGCTTGTATTATTTTATTATCTAATGGAGATTGCATAAGTAATACCTCGTATAATAATATCGTCTATGTATATATTACACTAAACCATTGATGGCGTCAAGATAGTATCGACTCCGAGTCTCATCTGCTTCGTGGAGTACTGACATCTCGGGTACTAATTCATAGAAGAGATGAGCCTTAAAGTCACTGAGTTTGTTTTTGAGAACGTTAACTTCTAATACAGGAAACTTCTGATAGGAAGGTTTATCTGATCTCGTATAATACACCTTGGGGTCTGGTAGATTTAATTGAACTTCCGAATAACATAACATAGCAACATCGCTGTCATATTTAATAGCTGAACTATCCCTAATATCATCTAGTGTAGGGCGGGCATTTAGTTTCTGCTTATCTGACTTTCTAAGTTCTGCTGTTACTAATACTGGTACTTTATATTTCTTCATTATCTCATCTTTAAGTTGTGATGATATATATTTAGTAGCAGCAACTGATTCGTTTAGTTTATATGATGTAGTTGTTAGATCATGTAGGGCATCTACGCATACTACTATATTCTTATGACCATAACGTGCCTGTACGTCATTGTATATCCTAGCAACATCTTTAGTTACTAGCTCTATACTATTACCTCCTAGATGTACTGAAGATACTATAGAGAATGATTTGGGTACTGTCTCCCTGAATTCTTTGATTGCTTGATCTCTACGCAATACTAATTCTGGATGGGTCTTCTGCCACTTCTTAGGTTTAACCACCACTGATATAGGTATTCTAGCCATCATCGCCAGTAATCTAGCTGCGATAACTGTTTCATCATCATCTATGGCATAGTATATTACATGTATGGGATCGTTATTACGTGCTAATTGCCATGCAATTGCCATCATAATTGCTGATTTCCCTATATTGGTTTCTCCTGCGATAATATAGAATCCCTTAGATATTCCTTCGAAAGCATTCATAAGACGTGGAAACTCTACCTTATATCCCCCTTCCTCACGTTGACTCCACGATTCTTCTTCTAATAAATTAATAGTAGACTTAGTTCTCTGTTCATAAAAAGGCGCTTGAGTTAATTGTTCATCAACTGCTTCCTTTACTTTAACAATATTTGGATTATCCATATTTAGTTATTAATCTCCTTGTTGTGTATCTGATATTTATTTTTAAACGCACAATGTTCTGGAACACATATACCTGATAGTTCTTTGAATTTGGGACATCCATATGTTTTACCACGAGCTGAGAATTGATATCTAACTGTGTTTTCTATCTCACGTAATTCTCTATCATCTATAATTGGTGGATCGCATTTAAGCTGCGCCCAATCTATTATAATGGCAACGGTAGTATCAATATCCATCCCTGTCTGTCTAAAGTGAGAGGCAAGAGCGGCTGCACTCTCATTTCGTTTACCTTGGCGTACCCCTTCCATAAGCATCTTTTGTACACACGGTATATCTTCTGTATTTACATTAATACTTGTATTGTGTTCGCGTAAACGTTTAAGTTTTTGTTCTTCTATCCTTGCTGTTTCTTTAATAAGTAGTTGTATCATAATACGTGTTCTTGTATGGATACTTACGTTCTCATAACAATGACGTGTAATGGGTTTCTGTGCCATCTGGCAAATTTCATTATACGTGAGTAGTTGTGTATCTGTCAAGGTTAGGGGTATTTTAAATAAGTTTGTTTTACCGTGTCTTGTTAGGGGTACTCTAAATAATCTACGTGCATCATATACACGTAGATCTAAGGTGGTTACTCCTGTCATTTCTATAACTAGCTCTGCCAGTCTTCTGTATATAATATGTAAATGTTTGTGTGGTATTATATCTAATACCTCTGGTTCTATAATACCATGCACTCCCTTACTGCCACTAAAGAACCATTGTATTGCATGACTAGGTAAATACCATTCTGATTCAAAATATTTAACTATCTTAGTTAGTTCGAATACAACTAACTTCCAATTAGCTTCTGGTGTACTTGCGTCTTGACTATCAAGATCAAATACCATAGGACCATATTTAATGGCTTCTTCTTGTTTAATAGATTCATTTATATAATCTTCTGGTATACCTTCGTATCTTAGGTAGGTAGTAAATGTATCTGTAACTGACCACCTATCTTTAAGTTGGGCTAATTCTGTATTAGCTGGCCAATAAGTAAAGCGATTTCGTGCAAGAGCTTCGTTTGTGCTCGTACGAAATCGCCATCCGTATTCTATTACGTTTGGTTGTGTCATAGGTAGTGCCAGCTCCTAATTAGTTTATACACTTTCTATATTACTTAATACTTCTAATAAGTAATCGTTAAACTCCTTAATATTAGTAGAGTTAATATCTCTTATAGACTCTAATGTCCCTGCTGAGAAATTATGTACGTGTTCATTTAGTTCTTCATTCTTCTTAATACCAAGCCTTGTTTTTAAGTTCTTAAATCGCTGACGCTCTGTGATGGGTTCAGGCTCAGGTTGAACCTCAATATTTTCCAGAGATACCGCATCATCAACTAAAACTGCTCCACAATATCTCATTGTCTCTAGAAGGGCGTAACGCTGTACGTCTTCTATGGTAAATGTAGAAGGAGCTGAGGACCATATCGTTCTAATTACCATATCTTTATCATCATTAGCAGGTATTTCTAGATGACAAGCTATCATCCATGTAGCTGTTTCCCCAATATTTAAAAGAGTAGGTTCTTCAAATTCAATTAAACTAGTAGGGGATACTTTTATGAGTATCCCTACTAGTTCATCTACTGAACTATTTTTAGATATTTGTATTCCTTGAAGTATATTCATGTCTATATTATATTCATTTAGTCTATATATGTCAACCTAAAACCGAACGCCTATGTATGCCATCGGCTCAATACCCGTGCCACTAAAGGGCACAGCAACACCTACGCCCACAAAATAATCTCTGTTCTTGTTTAGGTCTTTCGAGACACCTAAACCTACTGCGAGATCGTCTCCTCCTCGGCGTTTAATTAACATAGCATCATAATTAATTTTACCTACAAAAGGTATGCGACCTTCACCTACCGTATAGCTCATACCTTGTCCGTAGGTGGAATAAATAGCACTCCACCTACTGTGCTTAGTAGGTAGTTCTATTATCTCTGCCTTGGGCTTAACTATCGTCTCTATCTTAGTATTATTAACCTGTTCTCTAACTGCATCAGCTACGCTCTGTTTAAGTTCTCCTTTAGACATATCAGTAATTGGTTTTTTATCATCTTCTTTTGGTGTAATTTTAATAGGTTCTGCTTTAGCCACTGAGGATGCGTCTGTTGTAATCTTAACGCCTAATTTCTTCTTCTGATTGATTAGATTCTGGAGTAAACTAGATGCTTCTCCTAGTGGTATGTTTAGGGCTTTAGATAGTGCTTCTGTAGCTCCACGCTCTATTGCTGGTAAATTACCTAATGTAATATTGGGTGATGTAACTAGTGGATTATTGCCAGCTAATGCGGGTATTAGTATGTTAACTGGCGGTAATGGGTTATTAGATAGCGGTACTTTATCTGTGGGTCTATTGGCCATGGCTTGAAGTTGTAATGCAAGTAATTGGTTTTGTTGTTGTATAGGTTTTAGTATAAATAAATATCCCATTATAATAATACCTATGAGAATCAATATAACCCCTGTCATAGCTACTGATAGAGAAATATATCCTTCTGGTGGAGCCTTACTTCTTAAGCTGCGTTTTATAGTTCTCACAATATCGAACCTCCTGGTCCTTGAAATAAATGTCCTTGTTTAGTTTTTTGATCTCGCACTTGGTGTTGTATTCGTTTCTTGTTGGTTTTTATTGGATTTTGTTCTGTTGGTGCAGGTAGTGATCGCATTTTAATGACTTCCTTTTGTTTTTCGTGTGCTATAGCACGATCGTGTATGAGTTGTTTCCGCTTGATCTCATACATCTTAAAATCTTCAACTGTCTCATATGTTGAAATGTCTTCTGCTGAGGGGCCACTGTATCCCAATCTGGATTCCTGTAGTTGTTCCTTTAAAGACGCTACTTTATCTAATTCTTCCTGATATTTCTTACGTGCTAGTCTTGTAGAAATCCAATATTGTCGATCCTGCGCTTCAGAACGAGTATATTTAATAATTGCACTAAGTTCGCTCTCACTTAGTGTTAAATATTCTGGTTTAATTCCAACAAGCGGATCTTTTGATACTACTAATTTGGACAAATCAGCTGGAGAAGTACTTAATGTGCCTTCTTGTAGCATCTCAGAAATAATACTTTTTCCATGTTCGATACTTGTCTCACCAGTGCCTGCTGCCTGAGATTGTGCTAGATTTTCTAAGAAACTTTGATTATATTCTGCGCCTATCCCCTTTCTCCCCAACCACTGCCGTAAACCCCCTATGCCACGAGCATATCTAGCCTTATCTATAGAAGTAACTCCCAGTTTTTTCATGGCTGATGATGCTAAGGTTTCAATTGTAGCAAAAATTGCAGCTGGTCTAGTGGCTGCTTGGGCTTCTGCTTTACGTACTAGCTGTTGAAGGGCGTACTTGACTGGTGGTAATAACATATATGTCTAAACTATATCTTCTTTAGTAAATTTATTTTTGTTTTCTTCTACTGCTTCCTCAACTGCAGTACTCACTACAGGATTTGTATCCTGTAGTTTACCTTCAAATTTCTCAATAAGACCAACTAATAAGGTAAGATTAGCGGACTCTGCTATGGATTTAGCTTCTTCTAGAACTGTTATGGCAACTACTAAACTAGCTGCTAATATACCCACTTCCATGTAAGCGCCTAAACATAGAAATAATATAACTATAAGTATGCGTTGAACAAGTCTATCTAAGAAGTGAGATAGCTTACCCATTTCAAACTTACCGCTCTTACGCTGTTCTATAACGGTAACCAATAAATCAATCACACGAGTTAATATAAGCACTGTAAACATCCAACTATTTACTGTAATAATCTGCAGTATAGCAAACATGCTAATTACTTCCTTTTATTAAGTATTCAAACCCATTGTACTTCATCCATTCTTTAACATCATCTATTGGTATAGCTAATCCAGGTGATGCCCCATATTTAGCAACCATTAGCGCATCTATGATGCCTACTACTTCTCCCTTAGAGTTAACAAGCATACACCCACTGTTGCCTGGCGATATAGATAGATCTACTTGTAAGAAGTCGCTAAGTCCTATAATAGAATGCGTCTTAGCAACGTATCCTTCAGAATAAGAATGCTGTAATCCCAATGGAGATCCTATTGCCCTTACTATATCCCCAATCATTAATTTATTGCTACTGCCAAGCTTAACTGTTGGGATGTTAGTAGCATTGCTGTGTAGTAATGCTACGTCCATATACTTTGCTTTCCCTAATACTTTAAAAGGAGCATCGTACATTTGGTAGTCCTTATATAGCATATTGTTTGTTACCTTAATATCCCTACTTAATATCCTTGCATTAATTCCTGATTGATTAATGGCTTCTTGTACCATATTCACTACGTTCTCCCAATCAACTACATGAAATGCTGTTAAGTAGACTGTACTTGAATTATCTGATTTAATTGCAAATGAAGATCCTGTCCAGCGTAAGGTGATATTTACTGTCTTAGGAGATAGCTTTCGTGTGTTTACCTCTTTTATATCTAACTCTAATGTTGTAAGTTTTCGATTATATAGACGCATATGTTTTTGTAATTTAGATTTTGAGGGCATACGATTGACCATAACTGGTACAACTATCTCATAGGTTATTTTTTGGGTGGCACTATCTAGTTGTTCATTGGTAGGTAATGTTTTAGGTAATTTAACATCATAAGATAGTATAAGTAAAAATGTTAGTAGTAGAAATACTAATATAGGTTTATTCTTCATAACTATTTCCTCTCGATAATTAGGGATGCATAATTGTTTAGATGTTTACGTATAGCTTTTTCGTGAGCTATCATCTCCTTATATTTTATCCTGCACATATTGTCCTGTCTGAAGCAATACCTCGCTGTTGTTTCTGGTATATAGCAAAAATCATAGCGTTGGGCTAATCTACCCCACAGTTCCCAATCTTCATGATATTGGAGATCTGAATCAAACTGGAATTGAGGGAATATATCTGTTCTATGGGCTATGGATATTACTGGTATATAATTGTTTATGAGAAATAGTTTTCTATCAAAAGGTCTTCCTGTTAAATTAAATATCCTGTTGGCTTCTTCTTGTATCCACTCACACTGCGTATAAGCTAAAGTACAATCTTTATGATCTTGAAAATGCTGTGTAAATACATCTATGTGATTAGGCAAGTAAACATCATCGTCATCTAAGTATGCAACATGTGAAGTAGTAATTAATTTTAATCCTTCATTGCGAGCTCCAGCTAATGTAGTCTTGTCTATGTTAATCCATTGTATTCTATTGTCTTGTCTTAGTTTACGAAGTAGTTTGTGGGGTCGCTGACCCCCGTTGTTAATTATTACCACCTTAAAATCCTGATTAGTTTGATTGACTATACTACATAAGGCTCGCTCAAGTAGTTGTTCTCTATTGTATGTAACCATTAAGATAGTTATCATATGCTCATGGCTCTCTCATATAAATCGGCTACGATATCCCATGTCATCATAGTTGCACCTATCTGATTCTTTAATGCGTGCTCTTTACGACTTAATTCTCCATGAGAAAGAAAGTCTTTAGCTAATTGATGCGGATCGTTTGATGTATAGATATACATTGGGTGCATCTCTAAGTAGTCTCTACGTAATTCGTGGTGATATAGTCCCACTATGGGACGTGCTGCTAAAGCTGCATCTAGGATAGTCAGATATCCTCCTACGATTACTATAGAGTTAGATTGAATATATGGTGTTGGATCTGTAAAACCATGATATACCATATTAATGCCTTGTATCATTTTACCATAGTAGGGTCCATCTCCGCAAATATCTACATGAAGCGCTTGCACCACTTCTATAAATTCTAGCACCTTAGGGAATGCATTATCATCACTCAATCTTCCTACATAGGTATATGTACCACTATATGGTTTATATAATCCAGGCTTACCCTCTACAGCCCCATAGGTCACCAATCCCCATGGTGTTTTATAGTGTTGAGGTATGAAGGAACCTATATTAATAATTCCACTACATTTCTCTGCAAGTTGCTGACGCCCTACTACTGTATCTCTATTTAAAGGATATGTACCCTCCCAACCATGGTAAACCATGGTCTTATGTATGTGAGGTGGGGTTTCTAAATATGAATAAAAGTCATGGAAAACTACATGGGTATATTGCTTCCAGTTAATATACTGAGATTTATTATGATAGTGCCAGTCTACTTTGTGTCCACGGGTCTTTAACTTATCTGTAATCTTAGTGATATGATGTTGTACTCCGCCTATGGGCACCGTATCATACGGTAGATTATAGTGATGTGATATAAAAGCTATATTGGCCATATTATATCTTGCCTTGAAGAGCTTGTCTAAGTGAGACGGAATGCAATTTACTATCTTCCCTTACTCTATCATATCCCTTACATGCATGTGATGAAGGAATTGACATAACTCTCTCTATTTTTTCTGATAGGAATTCTTGATCTAAAGGCATTCGTGTATGATCGCTTGATGTTCCGTCTCCAAACGGTATACTATAGAAATCTATTAGGGCCATCTCAGCCAGCTCATCCATCTTTGTGTGGTAGGCTATGGGTACGCATGGTCTACCAACAAGTATGGCTGATATCATAGCATGTAATCGCATAGGTACTATGCAGGTATGTTCTTCGAATATATTAAACATCCTTTGATAATCATGTTCTTTAACCGTTAACCAATTAACTCTATGTGCGTATACAGAATTAAACTGTATGGCTTGTATGCATTTCTGATCGCGTGAGTCATGAAAAGACATAACACTGACTTTTGTTTTCTTCTTAGCAAAATAGTCAACTGTTGCGGCTAATGTATGTATAAAATCTTCATGCCTAGTATTGTCATATCCAAAGAAGTCGGCCATAATAAACAGTATACCCTCTGGTTGGATGGTAGTATGAAGATTCATTTGTCTTTGAAGGACTATGTCAGGAGCTATAATTATATCTCTGGTTACTCCTATTTGTCTAAGGCGTCTATATGACATCTGATCTCGCACCGTTACTAAGGTAGCATTTTGTATAACATCATAGATAATATCAGCACTGAGAGCTGTAGTTATTGGATTAACACCTATACCATAAAAGATAGCGGGCTTACCCTGATCTTCCATATATCTAAATGTTTCAAAAAAATTCTTAAGGATATTGCGCTGCGCGTCACCCACTACGCCACCAAAAATAACTGAGCCGTCTAATTCGTCTCGTGAGGTAACTCGTTTAAGACCATATCTATTTACGATAGCATCACTGCAAGGAGAACATGCTGCAAATTCACACATAGGATTTATCTCTTTAAAATCTGCAATAACCTGATCGAGTAATAGATTGTCTCCTAGATTACCATTTCCGCTATATGAAATAATACCGATCATATTTACCCTCCTTTATTTCCTTATGTTATATAAAATGCCTTCTATATCACTTAGAATAATCTGTATGCGTTTATCATATGTGTGGTAATTAATTGTTCTTCTATATCCAGCGTTAGCTATTGACTGTGCTTCATCTGGATGCTGCATATAGTAATTTAAACGATCTATAAGGTCAGCTGCTGTTTGAAAAGTAGCTATCTCCCTACCTAGATCAAAGAACCTAGAGAGTTCTTGACAGAACTGTGTTAGTACAAAACCACCTGCAGCTGTGAGTTCAAATAATCTACACTTCATAGCCGCAATACCATGTGGTTGATCAGTAAAAGATAAATTAATCTTAGTACGATTAATAACCTGGTTTACATCTATCGGATCTAATCTATGTTTATCTGTCCATGTAGGAGACTTGGTTCCGTAACCACCCATTATTTGAAAATTGTATTTAGATAGGTGGTTACTTAATTTAGCTGAACGCAACATACTTTCTCGTTGCGTATATGGTGTACCAATAAATGATATATCAATTGTTTTGGGTGTATTGGGTAGTGGCTTATAGACTTCAGGATCTACTCCAAACATAAGGTATTTAGATTGAATATTCATTTGATTATATGTAAAGGTAGAGGCTAGGTGCGTTGTATATACTAGGTGATAATTGGAAGCTATCTGTTGAGAACGTTGTTGCTGGATAAAGTAAGGATCATCTATTTGCCAATTAATACGTACTATATTTGTATAAGCTTTTAGTATTTTGTTGTCTAAAAATTGACCATTGGGTACAACTATAAAGTCTGGCTTATATGTGTTGATTGTTTCTATTAAGTGTTGTTGTAATCTATGATCTTTGGCTGTTAAAAGAAAAGGTATAGCTCCTACCTGTTTGCTAAACGCTTTCCATATACTATGGAATAGGTTGCCTTCTAAAAGAGATTCGACTACTACAATACCACGCAAGATAAGTACCTACCAAGAGGGTTTAGTCTTTCCAACACCAGCGAGAGGAATGTTTTGGATTGCCGTTCTCATCAGTTAATAGCTTGAGGATGACATCTAACTTAGCTTCTATACGCTTCACTTGTTCTTCTGTTGCAAGTATTTGTACGTCATTATAATAGCTATCTGTCAATTTAATATTACTCATTACTATAGGTTTAGGTAACTCTTCGGAGCAATCTCCAATATGTGTGTAATTAGTATTGTCTTGCTTATCTATCATATTAGTAGTCTCCTCTTAACTCATATATGGTTTAGATTCGTTAGGTAGCTTGGGATATGAGGGAGCGTACCCTCCGTTCTCTGCTAAGAACTTACTCCAGTACTTCACGAATGGTCCCTTACCCTGTACTAGAGCACCATTAAAATGTTCTCTGTCCGTATGATCCATGTAGTGAATTATAACACTTTCTGGGCAATATCTAACATCATACCCTAGCATATTAACCATTAATCCATAATGTGTATCCTGAAAATAGCTTGGAGGATTATCATACTCTTCACATATCCCGCCTATCTTATCAAATAAATCTCTTCGGTATATTCCAAATCCAGCGTAAGCATAGTTACCTGCTTGCTTCCAAGCAGGATTACTTAGATTGGATTGACATAAAGGTACTCTTGTGTCACCATTAGCGACTAGGTTCGCACCATGGCTCATAATAGAATACCTGTCACCACGCAGTACTAGGTGAGCTAGGTGTCCTATCTTGTCATCTTCCTGCATTGCTTTAATACCATTACTTATCCAGCCTGGCGTAGCCATACAATCATTATTCATAAGAGCAAGGTGCTTACCTCGCGATAATCCTATTGCGCGATTATTACTTGTAGCATAGCAGTGTAGTTTGTCTTCAAAGATAAGCGTAGCGTTGTTGGAATAATGTTGTAATAAAAACTGTCGGCTACTATCCGTAGAACAAGCATCTACTATGATAAGTTCGTAGTCTACATCATTGGTATGTTGCAATATGCTATCTATACACTTCTTAAGTAATTGTACCCTATTGTGATTCATTACTATTATGCTTACTTGCGGGCTATATTGCATAAACCGTATACCTCGTCAACTATTTTTATTATATCTTTCCATAAAAAATCTTGAACATGTTCAAAACCAGCATATCCATAGTACTTAGGTTTACTAAGACACTTATCTATTTGAGTTATAGCATCTTTAATATTATCGTAAAGCATACCATCTATACCTTCACGTATTAGCTCTGCTGGCGCCCCACTCATACGTCTAGCTACAACTGGTTTATGCATAGCCCATGCCTCTAATATACTAATGCTAAATGTTTCAAGCTCAGAGGTAAGTAGATAAACACTACATCTACGAAGTAAATCTTGAGCTAATGGAAAGGGTATGTTTTCACCCACGCAAGCTACATTACCATGTTTGGCTTGCTTTTCACAAACCTGTGGTAGGGTAGCCACAAACTTAAGATTTGGCACTTCGTTGGCTATATGTATTAGCTCCTCTGGACGCTTAATTGGGTCTAGTCTACCCAACCAAAGTACAAAAGGTTCATACACTGGTTGTATGTTGTAATTAATGTCAGTGCCATTTGGTATAACAAAATCTATACGGAAGCCCTTCTGTTGAAGGGCTGACGCAAAACAATTAGATACTGTAAGATTAATAGGTGAATTTCGCAGGTTTTGTTCTACTATTTGGTTCTCACGTACAAAGTAATAGGGTGTGTCTTTAGTTATAATATTTAACCCATGACACGTATAAATATCTCTACGTAGTGATGACCACCCAGCGTGTACGTGTACTATGTCTGCGCCAGCAGGCGCATCCACTACTGTGTGTTTAGTATATCTTCTAATTGCATCTAGGTGGCGCAATACACCACCACTAGCTATGGTTCTAGGAGGTAACAGACAAAGTTTCATATATATGTTTCTCCAATAATGGTATTAATATGTCTGCTGCATTACTCATGGTATGTTTATTTAGTATATCCTGCCGAGCATTACTTACGTATGCTCGTGCTTCTTCTACGTTATTTATCATATACTCTATGCCCTTGACCCACTCTATATGCTTATTTTTTTTAACTAGCCATCCTGTTTTTTGGTGTTGTATGTTATCAGCGTACGATCCAATAGGTGAAGCTATCGTAGACATACCTGCCATAGTATGCTCGATCCACTTAATAGGACTTTTACTTAGATTAATTAGATCGTCTGTAACAGGTATGATTCCTATATCTATTTGCTCGTCTGCTTGGAGCTGATAGTATTCTGGCACAAGTGCGCTACCTTTTACATAAAATACTCTGTCGCTGGGTGGGTTCTTCATTAGTCTTCTATAATCTGCACCTATAAATGTGAAGGTGGTATTTGGATATTGATGAAGTATTTGTTCTACAGCAGGTAGAGCTATCTTAAGATCTTCTTCGTGGTTATATCCACCCGACCAACCCAATTTAATAATGTCTCTTGGTGTCTTAGTGGGTATGTGTGGGAGATTATCTACATCTATAAAATTGGGCACCACATATACCATACCATCATCTCGATGCTTAGCCATCTCACTGGCTAGATATGGCGTACTGGCCGTAGCAAACGTAGACTTATTAATTAACTGATGGATATTGTCTAGAACATTATATTCTATGTAAGGGCGTTTAAAGTGTGCTTGCATCGCAGGTGTTAATTGCACTTTAACTATACCAGGACGATACTCTATATAAGCTTGATTCCAAGAAGGCATATGAAATACATCGTCATCTAAGTCAAAGATGGTAATCTTACCTAATGTGTTAGCTTGCTTAAATACCTTGAGCATGATGGGTAAATGACTACGATAGGTATGTGTGATATTGTATTGCTGCATATCACTACTTATATGTACGCGATTAAGCTTAGCACTGGTCCAATCAGGTTGATATTTGCGTATAATAGAAAAGGGTTGCTGACATCTATAGAAGTCGCAACCACCTTGGGCACCACTGTAAAATACCATAGAGGGTTTAGTTATCATCTCCTTATTAGTATAACAAGAGAGATGTGGTTAGTCAACCCTATTTCCAATAAACCTTAATACCCTTGGTTGTAAGTATTGTTTTAACCTGGGCTGAAGGGAAGAAGGAACCTGGGCAAGCTGTAGCCATTTGAGACTCTGCTATACTTAACTTAAGTACTTTGTTGGCTATATCTTTAACATCTCTGTGGCGACATATGGTTATGCCTGAGTATCTCTGTGTCCAACCTTCTATGACTTTATATAGTGAGTTAAGTTGAGCGTCTGTAGGCGTAAGCATATTAACCTTCTTGCCTAAGGAATCGTCATGGAAGTAGCCTAAAAGAGCTACAGACACAGAAATACCATTAAGTCCATAGTTTGCTGCGTTCTTAACTGATTCTGGCCTACCTAGTTCTACGATACCATTGCGATGTATTATCCAATGATATGGTATGTCGCTAAATCCGTTGTTGAGTTCTATGGATTTTAATTGTTCGCGTGTCATCTCAGACGATGCGGTGTGATGGATACATCCATACAATACACTCATTAACGCCCCTTCATAAGTAGGTTAATAAGAAAGTAACCACCTGTTGAAAGGAAGTTTAAGAACAGAGCTATAACAAGGGCCCACATCCTACCATCTAATTTCTCTACTTGTTTCTCACCAGCTTCTATACGATGGCTTATGTTGGTATCCAATGTACGTATCTCTGGACGTGATACTAGCTTCTCTGTAATGGTTGCTAGTGCTTCTGCGAGACGATCAACCTTTAGGTTGATGTCGTGAATCTCAGCATGCATATCCTTTTTGAGATCTCTAACATCTTCTTCTAGGGCTTCAACCTTAGCTGCAAATTCTTCAAAATTGTCTGTAGGTGCCATTATACTTCTACCTTCCAATCAAATGGTAATGAGGCAATAGATCCTTTGATATAAAAGTAAGCTGGATCTGATGGTGCTGATAGATATACTGTGCCACCATCTTTAGATGTTAGTGTAATAAATGTAGGTACAGTACCCAGTCCATGGTATACTGATATTTGTACCCCTGGTACAATATGGGTAGTGTCTGAACCAACTATAGTAGCGAGTAACTTTCTAGGAGTACCCATAACTTCTTCATACCACTGTCCTGTAGCTGATGTCCCCACATCAAGTAACTCAATATAAGCAGATGTATTAACATCAAGTAGGTCAGTAGCTATTTCTGTTTGGGTAAGAGTTGCTCCATGTGGATTAAATGAGGCCATTAGGTGGGCATCTAGTCCAAACACACTACTTGATGGTATACCAAATAAACCCGTCCCCATACCTATAAATCCCAGTCCTGCTTCTATAAAACCAGCTACGCTTATATTACCGTCTTGAGCAGAAGGTGATGTGTCTTGTAAGAGAACTAAATCATTTATAAGTGGGTGAACAGATGCATCATTAATATGATCTGGAAGCCTATTCCACATACCCGTATGATTATATACAGGATCTGGTATTAATATAGCTGAACTATCAAAGGTTTGAAGAGGATAGAAGATAATATTCCCCACCATTACTCCACCATTTAGGTTAAGTACTTCATCTAAGATATCATCACCAAACCGTTGAATGTTAGATTCAACTATTGTTCTCCAAAAAGAAGGAACCAACCTAGTTATTGGTAGTACATTAAAGCTTCTTAATTCTGCCATGGTCTTCCTTTACGCCCACGTAGTTTTATGCCCACGTAGTATAGTCTATGGTACATGATGGTAATACTGGGTGACTCACACCCTCTAATATGGTTTCGATATATATACTATTAACACCTAAGGGTATAGATGACATTAATCCTGTTTGATGAATGTCATTATCTGCACCTACATAGTAGATATTGTATGTAATACCCTCTACCTCTTCAGGATAAATAGCTTCTATAGATTTGTAATTATTGGTTGATAAGGTAAAATTAGTTAGTATCTTAGAAGTATCTGAAAACCTACTGTTTAACACATTAATATTTCTGGCACCTAAGGAAAACACCTTATGACTTCCTAGAAGTTCGAAGTGCCGCTGACGAAATATAACACGCACTTGGATAGCTGGCGTGCTATCAAATACAAAACGCTGCCTTGGAGCATTCAGTAGAGGTTCTGATAATAGTTCTGTCTCTATGCCAGTAACACTAATAACCTTGACGCTTAATATATCTAAAGAGAATTCTGGATATGGATCTACGATAATTGTATTGGTATCTAAGGTATTAATTATTCTCTGAGGAAGAAGGATAGTTACTTCAGCTAGTTCAGAAACAACATTTGACGTAGGAGAGTATAGTACCTGACGTTCCCAGTATGTACTGTCATTGCCATCTATAGCAAGCTTAGGATCTTCCTGAGGTTGTATTAAGCCAGCCGTATCACTAATAGATATGATTCCATCTGGGAACACCGTAGTATCAGCTAAGGTATCGTAAAGATATAGTTTGCTAGATGAGCTAAGAACATGTGGTATTAACTGTCCATATATGGTATTGTGTTGAGCTTGGTCTTGTGGAATTAGCATATCATATGATGGAAATCCACCATAGGAAGTGATTGTGTTGTCATAGTATGTTGTAATCTGTGACTTGATACCATCGGGGTTAGTTAGAGAAGTAAAGAAAGTATTAAGATTAATTACTTTGCTTTCTAATTCCACTATCTTCTGCTTAAGAGCAGTATTCTCGTTGGTAAGTATGCGATTAACTTTTAATGTCTCATCATTCTGGGCCATAATCTCTCTGAATAACTCAAACATATCGTCGTGTGCATTCTTAAAAAACGTATTAAATATGTGGCTATTAGACGGTCCACGAAATTTCAGAGTTGTTTGTTTACTTTTAAGTGACATCTAAGCTCTCGCCCTTATCATAAGTTTTAACATACTATCTATTCTATCTAATCTACGAAAATTTTCATCGTCTCTAGTAACTACAGTGGGTTGTAACCCTACATTAGCCAGCTGCTCAAGGTCACATATCGTACCTAACATTTCCTGATTTAGATCAAAGGAACTTATCGCTCCTCTAAAGGAAAGGTTACGATAAAAGTTCTGGGGCCTAGGCAATACAACCGATGGAAATATCTGAGCAGTAAGCAATGCCCCATCATTATCAATAGTCAGTTCCCATAGGAACCCAGCTGGACTTTCTAAAATGATAGTTTCAGACATAGATTATATTATTTCCTTTTCGTAACCCATAAGTAGTTGGTAACCATATATTCTTGGGGTTATGTGTGGATTCTTAGGATCTCCTTGTAGGGTAGCTCTGATGTATATAGTATCGGGTGTCCCGCTGGGACGCTCGGCGTAACGCACCAAGAGGGGTACTGTTGGGTAATGATTAATTACTAGGTTATTTCCATCGAGAGCAAACCTACCATTATCACTACGTGCTGTTTGGAAGAATAGCTCAGAAAGAGTTACTTTTGTTAATGATTCATCTTCTGCCTGCCATGTAATACGCCCATCAGATGTATATGGATCTAAGGTAGATGTCTCTATAAGCTTAGTAGTACCTTGAGGTATATAAAATCCATTAGTAAGTATAGTAATTGTATTACGCCCAAGATTGAGCTTTAGAGATATAGACGCTGTACTATTACTATTTTGGGTATTAATAGATATCTTTTTATCGTTGACATATATACTTGTCCTAAACATATCTTTAAATATAGGGAATGAAACTGGGAATACTAAGCGCTGAAGAGCTAATAGATCTGCAAGTACTATATCTTTCTTAACATTTATGATAGCTGTAAATTTATGTAGTATGCGTTCCGTGGGGAATAATAATGCATCCTGCTCAACGATCTTCTCGTAGTAAGGAAAGTCTATGGCATTACGATGTTGATATCTAATAAGAACATCGCCTTTGGTATTGAGCCTATTCTTTAATCCACCTCGTAGATCTATAAAGTCAGTAAGGGTAGGGGGTTGGTCGGGTATGGATAATCGTTCAGAGAAAGCATATTGATATGATTCCACCTTCCAATAATCTATACCTCTAGTGACTCCTATGTAGTCTATATTCTTAAAATTAGTAGTTATATCTCCCGTACTTAGATCTACAGCAGTAGTAAGGATGCGATTCTTCGCATCAAAGAAACCCCATGAGGTAGGCGTAATATTTTGTGTAAGCTCTGGTTTTAAGAATGCTACGTGATTCTTACCTTGGATATCCAATCCCATCCAGTCTTTATTATTAAATGAATATGACCAATGTGTTGTTGTCGCTCCAGGTTTTTCTTCTTGTGCTTGTAATCTAAACGTACCTAGGGGTATTACCTTATCACCTTCGATAAAGTTGTGTGTTGTGGTTGAAATGTGTGCTTCTGGGAGGTATTTAAGATAGAGTAAACTGATGTTTTGAAGACCAAAGTGAAACTTCTTAGAAGAGCCTATGGTGATATCAGGTTTCTTCTTTATCATCTGGATAGTAATAGACGATACAAGTATGGGTCCTATATCCCATGATATAGTTCTACTAATATCAACTTGCCTCTTAGCTAGGATATTATCCTGATTAACTACTACGCCTATGATTGTTGTGTCGACTGAATGGGGACGTAGCTCTATCCTAGTAACTGTTTGAGGAGTGGGTAATTCAACTAGTACCTCTGCTATAAGTACATCCTGATCCGTAGTAACTATACTGTGCCATGTGGTATTCTCACTATCATCAAGTAAATTTTCAAGAGGTGACTTGGTCTCTGCCTCAGAACTATTACTATAAGTTACGGTAATATTAGAGCCTCGTAAGTCTACCTTATTACTAAGAGAGTCATGGTAGTTAAGCTGTATACATCCTTCAGGTAAGTTAACAAAAGCATCTGTATTATTGGTATCTACAAATTCATCACTTCGTATTAAGCGCTGTATGACATGAGGAGGTGGCTGTATTATCTTAACCATAGATTCTTTAATACCTAGAAGACGTAATCGTATGCGTTCTCTCCAAGTAGTTTTAATATCAAAGTCTTTGAGCATGTCATTAACTTGATTCTTTCCCTCTTCATAGAGAGTACTAATATCCTCAACTACCGTAGATAAGAAGTAATTGAGCGTAATAGGATTACTAACTGACCTGCGTTTTATTTTAAAGAACTTAGTTAATGGACTACCTAAAATAGTATTGCCAATTGACTTAATGAGTCCGCCAAAGAAAGCTTGTACCGAAGGGAAATGTCCTCCTTGTAAAAGTTTGGTTAATACTTTATTAGATAGTCTTTCTAGTTGTATGCGTCTTATACTCATGTTAAAGTTCTGTATCTCCTTCTAGTAGAAGCCTATATCCATTAAGAATAGGTGTTAGGTTCTCTTGGTCGCTAGGTCGCGTAATCACTGCCATAAATTTAATTTCAAAAGCCTTATTATCTTGGGTCATGATACTGCCTAATTTAGTAGGATCTGCGCCTTCTGGAAGTTCTTGATTGATAATATATTTTCTGGGTACACTAGCAAATACATGACTCTTAGGTGCTATCCTATACCAACTCTGTCCTCCATCCATACTTATGGAGTACTGTATCCACTCTGTTGTTCTATCAAAAGAGGGAGCTAATTTCTCGGAAGGTATATTTTCTGATACAACTAATCGAACTGTTCTAATATTAAATGGTGTTATAAAGTTGGATGACACCATTTGAGATTGAGCCGCATATCTTTCAGATAGTATTGATATATCTCTGAGAGCTATAGCATATCTCCAGCCTTCAAATGATTCTAAGAAGGGACCAAGGACTTCTGTGGTGGTTTGTACGGTCTTTTTTGTCTTACCAAAAAGCCCCCCTATTGCTCCAAGAACACCACTGATGATTGGTAGGGCTGTGCCCACTGCACCCAAAGCACCTCCCAATCCTCCTAATCCACCAATTCCAGGTATACCTATTGTCCCTGAACCTAAGATGCCAGATAAGCCTCCTCCACCTAATCCAGGAACAACTCCGCCTATAACGCTACCTAGAGCACCACCCGCAGATGGACCTATAAAGGATGATAGTCCTCCAGCTCCCAGTATATTAGAACCCATGCCTCCGCCAAATATACTACCTAGATTACCTAGGCCACCTATATTGCCAAGCAATTGCTGAGGATTAACTAACTGAGTAAGAGATCCTAGAGGATTAGACGCCATACTACCAAGTCCAGGTAATCCCGTAAGACCAGAAGCTATGTTGGTTAACGAAGGAGATAGCGATGAAAGAATGGGATTATTTATGGACGCTAGAGCTGGTGTTGCTGCACCTATGCTCTGTCCATATAATATCTCCAGTGAGGGATCTGGGCCTGGAATGCGCCGTTCGGTAACACTCACTGATTGCTTAACTTTTGGCTTACCACCAAAGATGCCGCCCATGTTTAAAATAATCCTGTCTTAACTTTAGTTGTAACTGTTGTATCTCTTTGTATCCAATATATGTGTCCTATGCGCGTAGGATAGGACTGTGGTTGCTCTAAAAGTATTCGTATATATCTCACTGGTCTAGGTTCAAATATAATCGTATCTTGCTCTGTAGTTTCAGGTGTAATATTCTCATTTAGATCTATAAGCGTAGGATTAAATGAGGACTCTCTCGTTACTGTCCTCCACTCCCATGTAGTTCCAGCAAACTTAGCTGTCTCTGGATCGGGAGCTACCTGTATAGATATAATACGAGGAGCTCTGCCGTTAATTATCTTAGGTAATATAGATATGCGATTAAGTATACGTTCTTGTTGAAGAACTACTTTAATACCTAGTCTTAATGGCTTTCCTGTCTGGGGCGCACCAGGAACACATTGATTCTTAGGTGCGTTGGCTAATGGCATAGAAGGTATTATATTTGATGATACATCTGATATGTTGGTATCTTGTATGAGTCTTCTGTCTTGAATACTCTGTGTGAATATGTTTTCAGGAGCAGACTTATGTATGTCTGGGGGATTAACTTGTTGAGGATCAAATACAATGGAACCAAGATGACTATCTGTGAAATCATCCCAATGAATATACTTCGTGCTACCTTCGTCACCTAATGTAAATGAGAATCCGTAGCACATAGCGGGATCTGCCTTAAGAGATGGCTTAACATTCACCACCTCATACTCATACCATGTAGTAGGGTCTTTATCAATAATATTTAGTATATTATTGTGAAGATCTTCTTCTCCAACAAAACTTATGTTGCTTGAGAAAGAACCACTATCCTTACTTACTGTTGTATTAACTTCATGTGTATTACCAGGGAAGCCATTGCTTCTAAATGTTATACTGCCCTTAGGAGGACCAGCTTCTAACATGGGTTTCACAGAAGGATTAAGTGCAAGATCTACAACTGAGTTATCAACTGCCAATACAACCTCATCTGTGTAGTCACTAAAACCTTGTTTGGCAAGCATAGCTCCACCATTTTCGATTACACCTGTGGACTCTGCCTTATCTACCCTACTATCATCGTTGAAGTCATCACCAACAAAGAACTTAATCATACTACCTGCACTCGATTTAGGTGTAGAATATATAGTTACATCATTTTCTATCTTTGTATGAAGAGCTATGAGGTAATCATTCTCTACATTATGTAGTGCAAATAATTCATCTAATGTATGAGTAATAGTAAAATGCTCTTTAAAGAGAAGATTAATATCTAATCGCATTTGTTCTTGTAGGGTATTTATATCTTCTGCAATAGGCATACCTACAAAGAAATGATCTTCGATCCTTGGTTGTCCTATGTTTGTGTAGTAACTATCTATAGACTGTATTAATACTTGAAGTATGGATAGTTGTGTTTGTAGATCTTTACCAAAAGCTAATTTAAGGGCTTCTATGATATCGTTGCCCTGCTCATTAGCTATAATTGATTGTATTTGATATAGAGATGGATTAGCCATTTGTATTTCCTTAAGCTGACACTATGTTTATAGTAATTGGTGTTGTAAATTTAGCCTCCGCTGAGGCTGGAGGCACACCTGTCCAATTCTCGTTCTCAGTCCAATCTACGGGATATTTAGATATAATTAACATATTAACAATTGAAGGTAGAGTAGATGTAGTAATCATCAAACCTAAGGACATAGACTGTCCTACGTTTAATGTCCTACTCATGCTACCGCTAATATTTGGAACTACTCCACTAACAATTACTGGATCTATACCATCTATAAACTGATTAAGACCTAAGTCGTCTACTAATATTATAGAACTTACATTAGTTAGCCCTGTAATTTTAAATGTATACGTATCTGGAGCGTTACCCGCATTTATAATACGTAAGAACTTAGTTATAGAAGGAGTTGTGGTTTCATATACAAGAGATGTACTAGGTATAACCTGAGCACCTCCCCATATATTTCCAAGAGATCCTTCTTGTTCTTCGCTTGAGATATTCCCTTCTCTTGCAACAAGCATATATGCAAATACCTTAGGCGTAATAGAAGTGTCGTTTACGTGTCTACGCATCCTAACGCGTATTCGTAGATTATCTATTGCTCTATCATAGTTAACTCTTATCTTAGCTGTTGGATCTAGCGAAGCATTAAGTACTAGTCTATTGGCTAGGTGTATATATCCTAGCTCTCCAACTTCTCTATCATATTCTGGTAGTGTAACATCTGATACTGCTATATAATCTGTTTCGTTATATACAAACGGTATCTCTACATCTGATTTCTTAGTAGTATCTTGTGTAATCTTTTGTATTGTTGTATCTATGCCATCGATGATTACTGGTAAATTAGCGTTATCTACCATAACTTGTACGGGTACATAATCACCGCTATCTACCTTACCATTAGGGTTGTATCCAGAAGATATTAATCCATGATTAACATATGGTTCTCTCTTAAGCTGTAAGATTTGATTACGATCTGTTCCGCCTGTAATTACCTCAGTTGTATGTTTTATCTTATCTATCTCTGTACCAAATACTAGGTCAGCAAATCTAGATACATCATCTGGTATATATTGAATAACATATTCTTGGTCTGCTACTATGTTGGCTGATGTAATAGTAGTTCGATCATATGCATCTATATTTATAGTATTACCAGAGGTGTCCCACACTTGCATAACCGTCTTAATAAATAAGCGAGGCAGTAATTTACCAGGAGCAATACCTGTTTGCTGTTCGTAGATAAATGCCTTATTAATGGGAGCAATTGGATAGAACGGATTACCATCATCAAAGGTAATATCGTACTCTATAGTTGCCTTGGGAAAACCATTGTTGTCTAGAGGTATATCTTCCTTAGTAAATAAAGCACCCTGTATTACATTACGTATCGTTTCATAGGGTCTAGAGACTATAACGCTATCACTAGCATATACTCTATGCCATACTCTTAGATCGTGTATGCCATATACGTAAACATATTGTATATATGGCACTACTTGACTAGTGGTTGGCTTAATAGCCTCTAAGGCCAAGTCAAATGTGTCTTCTATTGTTTTACCAAGTTGTAATTTAGGCGTACCAACGATAGGGTGTTCACCTATTATCTGTCTCCATAGTGTTGTCTGACGCTTTTGATCGTCAGTAATCAAGAAGACATCTTTTCTAAAGTGAGGTTGATGTAGGATTATATTGAGATATTGTACTCCATCTACTGATGGAAAATTAAAAGTAGTAGTTTGATTAATATATTCTTGACCTATATAAACATATTTAATTAGTTGTCCTGCTGCATCTAATGCAGCTATCCCCATAATACGCACAGGATACTCTGTAAATGGAGCTATTTGAATAGTATTAAGTATCTGCATGTTTTTAAACTCTATTTGTAGTACGGCTACCGCACCACGGTCAATAGTTACATCATTATTATTAAATTGTGGGTAATTATATTTCTCTGTTAGATTAACATACAAGCTTATAGGTTCTTCAGTTACGGCAACTTCTCCCCAGAAATTATCTGTTGAATTATCTATGGCATTCTTAGGTTCACGTAACGATTGAAATACTTTAGATACATAGCCGTACTGATCTATAACCTTGACATTAGCTATGTTGATTTCATCTACTGGAGCATGTATTCTATCAAATTCATTAACTACTTGTAGGGTTACTATTTGTTCATCAACATTAACAGTCCCCTTACGATCAGTTGTATTATACCAAATATCACTATCTTCTACTTTGGTATTGTCTGCAAATGTTTCATGAAATGCTAATGAGTATCCTTCTCTAGCTGCCCATTGTCTGAAATATCCTTCTTCGACTAGGTTCTCTAAGCGAGTAAGATCACGCTCCAGATTAAGGAGCGTATCACTACCTAAACGCTCAAGAGTAGTAATTTTGCCTCGTAAAAAGTTAGATGACGCAAATAGAGATTTAATATCCACAGCAGTTGTTGACATTAAACCATTCATTGCTTCTGAAGATAGGCGTGTTATCTCGGTAGAAGATATTTTCGTTATGGTGATCGTGGGATTCTCTGATTGAAGAGGGATTGAAATAGCTGTATCTAACGAGAATGCTAAATCTATCTCGTTAGCTTGGAATTTAGGTATGATAGTTTTGTATTGATCTAATATGGACATATCTTTATCTAGTATAGCATATTAAAATGCCGATTTCAATTCGGGTTCTAGGAGAGTACCTGACGTTTTAGTTAGTAAGGGATATGTTCCAGCTGCTTTCCACTTATTGGCAATAGACAATATATAGTCTCTTGAGAAATTCTGTGTATTAACATCTACAACAAAAGAACCGTGCATAGGAAATGGATCCCCATCAAAGAAGTGTATATCCCAATACATGCGTGCATCTTTAGGCAGCTGTACTCGTTCATTTATTCCACCACCACGAGACCTAGTATCTATCACAATAGGGTCTTGTATTTGGTATTGCAATCTAACTTGGGCAATCTCAACATCCTTATTGTAATCAGCCCATAGTACATTAGTTATATTACCTACTTGGTGCCACATCATCTTACGTGTTGCGTCATAATACAGATGGATAGTGTTGTTAATTAACTTCCATGTAGGTTCTTGGATACCACCTGCTTGGGAGGTGGATGGTTGTTCTAATTGTTTTAACCATAAGTCTGTAAATGTATGTTGTGAATTAAGATTAACATCTAGGTGTATAAATTGTCCTGACATGTCTATGTACCCACGATAATCTAAATAGTCTTCCAGGTATGAATACGTAACCTTAATATGATCTTCTGGACTTAGAAATATTCTAGATAATTCTATAACACCATTAGCTCCGTCTATATCTTTAATCTTAATCTCGGGAACGACAACACCATTACGAGTTACTGTAATAGGGAAGTCTGGATCAATCAATATGTTAAGGTGTGCTACTTGTATTTTATGTTCTGTAATAACAGAAGATTCTTCTTCTATGGATTTCATAATGGGCACGTAAGCATTAAAGTTTTGTTTGTAATAATCTGTATTCCAAAAGCTACCATCACTTAGTTGTCCCCTACGTATGCGTACATACCATGTATTAAATGGATCTCTGGTAATAGGAGATAGGGTAAATATCTGAGGGCCATTAATAACCTTAGCTGCGTATGTTTTAGTCGTATCAAATACTTGTACAGCAAATCCATGTCCGACACGTATTAATTGTACTGCATTCTCATCAGCATACTTAGCTATAAAGAAAGATGGCCTAACATTAAGTAATTCTTCATATCCAAACTTAGGCTTGTTCTTAATACTATCCCATGGATTATAACGCACCTTAAATCTGGTACCTTCACTACCTGTAAAGTTTGTATAAACAACTGGTTGCATTAAATTAGGTGCCTCAGGGATAGATACTAATGGTTCTAAGGTGAATTTGTATAAGTATCCAGGTGGTAATGGATCCCCACCCTCCATCACAACAGATGCGGGATGTTGCTTAAAAAAATCTTCTTCACTATTAACCTGAACTAGTTGTCTGGTTTTATATTTATAATAAAGAGGTAATCCACTTTGATGAAATATATTTGTAACTAGTATGTTTTCTGATTTGAATATTACTTCTCCACCTAATGGTGTAGATAATATGCCATCTATCACTTCAAGATTGATGTTTTCATATCCATAGTTATTTTTCTCATCAGCACGTAATAGATCAAGTACTTCTACTGAGGATGGAAGAATAGGAGGAATAGATATGTAAGCTAAATTAACTGCATTGATAGGAGAAATATTACCAAACTTAGCACGCACACCTAGTGTGCGTGCGCCATAAACATCTAGGCCGTATCTTGCGATATCATAGGAGTTTCCCATATTTTAATATTAACCTAATGCGAGGTAATAGTAGGTATTGCTAAAGTTATTGAGAATCTGAGGGTATTGAAAGGTTGTAAAATCAGAAAGCGTAAACCCATTGGTAGTTAGAGTTAGATCACTGGACGTGCTATGTGTAGTGCCTTCAATAGCAAACCCTGATGGTGAATCTGTTATAAATACCATATCATGACTTCTAGATCCTGCATTATTAAAAATTGCAACTAATTTAGGTGTAAATGATAAACTAATAGTTCTAGGGTATACGTTATTTCCTGCATATGAACCAGATGTAAATTTAAGAGCATCAGGCGCAGGTATTAAACCTACAACATCTGCCATGATTTCAGACAAATGCTTGCCATCTAATTTATCTACGTCAGCACCAGAGTTGTTGGTGGTGTGTCCACTTATTAAACTCATCACAACATTACCACTCGCAAGTACTACATCACCATTGGCTCGTAATCCATTGCCGCCTGTAGATATTGCTGTAACACCAGGATTTACAGTAGCTGTAGAGTTGATAGTAACTATACCAGTACCAGCAGTTGGGTTAATTGTAATATTGGTACCAGCTACGATTTGTGTTACGCCTGTGCCACCTGGCCCAGGACCACCAACTGGGATTCTACTAAGTAGATCATTGTAAAGTCTACATAATTCTTCTTCTAACTTATCTATTCGCTTCTTTACTGTGCGTGGACTAATTTGTTCTACACATACCGCAGTAGGGTTCTGATCCATAGGACGAACGCCTAATGTCTTTTGTATCTTAAGAAGAGCATCCTCTAGGTGATTAACATGATCTGCCATCACCTTGTCGATATCATCTTGACGCGCTATAAAGCCAGGATCTATATTATCAGGATAATTAGAAGTTGACATATTAAGCTCCTATACGATATGTTCCATTAGAAATAATTAATGTTTTATCTCTGTAAGCATTCATAACCCTAAACATATCACTATCTGTAACAGGTATGATATTGTTGTCTGGTATATTAAATTGTTCTATATATAGTTCTACTTCTATACGAGTCATAGGATCTGGCATGCGCCTAGGTGATAGTCCCCATACTGTATTACCACTACATATAATATAAATTGGAATACTCATGTAATATCTCCTTAACCAAATGCTACTACTACCGCATCAACACCATCATTTGCACAAGTACCAGCTTGTTCATACTTTACCGTAACATCACTACCAGACCAACTTATAGTTTGTACCGACCTTGTAGCACAAGGATCGGCACCACGTAAGGCTATATAAGCATGTGTAATTGTAAAACCAAAACTATATGTTACCTGCAATTCATGTACTCCCCCAACTAATGGAGCACCATTCATAGGTGGTGATTGCACATCCATGTGGGATACTTGTTTGATGAGCTCTGCTTTAAGTTCAGCCCATGTTTTACAAACATCAGATTCATCTTTTAGTTTGTTGGAGCACTCAGCTAAATCAGCATTAAAAGCATACTTTGCTACAACCCTATCATTGCGCCTCTCACCTGTATCGTTCATATCAATAGGTGCTAAAGCATTGGCACGTGTATCATCTACAGCACCGCGTATATCATTCATATGACGACCACGTATGATGGTCTCATCATTAACGACTGGATTGGGTGATGGGTGATTCCATGGAGGTAACGGCATAACTATGTCTCCTTAATTCTATGTATAATAATAGCTAGCTATAGTCCGAATTACTTAGCTTGGATTATAGAACTCACTCTCAAGACTTAAATATGCATTCATCTATTTCTCTACGTGCTGTTGATTTATCTCTACGAGTAATATTATATCTTCTAAGTAAACGCAGTATAGTAGACTTATCAACTAAATATTTCAATGCTAACTTTGTTGATGCCATGCCAGAATTATATTCTATTATTATTGATTTAATTTGTTCTGCTGTTAGCTTACATGAGTGTTTATTCATATTTCAGGTACCGACCTCCTGCTGTATCTATAGCGCTGTCTGGGGCGTATACAGGCAATGACAGAAATGTCATAGAGGGTTCATATATCTCTATAGCTAAACCACAATTAAAGGTATAACCTACGGTGAAGTCTGGGTTATATGTTGTTACATTAACTTCTATTGGCATAATACCATAGGTGTTCTCGTATATATCCATATACCAATAAGCCCTACCATATTCATCTGTGGCCGTATCATTAACTTCATCTATTGTAATAAGTTGTCTATCTGGATCAATAGGATTACCAACCTCTGGACTATCCACGGCAGGTACATATTGCCTAACAAACACCCAATCACTAATGTTCAATTTATAATTAAACTTAATAGATGATGTGTTTGCTTCAATATAATCCTTATTTAATCTTTGAAGCTGTCCGTTAACATATACCATAAGCAACCCCTTACCAGGAACAAATGGAGTTACATTAACTATTTGTTGATTTGCCGCATAGATATAAGTACTGTCATATATCGTATCAGAAACTATATGTGTTTCTATTGTATCATCTTCATTAAGTTCGTAATTAAACATAACAGTTGTGTTATCAACTTCTACATAGTCGGCATTTAAACGCTGCAGTTGTCCGTTAACATACACCATTAATTTCCATGTATCTAATTCAAATGTATTAGATAGGAATATTTCTGTCTGTCCACCCACTACTGTGTGTTTCTCACGCTTAACATCATCAAGGCGTATTCTTGTATAGATCCAATCTCCTGCATTTAATAGATTAGTAAATTCTATAGTGTTAATATCTAATTCAGTATAATCTCTATTAATGATTTGTAGTTGGCCATTAACCCATACAAATAATGTATCAGTACCCAATTCATATGGGTGAAAGAGTTTAAGTTTCTTATTGGTTGGATCACTAAGTAAATTATCTGATACTACTTTAATTGGGCTGGGTGATGTAACTGGGGTAGGTAGTCCAACTATAGTTTCTAATACTCTACTTCTCGTGCGTCTAAAGTTAACTACCGCATTAGGTATTGGTGTCCCATTAACATCAAGTAGTTCTACTGTAACTATCGCAACTTGCCTTACGTTTGTTCTAAATGAATTAGGACTAACCCTACAGGTTAATTTAGTTGGTATAGCATCTTCGTCTGTAAGATAAACAAATCCATTAGTGTGTGGATTAAACAGAGGGTTTAGTGCTAGATTAGTATTGTGTAATCCATCCGATGTTTCATGAGTAACTTCAATCCTTGAATAGGACTGACTTAAATTAACTAAGCCTGATTCATAATTTACAATATAACTATCCCTTAATCGATAGTTAGCCGTAAAACAAGCTGATGTCGGTATACATTCATAGCTATCTAAGGTAATTATATTATCTATTGCCGATGTATTTACACCATCCAGTGTAAGAGCTTCTATATCGGTGAACGATAAATACAATTGATTATCTCTGCCATTGCCACATATCTCTTCTGTAAACCATAGTGTTGGATTATAGTTCTCATCACAAAAATTAACTTGACGTAGAGGTGTTTTAATGGTATTGCCGCTTGTGTCTATATCTACTAATGATACCAATACTGGAAAGTTATCCTGTAAGTCCTTGGTAGAGATAGTAAAACTATCTATGTTTTCAAACGTGAGGGTATTGGGTTCTGCAAACATATAAGACTTCTGATCATTGATGTAGTACCACCCACGATTAAGCATTACCCACCATTTAGCTAGGTAGTCTGTGTAATCTACGTGATAAGCAATATCTTTAACTATGTCTGTGGGGAATTCGTCTAGATGTCTTTTTTTGAGTAGTTGATCGACACTAACTAATAAATCATCAAAGTCACCTACACCACTATGAAAATCCCTCTTACGACCTATATCTAAATACTTAAAGATATTAATAGGACCTACTGGTGGAGACGGAGGTATTACAACACTTGTATCAGCGAGTTCTAAACCTAGTGCGCCGTCATTATCCACTACCACTTCCCAAAAAGAACCATCGGGACTAATAAGAAAGTCGCCTATGGATTCTGGCAATACAACTATATCCTCAACGGTTGCTGTAAACAACAATGGTATAAGTAGATTATCTATTGGAAAGCTGGATAAATCAGGATCTATTGCATTTGGAGTAAAACCTATTGTTTGTACTCGCTCTTTAAGTGAACCCCAGTAGCTCTTATCCCATATAACCTGTCCCCATATTAATGGGGAAGCCTGTGTTAGTTCATGAGCAAAGCCCCTAAGCTCACGAGTAGTAGTCCCATCTGCATTTAATAGTGTTGACTTATAGTAATCTTGATCTGAGAAATCATGTACTGTTATATCTTCACAACTAATATAGCGTATTTCTCTATCTCGTAGTTGTAGGTTATCTGTAAGGGTAATACTGGTTGGGCATGTTGGTGTAATAGAACATTCATTAGCTGAAGTAGAGGTTGTAGTAACTTCTATTGGATCCCATAGATGTACTGTTACGGCTACATTAGTAGCGTCTACTCGTCCCAGATTAAGAAGGCTTATGGTTGTTTTTGCTATATGATCTAGACGTAATTCATTTGGATTAAACGCGAGTTTATGTTCGAGATCTAATTGAGGATACGTAGTATTTACATAAATATCTGCACGAGTAGATATTATAGGCTTAGTTAATAAAGCAATATTACAATGCCGCTCATCTAAATCTACCATTAATCTATCATTGGCAGATATATATGTGCAAGATATTATTTGATCTTCATCTAAATCGTTATTTAATTCAAATGTGTTATATCCTAATTCAACAGTATTTACCTCAATACCATCTACAAAGACACGAAGTGTTCCCTGTATGTAATTGTTATTAGTTCTAAATATGTTTTGTGTTGGTAGTATTCTAATAGGCACATCAACTGGCGTAATATAAGCTATGTTTATCATCTTATTCATAGAGATAGGTATATAGCTAGTATGAAGTGGTGTTTCTCCGCTATACTCTATATTAAAATTTAACTCCACTGGAGTGTGTGAGGCTGGCACTAATGGGACTATCCACGTTATGGAGTTGTCTGGATTTAATACTCCACCTGAAGATATATCTTGAACAGTAAGATATTTAAACACTTCTATTGGTGTAAAGTTAATATAGATTGGATGCTCATATGGATGATTTATAGTAATTGAGTCTTGAGTGTTAGGCCACTCCGTATGATGTATTAGGAATAGAGAGTTAGCTAATGCATGCCTTAAGCCAGCTTCCGTAGCATTACGATTAAATAAATAAGCATCGCTTAATCGCTTTTGATATTGTTCGTTAGTCTCTCCACTAACACGAGGTTCGCTTAATAGTAATCCTATTTCATCATATTCGTTGAAGATATGATGTCTTACTGGCTTATATGATATAGAATTTATCTTAATATCAGTGTATGACTTACGAAATACTAGTTGTAAACTACTGGCTCCAAATACCTCTTGCTTGAACGCGATATCGTATGTGGTGTAATGAACTTTAAATTCCTGGTCTAACGGAATAGAGCCGTCCGTAATAACTATTCTACCACGATACTTGCCGCCAGTTAATATATTACTAATTGTGTATTGCGACGAGGAGAGATATATGTCGTTAAATGATACCCACTCTACTAGAAGATTATCTGTTAGTATATCTATGCCTATTTGTCTGTCAAGAATTAAAGTAGCTGTGCCAGGAGATGTAAAAGTTTGTATGCTTGCTTTACCGTAGATAAAATCGTGGAACCGATCTACTACATCTATATCAATTGTATCTGTATTACCAGTTAATGTAGTAATACTGAGTGTGGCTGCAATAATTACACTATATATAATGTCTAAAGATGTATTTGTGTAATTGGGAAATCTAATATATGGATTACGTACGATCTCCTTAATATCTTGTCTTAACTCTTCTTGAGTGAGAGCTATAGCATTTACAAGTTTAATTGCATTGGACGTAATTGTTGAAGGAATAATTATATCAGTAAAGGGAAAGTTCTTACGCGCTGCCGTAAATGCAGGTAAGGCGCCAATAAGTGCCTGGAGTTCCTTAGATACAGGATATTCTGTAGATGATAATGTGCGAATGTTATGAGGCATACGTTCCCTTAAGTTACGTTAATAGTCCCAGGTATTAAAAGTTCATCCTCATTAGGGATGTAATCTCTAAATAAAACCAGGTCTTCGTTAATACGCATCTCTGTTATATTAATATCTAGAATATCAGAAGAAGTATTGAGTGAAATACTAATAAGCTGATCAAAAATAATTGTATCGCCAAGAGATAGTGTATCTATGTAATTAATAATATTTAATTTAACAGCTTCTCTTAATGCTGGTCTACTTGCAAGATTAGTGTCTTTTCTAAACAATACTTGTAGGTTAATGTCTACTGCCATCTCTATGGGCTTAGTAGCTATGCCATATACACCAAGAGCCTTATGTTCATCTATAACCTGTTGAGTATTGGCTAGTTCCATATCAGATAATGGACCTGTTTCTGGCAGCACAAATACCTGAAAGCTTCCAATACCAAATGTGAAATCTCTTACGATAGCATCTCTGATATTATCCAAAACAAGTATTTGTAATCTTATGGCTGTAGCATTAGTATCAGCGAGTTCAAGTACTTGGTTGGTAATTCTAAATCTGAAGTTATCATCACGCTCGTTAGGCATACGCTTGATAGCAAATAAGTCACCTAGACCATCTAAGAATACACCCTCAGCTCTAGATATTAGACTTTGTGCTAAGCCTATATCAAAATCTGTATATAGTTGTCCAAGAGTAGTATTAATACTGCGAAGTATCTCTCTAACAAATGTACCTCGTGTATTTATTTTCTGTAGATCAGTGTTTGCGATTATGCGAGCTATTGCATTAGCATCTAATTCTTCTACGCTTCTTCTGATTATAGCCATTAGACTACGTCCTCTCCCACTGGCTTAAAGCTTATACCTGTATTAAGATCAACAACAGCTACTACTGTTACTGTATTTTCAAATAGATCTGATACACTAGTTAGTAAATAAAATGCTAATGTATTGGGTGTTAGAGGTACTGGTTCGATACGTAAATCAGATGGATTAACTAGATTATCAAATGACATTGCTTGGGTAAGGAGTTCTACTCCTTCCATACCCGTCTCAGCACTATTGTGTTTGCCCATAAGACTTTCTAAATTAGAACCTAGCGTAGGATAAAATTTATAATCACCCTTATTAGCTAAAGCACGAAGGGTCATGTTTTGTTTGAGAGCTGCTTCAGGAGGGGCAAGAACAAAGTCACCATCCTGAACAACAAAGTCAAAGTCATCTGTTAGAAGTAGGTCTTGGACATTTATCATCGGAGTTCTCCATAAATAATAGCTTATTTACCGAATATTTTCAACGGATTAAAGGGTATACTTGGAAGGGGAATTCCTCCACCACCTATACCAGGGATGCCTATCTTACCTAAACTACCTAATGATTGTTGTAGAGTATTAGTAATATTAGATAGGGGGTTAGCCTTCATTAGACCACCAAAGCTACCCAGGATGTTAGTGGGTAAGACATTACTCAATGATTTCATTAAGCTACTAGAGAAGAGATTAGTTGTCCCTCCTCCTATAAAAGGAACAATACTGTTTACATTAAATCCAGGGAAAGGTAACTTAATACCAAGTATTTTTTCAAATGCTCCTGAGCCATTAAACATGGACTGCATATTTTGTACAAACTGAGGAGCTGCGTCCAAGAACTTAAATGGTCCACCACTAGGACTCTCTGTTGCGATAGCTGGATTAACATATTTAAAGTTCCACAGGAAACCCTTGGGATCTGTAATTAAATGGAACTTATGATGCAGATGTATACCTAAATCTGCCATCTCTAGTAGAGATGTGGGTCGTTTGCTGTCAACCTTAATACCAGTAACTGGATCCACATATATATCAGCAATAGACTTTTTGTTTGCATGCTGATGGAGTCTAAAGACGGAGCCACTGTCTTCATCAAGTACACCAACATCATCTCTGTTAAATTGTTCAATCTCAGATGGATCAGTACTATTGACGTACCATAGCTTTTCAAGAGCAAGTTTCTTTTCGTAATCTAATCCTTCAGATTTAGATATCTGATCTAAAACATTAGTAATGCGAGCTTTGTCTTGAGCTAACTGTTGTTGTTCTTCCTGTAGGCTTTGAGTAGCTTTAGAATCCGCCATTTAGATTACTGCCTCCAGCTATGTCTATAAGTGGTTCAGTAACTGCGCCATGAGCTTTCTGCTGGGCGTTTACTGGATTCTCTGGTAACATCTTATGTGGTAGGTTAATAGATGTAATTCTAGCTGCTGTCGCATTACCACCCTCAAATGTAATTGTAACAGGTGTACCTATAGTTGGCAACTTATGCATCATACCGCGGTCAAAGACCGTATATGGTAATGGTGATTCATGTTCTATGGCAGAACCTGGAATTCTGTATTTAACCATAAAGTAGCCGTTGGTATACTTTGATGTTATATAACCAACAGTAGTAGGTGGTTTATTAGTAATCTGTTCTGATATTAATGAGTTTAGGGCTTGCTGTATTTTATTCATAAATTAATATTAAACAACTAACATATTCCAAAAGTACTACACGGATCTACGGTATCTCCACTAAGTCCACTTAATACTTTGTTTGGTCCTAATGCGGCTTCAAAATGAAGATGTGGTTGACCAGGTGCTCCTGATACCCCTGAGCGAGCTACTACTTGTCCTTTGATAATACGTACTTTTTCACCGCGTCTAATGCGAGCCATAGTGGTTGGATCAAATTCGTAGTTCTGTAAGTGAGCATATCCAGCAGCAGTGCCATCATCATGATTAATAGCTAACCAGTTTCCATATCCCCTACCACTAGAACCTATCTGAGTACCTAGGGCTTCTACATATCCATCTGAAATTGCACGTATAGCTGAGCCCTCAGGAACACCTATGTCTATGCCTTGATGAATATGATCTCCTCGGTTAACACCGAAGGAGCTAGTGGTGGGTCCATTGCCTGGACGCACATACTGACCAGACTTAACGGGTACGGGTTTAGACGTATCAGCGGGTTGTTTAGATGTAGATGGAGGCAATGATTTAGTACCTCCTCGCGCACCCTGAGGAGCCAACTCCTCATTATTGGTATTGGGTTGTTTACCCTTATACTCATCCTCAGCTTGCTTACCAGCTTCTCTTATTTGTTTTATTTGTTGAGTAAAGTCATCACTAGATGCATTAGGTATATCATCTCCACCAAGGGTAACTACGGTACCCTGTCTATGACCTGCTATACCTGCAGTATATTCTCTACCTCTAAAGTTAAGAGGTGCTATAATAAGTGAATATTTACTAGATTGCCAGTATTCTATTGATAAGAATATACGATCAACTACTAGCCATACTAGTATATCTAGTACTAGAGATACTGCGAATTGTACAGCTGCCACAGGAGCACCAACACCCGTAGCTGCTTCACCTACTGCCGTAGCCTTAAGAACCACACTGCCTGCTTTAATTAGCTGTATAATGTTTTTGCCCGCACTAGTTGTTGTCTTACCAGCTTTGATCATCTTACCAAGTGTATTTAGACGCTTGGCTCTAGCAATAATGTGTATCATGCCTTTGATTTTATTTAGGGCATCGCCGCCAGATTTAGAAAATTTATTAATAAGATCTTTGCCTTTAGATAAGGTAGATGTAGTAGGATTTTCAAAACCGTCAACAATGGCTGTTGCTTGAGCTGAGTTAGCAGTTTGGAATAGTTGTTTTGTTTTATTTAATGTATTGCCTGCCTTCAATAAGGTATTTTTGAGTTTAGCAGCACTATGTGCTAACCATGTAGTAACCGCATTTCTTACAACAACAGTAGCACCTATGGCTGCTATGCCCACTAAATAGTTAGCCCATAACCTATCACCTTTTACAGCACAGGCTATATCAGGCGTAATATCTGTAACAAATCCCGTATCAAATCCAAAGTGGTGAGTAACTGCTTTTATATCAGCAACACCATTCATCTCTACATATGAATCGGCTAAGTAGAATTTATCACATGGGAACGCCCACGGTGTACCCATAACTAATAGGCTTCCTTGATACATCTCTCTTGCAGAATCACGAAGTAATGATCTAGTTATCTTGATAGCTTGTCTATGTGCAGAACTGAGTGGCCAACCATTAATGGTATTGTTAATTAAATCTTTAATTCCACCCCATATACCAGCTGTAAGAAAGTTTAAAAACAAATTAGGTATACCAAATCCAGCATGATCCCAAGGGTCACTAAACTTAGTAGCTAAGAATCTAGTATCAACTACTTGGTTCTTGCGATATTGAGGGAAGATGGCGCTATCTATTACTTGAGGTTCTATTTTAGGTTCACTGTCAGATACATACCATACAGCGTGCATATCTGTATAAACAAGATCATTATTAACTTGTATGTCATTAGCTATAATATTACCCGAGGTAAATATATGAGCTTGAGAAAAGGTTTTGATTTTATATGCTACAGGTAGCCCAAAACGAGGGTCATTGATGTAAGCAGGATTAGGGTCGGTATTAGATACAGTTGTGCTTCCTGGAGCAGTTTGAGCATTCTGAGCTAGTGTTTGGTTAAGCTCTCTACCGCGAGCTATAAGTGATTGCTCCATTAATACTTTTTCTAGTTGTGCACGGACTTCATCTGTATTGGGATGATCAATATTACCGTTAAATATGGGTTTATATTTTTGATTTGTTAATTGTTGTAATTCTACTTCCTTTAGGATAATATCATTAGCAAGTAATGTCATTGCAACATCTGAAATAAGTATGTTTTGAGTGGATTGAATCATACGTAGTGAATTGAGGATGGTCCGAGTTAAATCTTTAATTCTTTGAATATCTTTAACACCTACTTGACTAGTAGATGTTTGGGTTACATTTATATTGTGTTCTTTATTATTTTGTATGTCCTTAGAGCTAACTCTATGATATGCATACCTAAAGTCATAGTATCCTTCTCCAAAGAAAAGGGTTGATCTATATTCAAATGGACGTACTTGTAAGTAAAAGTTGGGGCTTGTTTGCATACACAGGGTCATAACATCCCATGGGTTCTTATTGAATATAAACATATTAAGTTTATGGCCACCTGAACGAAGGAAGTCCTCCTGTGTAGGTGTATCTTCCTTCTTAGCTAATCTGGCTACATCAGCTGGTGAATATATATTCTCGCCTATTTCACCATAAAAGGCTTTAGGATCTGTGGATGCTAAGTAGAAACCCCTTAGGGGTTCTATTAAATCCATAGTTGTCCTTCCGAAAAAAGTTAAATTATCAAAGTTAATAGCTACACTTGCTAATATTAGTTGATCTGGTAATGGTATTCCTTTAGCATTTATTCTTTCTAGTGTTTCTTGCATGGATTGCACTAAAAATCGTTTATTGCTATTTACTTGAGCTTTCATGGCATTCATTATTGGTTCTGGATATACGGGCCTACCGAAATGTACAACTTTCCAGCCCTTCCCTATTAGGGACATTGATTGACCAGCTGTTGATTTGCTGAGTGCGTCTTTTAAGTGTACCCAGAAATCTCCCATAAGAGTTTCAGCCATGTCACTTTCATCTTCAGCACTAGCTGCTCCATAGGGCATCATCATATTAACCATGAGATCTCTATGTTCATATAGCTGTATGTCTTTAATTTTGGCATTAGGCTTAGCAACGGGGAATATATTCATTAATTCTCTACCATCACCTTCGGCTATAACCTCTACTACTTCTCCTACCTCTGTAGCTACTACCGTTCCATTAAACACAACGGGCAACCGCAATCCATTGGAACCATATCCCAATCTAAAATGTATGCGTATACCTGGGCGTATTGCTGTTTGCTCCCACTGGCGCGTGCGCTGTTCATTTATGTATTCTATTATCTCTCTATTAGGAATAAGATAAGCTAGATATGAAGCGCCCAACCATGCAAAGTAATCACCTATCATAGCAGGGAATCCACCTAATGCATTATTGTTTGCTCCAGCATTAGTGGTTTGAAGAACATGTCTACCGTAATCAGCACCTAGATCTTGCCATCCACCCTGTACCATACTGTGGTATGCATTAGCAAATGTGAATGTAGCTATATGCACTGGTTCTCGACGATCCATACGGACCGTAGCATCCATAAGAGAATTTAGGCTAGCAAAGATAGGTATGCATTTAAACCACCATATCATTGGTCCTTCATCGAGTAACTGAAGAACATATGTAGGGAATGCTAATACCAATCTTCCTGTTTGATCATAGGTTAATAAATCATGGTAAGCAGCTCTATCTGACTTACCAGGTTTATATCTAGGAACAGGGGCTGTTGCAGCTATAACATCATTTACTGTATTGGATTCTGTATCTGTCTCTGCTAATATCTGTCTAACAGATCTGTTGGGTATTTCTATTTTCATCTGAGCGGAATTATTATCTCCATGTGTACCACTCTTTGTTTGCACACCACCAGTTAACTGAGCATTGGCCTTAAATTTACCTGATGCACCAAGAATATTATTAATATATGCTTGAACTGTAGGTTTTTTAAATGCTGCTCCTGATAGTACGTTACCTAGACCATCGTTATATGCAGCAAGAGCTTGCTGATAGTCTCCCTTAGTTGCTTTAAGTTGTAATCCTAAATACTTAGCCGATAGGCGTATATTGATTTCTGGATCGTAAAGCTTATTAAGTAATCGCTGGTTGTTGATTTTCCCCGTATTACTAAATGTATTAATTATATTGGGATCACAAGCAGCCTTCTCCTCAGCTCCAAGAAAACCACCTAGAGCTCTAGATGCATCACATGCAGCGGCAGGTCCTAGCTGACCCATACCCACATATCCAGTTGGGCTCTTAGCATGAGCCTGAAAATTACTCTCTGTTCTAAATAATTCTGTTAGTACAACTGGATCTATATTATTTTCTTTAGCAGCAGAAACAATAGTATCTTTTATTTTTGACATTTGTAATTCATCTTGCACCGAATTGTTAGCATAAGTATCTATAGCTCTTGATGGTATAGATATATTATTGGTTTTAGATTCTATAGCTACTAGTGTAATAGGAGTTGGTTTAGTTGATGCTGGTAAACCTAAAGATGTTTCTATTTTACCTGTTATACTTTGAGGTACTGGTTGTGGCCCTAAAGCTGCTGAATTAAATCTTTCTATTTCATCTAGTTTAGCTTTAAGATCATCTGCCCTAGCATTAAATATATGCTGCTCAAATTTATCTATACGCTCTCGCTCTTCTTTAGTGGTTGCATTTGCTTTTGCTTCTTCTAGTATCTTACGAGCTTCAGCATCTGTCTCTTGAACTAGCCTAGCATTCTCACTAACTCCTATTGATGTTGTATCTATAATGGAGTTAACCATTTCATTCATAGGTAAACCATCATGATGCGGATGAGTAATTATACTCCCGTATTTCTGCCTACCTATAGCTTTTGCTGTCATCCTATCGTTTGTACCATCAGGATTAACCGAGAAGTTAGAAGCATAGGTCATTTCTAAACCATCGATCTCAGCATCATTGAGAGCATCTAATATGTGTGCTTGAAGTAATCCTACCCATGTAGTTTTATCCTGAGATAGTGGCCATGCCATATAGAAATCAGGATCAACATACAAACCATTATTTTCTTTAATATGTCTAACTAAGATAGCTCGTTGTTCTGTAAACTCAGGAACTAGTTTGATGATATCAAGTAATCCCTGACTAAATTCTTTAAAAGTAGGTAATTGAAGATCTGGATAGAGTTGCAAGGTTTGCATACTCTCTAAAGCCATCTCTATTAATTCTTTATCTATACTACGACCAGCACTTTCAACATTGGTATTGTTTTCTAAGTACTTCTTAAATTCATCTGATGCAAAGAAGTCGCTTTGAAATACGTGTTTAACATCTTTAAATGCTCTTTCGGCGCGATTGAAAGAAGCGAAACTCATAGTAATCTGACGCCAGCCAGGGAAACCCTGTACGTCATCCATAAGGATGACTTGTGGTACTACATATCTGATACCTAATAACTTTAAGATAGGATGATCTATGGTCATAAAACCATCGTTTATTTCAAAGCGATATTCTCTAGCATATTTCTGAGCATTCTTAAATAAGTTTACTAAGTCTGTTATGAGATTATTGTCATTATTAGCAATTAAGGTAACAACTATTCTATCTTCTTGTGAACCCATAAATTGGTGAGGGGCAATCTCTTGATCGTGCATACGCATAAGAGTAATCTGATTTTCCATTGTTACGCTCATCTGCGTGATAATAATAGGTTCTTGTGTATTTAAGGTTAAGAGATGATCTGAGATACCATTTTCTATCCATTGAGTTCTTAATTTCTTTAGTGCATCTTCTAGATCTGCGACTTGTTCTCTAGCACGGGATAGTTCTTGTACACGAAGTAATGCACCTATGCGCTTACGTTGCTCTAATGCCTCTTCTGCAACTAGACTAAAGGATATCTCACTATTCCACTGTGACTTAAGCAATTCTGCTCCACTAGCTATATCGTCCCAATAAGAAGTTAATTTGGCATTATTGGGATTTGTACCTAGTGGTGTATGTTTAAATGCATTGCTTTCTGGATCTATGGTATGTTTAATTAGATTAGCTGTAATAGATTTGTGATAGTTTGTCCAGTGCCATCTAAATACAGGCCATATAAATGCATCTGTAAAAAAATGTACGTGAGGCATATATACTTTATAGTTAAAAGCAAGCATAGATAAACGCACCTTTAATGCTTGAGGTAATCCAGGTACGGTGCCTATTTGCATACTCATTAATGTAATGGCATCTATTTCATAATCTATGGTTAGCTTACTATTGAGCACTGGTAAGAAGGGTGTCTGTCTGAATTGAGCTACTAATGAAGCTAAACAATTAGGATCTCCGAATACTACTTCTTCACCACTATCTCTTTTAATCTTTTTAACATTACTTGCATTACCAAATATCTCATTAAGGTTAGAAAAAGTTAATTCTATCTCTATGCGAATATCAGATCTACCAGCAAAGTGTTGTTGTGCACCAGGCGTACGAATCGTACTAAGAGCCGTTGTTTGAAATACTTTATTGACAGATATATTCTCTGGTGGTATATGAAATATACTATCTCCTAATCTAAAATAAGTAGGATCACCCAGTAGGTCCTCTCTATCAGGAAAATCAAATGCCTCAGGAAAGTCATTGTTTTCAAAGAGAGCTTCGTAATTTCCACTAAAACCACCTATATTTAATCCTAATGTTTCCTTACCTTCTTGGCGAAACTCTCGATTGGCTTCTGCAACTATTAATTTACCACCAAGTCTCTCTGCATTAGTTATTGCACTTTGAACAGTAGAAATACCATTATCAGGCATGGCTACTAACTTACTCACAAAGCCCACAGCACCCATAGCTTCTTGTCTAAAGAGGGGTAATATAACTGGGGAGAAGAATTGATCGCGAGTAAGAGATAAGTTGCTTTCGCCATCAACTATATCAGATACATATTGTCGTGCTTTGCGAACCAGTTCTTGATTGGGATTTTGTTTTCTAAGTTCTGGAAGGATAGTAATAAGAGCATTACCACTATCAATTATCTTAAGAAGATCCTTACGATCTTGACTGGTAAGTAATTTAGATGCTTCGTTAGGATTAGTATCTCTAGACATATTTACCTTTTATGAAGTAGATGTAGTAATTCATCTTCAACTGTTTCTTTGATTTTCTTGCGGTGATCTTGTGATGTGATATGAATATTGGTTGGCATTTGAACTTGAGATAGTGATTGACCAACCAATTGATGTAGTTGATCGGGGTCTATATCTCCTCTGTCGCGGGCCCTAATGCGCACTTTATACGCATTACCTCCCTTACCTGGTACTGTCTCATCCATAATACGTGTTGTGCCACCTACTGATGGACTAGCTGGAGGTGTGTAAGAACCATCGGGCATAGGTGTCATGTCTGGACCAGGTGCTATCATATCTGGTTTGAGTTCACGTTGACCTAGTTGTAGTGAAGAAGAAAGTAATCCCGCACCTACGACAGCTGTAGCTAAACCACCTAATCCCCATCGCGCGGAACGAGGTAAGCGCATAAAAGCATTCTCTATCATATCAATAGCTTTTCCTGGCTTAGGACGAATTGTTTCAGCAGCCTCAGCTACTCCAGAGGCTGCATGAGCCCCTACACTACCAGCAACTTCTTCTGTGATATCAGCTGCAGCAGTGAAGCTACCCATAAGATCTTGTAGCTTAGCTCCAGAACGTATCTGGCGTAATCTTTCTGACATAGGTAGATGAGCGTATTGTTCTGTTAGATTACCTATTAGAGAACTTGTTTGTTGATAGTGGCTTTCTATTACACCTTGTTCTGCGCCATGCTGAATACCTCTATCTAATCTACGTCTCCATAAATCTGCTTCACTAATAATAGTTTTTGCTTTAACTTCTTCTATAGCTGATTCAGGAGCTATACCTTCTACAAATGCCTGGGCTTGAGCAGAACGCAGTTTCTCATTTAGCTCTTCTGCTGTACCTACCATTTTAAACTTAGCTCCGTGGGTTTCCATAGACTGTAGGATTAACTCATGCATACCTCCAGTTTCCCCAAGGGGTTTTACTTTAGCATAGTATCCTACTCCACGACTAAGAGCATATAGCTTCTCTTGATTCTGGCGCATAAGTTCTGCAGACTTCTCAGGTATGGCTGCCCATGGACCTGCTTCAAGTGAAGCACCTGCCGATAAGATCTTTCTACGACCTGGCTCACTCGTAAGAACGTCCATAATATTCTGGGCTCTAGACGGTGAAGGTATTGCAGTAGCTTGAGGACCTGTTGGTATTGCTGTTATTGGTGTTGTTGTTATTGGTGTTGTTGGTATTATTGGTGCTGTTGATGGTGCTGTTGGTAATGCTGTTCGTAGTGCTGTTGATAATGCTGTTGGTAATGCTGTTGATGGTGCTGTTCGTCGTGCTGATGGTGCTACTGTTGGTGTTGGTATTATTGGTGTTGTGGATTTTATTGTAGATTTTAGATGTGTTGTTGTAATAAACTTTTCTCTAGCTCTTTGCTGTATACTAGTCATCTGCTTCGCAGCTATATTGTATTGCTCTATACCCACCTGTTCAAATGCTGCAGACTGAGCACTCATTATATCATGTAGTACGGCTACGTCTCTGGCTGCATACTGGTATCGTTGTTTTGATAGCCTACCACCCCACTTAGATTTTTGTGCTTCTTTAGGCAAGGAAATGTTTAAATATTTAGACGCAAGATATCCTAGGTTAGATTTACCATACTTAGTTTGACTAAGAACCTGCTCTGCCACCATAGGATCGTATATCTGCCCACCGATTTTATATCCTTCGCCTAATAAAGCTTTGATATCAAATGGAGCATTTTGTATTATTTTAGGTCTAGAACTAGCGAGGAACTCAGTTAAAATAGATCTACCCTTTTTAGGTAGTTTAAGGAGATCTACAATACCAACAGGTCCGCCCTCAGCTGAAAGCTGAAGCAATCTAACTCTCTCTATTGCTTCAGAAAATGCTGTTGTTTCTGTATCTAATGCAATATGACCAGATGATGGTAGACTCTTAAGGAATTCTTGTAACCCCTTAGCTGTAGTAATACGCTTGTATTGAACTGACTTAGGCTGTAATACTTGTTGAGGCATTGGCCCAACAAAAGGTTTAGCATAGGATTCAAGAGGGTTTGTAGGTTGACTGGGTAAATTTACAATGTCTTTGGGTGATTTACCACTAGCTAATATTCTCTCATGCCCTACAAATTGCTTAGCTATATCTTCACGCTGTTCAAAAAGAGCTTGCATTTTAGGTGTGCCATATAGCTCACCAGCTTCGCGATGTTGTTGTATTAGTTGCTCTATGTTGGCTAACTCTTTAGATGCTTGCGATGCTTTAGCACCAAACTCAGATACTGTTTCTATTTCTGACATACCAGATCTTATATAATCCTGCCATGCTGCCATTTGTTGAGCAAAATCTAATGTAGTAGATTTTGCTAGCTTGAGATATGCTTTAGATCTATATCCTGGTGCTTGCGTAGCAGCACGAGTTGCAATTTTCTGTATTACTTTACGAAATTCATCAAACTCCGCAACCTCAGCAGTATGACCCTTAACTAGTTTTAATATGTCTTCAGAGTGTCTAAATTTCTGATAGGAATATATTGCTTGTGGGTGTGTCTGACGCATGTAGGACTCGAATGCTGTTCCAAATACATCAGCTTCTGATAGTTGTGTGGGTAGGGCTGTTTCTGCAAGAGGAGATATGGACTTAGGACTAAACTGAAAAACTGTTCCCATACCAGATTGTATTTCCCTTTCTCGTTGAGAAAGGGGTCGTAAGACATCCATTGCCTCCATCTTTTCACGAGACATCACATTAGCAGAAGCCAATTCTTGTGTTAAATCTCTTTTTGCACCAGCTTCTATTATATTACTTGTTTGAGCCAATAAGTTACGATCTACCTTAGGAGAAGATGTAAACTGAGCTAACCACGAACCCATCATCTTAAGAGGACGCTCGTGTATCTCCCAGGCCATACGCGCCTTACTAGAACCAGTCACTACTGTACGGTACCCCTTAAGAGTTTCCTGTACTTCTTCTCCAAAAGAGGGTAAGATTTTCTCAAAGATATGTTGTTCCATAGTATATATATCTTTGATAGTATTAGGTAAGGATATATTAGCACCAAAAGAAGCCTTAAGTAATTGCTTAGTTTTTATGACTACATCTTTGGTAGATGTCTTTTCTATTTGTTGATATGCTTGCAAGAATTCCTGAACAGATAATTCTCGGTGAAAAAGATTTGCCTGAAGTTGTTTAATTTGATCTAGTGTATATCCTCCACTAGGCATTGCACCTGTTACGTCTTGCCATAGCTTCCATTTTTCAGTTCTAGTCATGTTTTCTAGCTGTGTTTGCCAAGAACCAGAAGGAGGTATAATAGTTGGTAGTGATGTCTTTACAGGAAGACCAGTTAATCCTTCGTGATAAGCAGAAGCGGTAAATCTAATAGTTGGTAATTGTGGACCACCTGTACCACCTATATGACCCAAACTAATCATTTTACTGATCTTAGATCTAATGCTTACATTATGTGGTGTATGGAGATACTGTCCAAAATAGGATGGTGTGCTTAATGAGGTAGATAGTGCTCGTTGGATTTCTTTGTGTGTTGTGTAGGTCTGATTAGTAAGAGGAGCAATAAGAATATTCTCTCCTGTAAATGGATCTAGTATAAGATTACTAGATCTAGTGGTTTGGTTGTGAAGATGCTCGCTCCACGCAGGATTACTAACTGACCTAGCTATGTGAAGAGATTCTCTTGCGCTCTCTTCTCCGTGATTAATTGGAAAGGGTCCAAATGCCATTTTATTTAACTAACTCCTACCTAAGTAACATATGTCCATCTTTGCGGATGAACTCACGTATTTGATCTTCTCGTTCGTGCTTAACTCTCATATCTATTTGTATATCTGGATTTTCACTGGGTGTATCTTCTACGGTAATAAATAGATTTTCTAAACCCTGCCCTCCAAGTATGTGATGTAAGTAATCTTTTAAATGTCCGCCGTCTCTAGGAACAAAGGGTTGTATATCAAGTACGCCTTGTCGCTCTGCTGCTTCTACACGAGGACCATAATATCCCATCTCTGCCATATCTAATCCTTCATTCTTCATAACCTTTATCTTATAGTCTTCTAGATTAGCATCAGGACTCCAACCATGCCAGTCTGGGGGAGGTAGAAAATGATTTTTGAAGTACTCTTCTAAATCTGGGCGATCCTCTATGGGCATCCTCCACTTAGCCTCAAGTACTCGTCGCATATTGTGAGGTACTAAGTTGAGTATTTCTGACCGTTCCTTGGGAGGAGCTTTCATGAATTCAACCATGAACTCTCGTTCACGAGAAGGAATAGCTCTAAATATATCCAGCATTGCGCCATGAGGATCTACACCATATAGAGTTGTCTTAGCTAGATCTCTATACTGTATCGCTCTAGCTATCTCTTCTGTTAGAGGTATAACTTGTGTTTCTTTACTAAGATCGCCTAAGCGTTTAGTGTATTTACGTGATATGTGTTCTCTCAAGTGCTTATCTTTACTGGCTATACGCTTGCGGATTTTCCGCAACTGTTTAATATGATGTTTATCTTCTTTAGTTTTTTCTGACTTAGCTGTTAGTTGTTGAAGTTCTCGTTCTGTTTTAAGAAGCTCTAATAGATGAGAACCATGGAGTCCACGCCTAAGAAAATGTCGTTTATGAGAGGTTAGTCTACGTTGCTCATTCTTACGAGCTTCACCCTGTCCTTCTAATAAGTTAAGTAATCTATCTACATCTATTCCTGTGGTATCTTTAATATTACTTATGGCAGCTCCATATAATCTCTGATATTTCATATATCTAAGTATATCAAAGTATTCTTCCGTATCTCTTCTATGTTGTAGTTTACCAGGTATGGCGTGAGTAGCCTTAAGATATAAGCTATACGATAACCCAGCTATACCTCCGATAGCACCTAATACACCCTTAGACCTACCCATGCGTACATACCACCGCTCTAATGTAGAGAGCGTTCTTTGCTCCAAGTACTTGGCAGCAACGGGACCTGTACGTCCTAAGAATAAACCCAAAGTAGCTCCGCCTATTAATCCATGTATAGGACTTTCTGCTGCCCAGCCTTGTATTGCTTGACCTATAATACCTAATGGATTTGTCCAGTTATAGAAGTTAGCACCATATACCATTCGTCTTCTATAGTATTCTAGCGCTGAATCTGTCTGTAGAAATTTTTGCTTAATTGTACCCACAATTGGTATGGGTATGGTCATATGCGAAAACCACTCAAGTGATTTACCTAGACCTATTTCCATTCCACTAAATCTGGCTTGTATGCCTGTTGGTGAGTAGTCGGTTACCTTCTCCTTAGCTACTCCTGCATCCAATAGGGCTTGCTGTAATTTTCTACCTTGCTCGTCAAATACAACAGCATGCATAGTTTGTAGTGTATCGTCTGCTACTTGAATAAGCGGATCTTTATTAAGTATTACTTTTATCTTACCGCCTATTGGAGCAAACTGTTGAGTAATCTCTAACGCCTGTAATCCTTCCTTGTCCTTACCTATAGCCGCACGTATTCCCGCTAATCTAATGGGATTAGCTAATTCTTCTGTAAGTATTGTTTGTGAATCTATAATCGATTTAACAGTTAATGTATGTTCTTCAACATCACCAGCATACCTAAATCTATATGGTGCAAAATTATAACGCTTCTTACGTTTTGCAACTTCTTTACGTATAGCAGCTATCCTAGTTCTTGCATTCTCTATGTTTATTCTATCTTGTCCTTGTAATCCTGTTGGTTCTAATACATGCGTAGCATAATCTAAATATGACTTAAATGTTTTAGAATATGGAGCAACATCAGCTAATATCTCTAACCTATCCATAAGAGGATATTGTTCCATTGATATATCTTGAGGCAATCCATGGATAGAAGCATATCCTGGTCCAGGTAACCTAGCCTCACCCCTTGGCAGGGCTGAATAAGGATCCGCTCGATGGAAGTTGATAAAGTAATCTGGCTCAATACTACCAGTTCCAGGTAGCCAGCTTGGTTGTGTATTTAGTAGTGGATTAATTTCCTTGGCACGTTCTTCATATCCTCGCCTACTAAGTGCTCGTCTAAATATTTCAGAAAGCTCTCCCATTACAGGTAAATCAGGAGAGAAACCACCTATGTTTAGATCTCGATAAAGATAACGCTCTAATGAAGTGTATTCTGGTTGAGCCAATCTATATTGCTCTAATGTCTTATTGCCAACTAAGGTCTTACCTATGTATCCACGAAGACCAAATATATCCGCTATAGACTCCTGTTCTCTAGCAAACTGTACACCTATCCCTGCGGGATGAATTAGTTGATCTATAATATCTGGTGTTAATTGATTAATATCTGTGACTTCAGATAGGGGTCTTAGGTTCTCAAGTACTCCCTCATCTAATACCCTACCTGAACGTGTGCCTTCATTAGCTTGCGCTAGAGCATCTAAAACACGTTCTCTGGATACATATCTAGGAGTAGTTCCTTGTTGTTCGGGTATGGGTGCCACTGCTCTTGCACCAGCTTGACGTATATTTAGATTGATGTCAGCTAATTGATCTGTGACGTGTCCGCTTGTTGTAGGTATGGGTTTTGTTGGACCTGCTCCCGTAGGTGTTGGTTGTAATTGTGTAACTTGTACCTGACCACCAGGGGTTACATACCCATATAAGTCCTCATCCCTAACCTTACGAGTAGTTTCGTTTTGTTCCGCAAGGGTATTAAAATACTCCTTAAGTTCATTAACATGCATAGGACGTACGGGTTTAATAAGTTGTCCTATGGTAGCATTAACTATTGGTCCATAGAAAGCTGTTGATTCTACTAATGGAGCAGTAAGAGGTGTGGGTCTAGATTCATAAAACTTCTTTTCCCAGTGATAAGGATCTAGATAATGAGGTAGTGGTATTCCTAAATTTTCTAATGTTGGTAGACTGGCATATTTATAATATTCACTAGGAGGGAAGAAAGCCTCTCTTGGATGTTCATGAGCTCTACGTACCCATGGAGATTGATATGATTCTATTCTCCCACCTCTGAAGAGCTCAGGCGACATAGCTGCCCACCATCTACCCTTACGTACAGGTTCCCTACCTTTCTCGTAATACTCTTCTAGTTCATCCCTGCTTAAGCCTACGGGTTGATCTACAAATGGATGTGCTACAAGAGATGTTAATTCTGGAGCAATAGAATGTAAGCGTTTAACAAAGGGGGTTATTCCTGTAATGTCCTTGAGCCATGCTAATCCTAAATTAGCATGCTTATATCCTTCTGCTAATACATCATATGGAGACGTACCAAATACATCTCTAGATTTAGTGTTTAAATAGTTTAGATAAAATGCTCCTAGAGCTAGAGGAGCAACGCGGCCAAATACTACATTAAGTACAAAGTCAGCAGGCGAAGACATTGCTCCTTCGCCTAAAGCTAGGTACTTACCAAACGGAAGGGCTTGGCGTACTTGTTCATTTAGCTTTATGGCCGTACGCATAAAGCCTAAGGATATATCACTAACTTCCCCTGGGTATGCTCTAGCTTTCCATAGCTCTTTACCTAATCCTCTTACATCTTCCCAGATGGACTGTTGACCAGTGAAGCGTTCACGTATAGTTGACCATTGATTAATCTTAGAACGTTCAAAATAATCCGTCCCATGTATTAGATTCTTCCAGAATCCATGTTGTTTAACTTGTTGTTGGAAAGTAAAATCAGATAATTCAGGTACAGCCTGACTAAATAGAACACTAAATTCTTTAGAATAGGTGCCAGTAAATTGTTCCTCAGTAGATGTTGCACCTACGAAACCACCACGAGTTAGTTTAAAGCCCTTACCAAGAACCTCTTTGCTACGAGTACCATATATAGCACCCCTAATATAGATAAGTTCTTCGTCTACATTTTTACTTAAGAAGCGGAGAGAAGGATGTCTTACTGCCTTACTAAGATTAACTACAAAGGGAGTTTGTGCTTCCTGTACTGCATGACGCAAGCCAACCATACCAGATAGGATATGTCCTGGCCATGTTTCCTCTAGAACAGTTGTAGCTTTTTGAATAAATGGATGTTTGAGTGCTTGATATCTTAGAGATTCAAGAAGACTCAGTGGACGCTCAGATGCTTCTTGTATACCGCGTCTGATAGCCTCGGTAGCAGCCCTAGTTGAAGGACCATATCGTAGTTTGCCACCTTGCTCCAAGATCTCAGTAGTAAATTGCTTAGTTACTGCAGCTGATCTTCCCCGCAACAATAAAGCAGCTCCTCCTGCTAGGAGGAGCCCACCCATACTCCATTTAAGAAGAGCGCTTCTGCGCTCTTCTGCATCTGGGTCTCGATAGACCCCATATTCTTTAAACATGGTCATGGCCCTATGTTGTTAGCTCCAAACATCTTTTGGATGATTGCTTCGCGTTCCTGATCTCTACTGCGAGGTGATGGATTATTGACTTCAGATCTGATTCGTCTACGATATATATCTTCAGCTGTTGGAGGGGGTTTGAGTTGTACTGGATTGAGCACTAGGTTCTCATGCATCCACTCTGCACGGCTATAATGATATAATAGCTCTTGCATAGACATCTTTTTTATTTCCCACAATGGCATTACAAAGTATCTAGCAACTATAGCTTCTATCTTATCTTGAAATGAACCGTTAGCTTCTAGCTCATCTCTATAGGCACAAAGCAAACTAGTTGCTTTAGGTCCCCATCCTGATGCTGTAAGTATTGCTTCTGATAACCCTGAAGCAACTCCCATAGGAAGCTCTAGTAAATCTATATCTTTTGGGTATAAAATACATAACTTACATAGTAACTCTTCTCGTTCACACTCATTAGTAAATCCCATAAGAGCTTGTTGCTCAAATAGCTTAAGAGATCTAAAAATAAAATTCCATTGTAGAATTTTAACTTGGTAGATCCCTCTATATTCAAGTTTCCAATTAAGGATCTGTTCGGGAGTAATCATTACATATTATTTTAATTAAGTATTAAAGTGGGATTGGGGGTGGCGCATTAAAACCTGAGACCTCTAGTAATTGTTTAACTATCGTACCAGGTATACCTGCTTTTTTACCAATTAGATCTGTTTGAGTAATAGCTGGCCATAAAATCACTTTTGAAGTCAATATCTCTTCAAATAATAATTCATCTGTCCCAGAATTCTCACTAAACAATCTCTTATATTCAGCTCGGTTAATACCACGCCAGATTATAACCTCATCCATAAAATCCGTAGCATAGATATTAGTATGTACTTGTTTCCAATAATCTCTCTGAGCAATAGTTGGACCTCCTGGAAACAAAACCTCCTGTCCAGCTTCATTGTAATACTTCTTAGGTTCTGGAACAACTTGAGGAACCTGCTCTATTACAGTAGTATCTTCTGACATATGATTCTCCTTTTAAAACAAATAAGATTCTAATAGGCTTTGCCTATCTTATTATAGCATTACTAAAGAATATTATGCAAATATATAGTTATGGTTCGGGGAAGGAAATATTATTCTGTCGCTTACGCTCATCAGGTATACGAGCTCGCAGATTAATATCTTTAGCAAGAAAAGTAAATTGTTCCATAATAGGTTGTCCTGTTATGTCAGTAACTTGCTGTACTGACATAGGATAGATATAGTCTATTGATCTAACATCGGCAAATCTGTTATTGATATCATTATGTAGATTACTAGTATCTTCCCTATATCCATATGTAATAAAAATATGTAGTGGTGGAAATTGTATGGATTTGGGATCGTCTTCTTGAATATCTTGGAAGTAGGGTGTTTGTCTTGCAAATTGTTGTAAGTTAGTAGTTGAACCTTGAGATACCGACCAATATCTTCCGCGTTGTCTATCTAAGAAGTCTTGGAAGTCTACATCTACTGGTCCATCAAAAGCACTACTAGCACTAGTGTTTAAATCATATATGTTGGTGGATTCATTTGCTATGCTGGTTAAATCATTACCTAGATCATTAATATAACTAGATGGTTCTGGGAAGCTCTTACCGTAGTTATAAAGATATTCATGTAAGTATAGTGCTCCTCTTAAATTGATGTGAAACGTACCACGCACCAATCTAGTACCGCGTATGATTCTATTCGCTATATAATCCGCATGTCCATAGATTGGTTGTAGCTGTTCTTCTAGTGAAAATTGTAAGTTAACCACATCACTTACCCATTGATCGTTAAGGAAGATAGCTACATCCGCACCTGAGAAATACTGAGCGGGATATGCTCTACTTATGGGTATGGGATTATATTCGATAGCCATTAGGCTATACCACCCGTGCTAGGTATATCGACTGTTTTATCTGTAAATATAGTATTGCCTGGATTAATATATATGGGTATAAGTGGTTTATATGCAAGTGCCTGGTAGGTCATAGTTTGCTCTGTCATTAAATCATCTATGGATATTGTCATGCCATCATCTACTATTGTAATACCCTTAATCGTAGCCGTACACATCTGCCCGTATTCATTAGCTACTGTCATGGTAATATCAAATGGGGGTAGTGAATCTGCCATAAGATAATTAGGTGGTGTAATTACACTTTTAGGATAATAAACCGACTTTGTATTCCACATATTAAGTAATTCTTGACGAATATCATGCAGAGCATATTTATCAAATACGGCAAAAATTAACGTGCCTGCGTAGGTGCGATGCCCACTAGTAAATCCCTTTGGACTTCTAAAGCCTAATGCGCGAACAGGTATCTTATCTGTATGTGTAGAAATAGATAGTGTTTGTAGATTACCTATGATATAGGTCTTTCCACTAGCCTTACCAGCAGGAATACCTTTAATTTCTAATTCCTGACTACGTAGAGGAATAGTAATAGATGCCACCATATCAACACCAGCAAAAGACGAGTAATTGCCAATAGCCTTATACATAGCATCTTTACTGTTATAGAATCTGGTTTGTTGGCTAAGAGAACCACTTGCCATATAAGCTCCTTAGGGGAATAGTTACTTAGCTAGGCTTAGCTAATAAGTTCTTAGGTGTGCACTATACTACTTATCTAAGTAGTATAATAGAAGGAGCGGGATAATATCCCGCTCCTTCCCTGTAATTTATATTACCTATTATCCGAGGCTATTATTACTGAACTGAGATGACTGAGGTGAAGTTAAGGGAAGTCTTGAATGGGTTAGGTTATTGAGCATATCAATACCGCTAGGTTGTTTAGCACCATGGACTTCGATAAGATTACCAACCCTACCCTTACCAGCTGTTTTAAACCCAGGTCTCATTCGATCAATACCACGAGCAACATATGTGTATGCTTGATTGATTTGAAGATCGTCGATAGATATACCTGTGCCATTATTTAAGATTTCCATCTTATATATTGTCATATAAGAAGCCGCACCATATTCATTAGCAAAAGTAATGGTAATATCAAGCGGAGGTAATTGGTCGGCGTAGTTATACTCTAGTTGAACAAATGGATTTCCAACAAAATCCTTCTGAGCATTAGCTGCTTGCTGGTTAACACGAGTATAATCATCTATACTATATATTCTATTAAACTCAGGAACATTGTTGCGTAGTGAGGTATATGCAGCTATATTACCAGCTGCTGTAAATCCAGGTACAAGATCTTTATCTATAGCACCAAGTACCTCACTCATTAATGCATCCCTATCAAATGTAACAAATACTAATGTTCCAGCTATTCCACGCTTACCTCTTGTGAAGGAAACTGGATCTGGTGAACCCATAACGAATACTGGTCCCTTTTCACGGTTAGTAGAAACCGTTACGCTTTGTAAATTAGCTATAACCACACCATTAAACGAAGCTACTGCATCAGCACCCGAATATGATGTATAGGTACCAGTAGCCGCATCTTGTAACGCAATGTTTGCCATTGACTACTCCTCCTCTTACGATTGTCTAACGATTACTGGTCTTAAGGATACTCTTGCGCGTATTTTCTTAAGTTCAAGCGCTGGTACTAAGATAAGGTCGATAAAACATTGTCCTAGAATCTTATCATTAATGGATTGTATGATTTCAAACTCGAAATCCTCTAATACACCAGCGTCTTTCAGGGAGTTTAAAACCCCTTCTATATTTGTTGCCATTGCATTCTTTTGTATATTATTAAATACTTCGCCAATAAATGGTTCGCATACACGCCTTACCATACCAACTGTAACTTGTGTAATACGTAGAGTAGAAGCATTATGGTAGTCGGAAGTAAAACCTACACCTGTAGGATCCCACAGTCCATATGTTACGCCATCTACAACAGAAGGATTACCTGACGTACTCTGGAATGTAACTATACGAGCTGTTGCTATCTTATTGGCATTATGTGCTCCATAGTGAAAGTGTAATCCACGAGAGTTCCGAATAGGTTTTCGTGTGGAACCACTACTTAGCAACATACTAGCAAGTAATCCTGCATATGCAGCTTCTGATGTAGATAGTGTTTCTCCAAAATTACGCAGTCTGTATGATTGTCTTCCTTCAAGTAAGCTTATGTAGAACCCCATATGAAATGTATTGCCTGATTCTGGATCTAGAAGTTCAGATGGAGTTGGAGTAGCTGTTGTAGTATAATCATCCGTAGCATCCATATTAAAATCTAATGTTGATAGTAAATCTGCTCTATCTGTGATACGTTGAAGAGTAGGGTTCTCTAGCGGGTCCATAGATAGTGCACCCATTAATTCATTGTTTCGTCCACTAGCTCTGAAGCAGAAGAGAGCAAGATTCCTTGCGTTTCTAAGATCGTCACCATTAGCACTTGGACCTACATATGCACCAAGAGGCACTACGTAATCAACATCTGCAAAGTCTTCTAAGTTCTTATAGGCTTGAACTAAAGCATCTCTGTAATCTACATCTGTAACATCTAATTGGTTAGAACCACCTGATAGTACTGTTGATGCCATAATATCTAATGGGGCAGAAATAATGGTTTCGCCAGGGTTAGTAGCGATTAAACGTGCTTTGGCTAAAAATGCTTTTCTGTCTACAGCGTCTGTAAGATCTGACCAGTAAACATAATCAGATAAAGTAAACGTTTGTGTATTGGCAGCATCTAACACGAAGGTTAATACGCCACCAACTACTAATTTCTTAAACGGTGTAATCTTTAATTGTGTAGCAGTTACCTCTACTTCTATTGTATTGTATCTTTCACCAGGATATACTGATTGAGCAAGTAATGGTGTTGGATTACCAATAGTAGATGAAGCAAGTGTAAGTTCAGCGAATGTTCCTGTAGCACGCATAAGCCAAATATCCGTACAACCAGCCATATAGGTTTCATTCATATGGAGTGTAAGGGCTTTTGATTTTTCGCGCTTGGTCATTGTAGTTCTTGGTAAACCAAAAACCTGGTCTCCAAACTCTAAGCTAGTTAATCTAACTGGAGTAAGTAACGGTCCATCCTCTGATGTTCCAATTAATACAACAGCCTGTGTTAGTGTTGAAGGCGGTGGAATTAATTTAAGACCACCGTCATTTACTTCGGCAACAAACCCTGGTAGGTTTGGAAAGATATCTGGGTTAGCCATTTACCGACTTCCTCCTTCTTATTATTTCTTATTAACTTATGGTGCAGGCACAATTGGCGATCTATCTATACCACCTATATCGGTTAAGATAGTCTCGTTCTCTGTTCCTCCCAATTTATCCGATATACCTGTTTTTATAATTACTTCACGCAATCTGGCTACAGATTGCGGAACTAGTTCATCAAACACTATCATATATTGTACTGGACGCACATGTATTTCTGATGCTCCTTCACTGCGCCTAACTGTTTCATCAGACTCTTGTGAAAGAAATATCATTTGCTGCACGCCGTGAGCCATAATCATACCTTGATATATAATCATAAACTCTTTAAATCGCTTAACCAATAGGTTTGATTCCCTATTCGTGTCAGCATGCACCCTAAACTCTATAATAGCTTGCTTCCATTGACCCCATACCTGAATCCAATCATCTTTGGAGTTGGGATCAGGAACAATTTCACGTATGCGTGGCTTCAAATCCTTACGTCCTGAGCCATCATGTGGTACTTCCTTAATTAGTTTCATTGTAATAATAGGTAGTGGTATATCTTTTGCGTTATTATCTTTTGGATCGCTTTCTGTAAAAGTCACTGGCTTCTGTAGGTCTTCAAAATCTATGGCAATTATCTTAGCAAGTAGATCTAGTAGACCTGTGAAATCAGCAGCAGTACGATCTTGCGACCTCTGTAGGGGAGGACGTGTTTCTATGTGTAGTGATGATGTCTTATAAAAGTGTTGCTCTGATGCGTGTGACATTTATAACTCCCTTTAAGCTACTCTCAATAATAGTTTAAGAGCTACCTGTATGGCTGTAACTTCAAATATAGGTACTATATCTAACATAATGGTTGCTTCTCCTCGTAACCTATCTATATCAATTCTAAAAGAATAGTCAATAATATATTTTAGTGATTTAATACGCTCTAAAGTATTGCGTACTTTCTCATTTAATTTAATTGTATTCAATAATTCACCTATCATTGGTTCTACAGCATACTTCATTGTGTTTATAACATACTGTGTAATACGTAGATTAACAAAACTCCTATAATCATATTCTGTACCAGTAACTCCTAAGTAAACTAGAGATTCCTTAGATGCACTCCACTTCGTTGCTGTGTATCCATAGTTGGCCAAGGTGGATAGATTAATAGCACTTAGTAGTTCTTTAGGCTTAGATAGTAACTTCTTATTTGTGGGGCTAACTGAAGGCGTTAAAGAGGCTACTAGACCAGCATAGCTGTGTGCCATGTGATTTATGTATTGCCCAGCGGTACTCTGATTAATTACTAGATTGCCTACTGTCATAATTACATATTTAGCTGGATCAAATATGTCATCGCCTATATATATAAGGTTAGTTACTAATTGATCTGATACATTAGCAACACTAAGATTTCTGAAAGTAAGATCCACTGGATTATTCTGTCTGGTTACTTTAGGCACTACAACAGAAGAGCGGTGGTCTCCTAGAAACGCTATATAGTCTGCTGTACCAGGATCTACTACGGGGAATGTAACTAGTGGTCCATCATCATCTACAGTTAATCCAAAAAAGAAGCCCCCAGGACTTATTAGGAAATCACCAGATATACCTGTGTTATCTGGGGCCTGCATAATAGTATATGTGATGTACCCTAGGTTTTCTTTTACATAACTATGGTTAGCAAATAACCTAATAATATTATCATCGGTATTACAATGTACGGGACACAATATATCCACAGGAAAGTCTAATAATGAATTGAGTAGTGTTGGTAAGTTGGCTGAATGAAATGTGCCTTCATCTATACCCATAGCGTATATGCGTCCTGGACCATAGTCTATTGCTTCACAAATAGCCTTAGATAGCTCACTATCACCAAATAGGCGTACCGCTTGTTCTAAGCTGTCTATGATATATATAGAACCAATTACTGAAGGATCGGATATTGCACTAGTAGATAGTTCCCCCAAGAACATAACTGTTTGACCAATACTAACGTCTCTAACTAAAACCTGATCTGCTATCCACTCTACTCTTACTGGCATAACTATTTACCTTTGTTTTTAAACTCGATTGTATAATTAACTAAGTTTCTATTCTTACGTACGTTAATCTTACGTACTGATCTATTAAGGTATTCTTCTTTGCATGCACAGGTATAATACTCTATACGCCCATTATCAGCTCGATTAGCATGAGAATAGTGTATTGAGTAAACCTCCACTATACTTTTGGGTATGCCATTATGTGGACTAGGGACCCAGGTTACTTCGTATATAATGTCTTGTATACTTGGATTAACCCAGTGTTTGAAGTAGAATACTTTATCGTGTTTAGCTATTCTACCTGGATTCTCTATGGTATCTGGGGACATAGAATCATCCCATCTACGTGTTAAAACCTTTTCTATTATAGGAACGTAACCTTCTCCATCACATATGGCACAGTCTCTAACTGCACTTTCTTGTGTGTGGAAATCAAAACAATCACAGTGGAGCTTCTTATTATTTCTACGTATTAAAACGTAATGTCCCCACTTATCTAATATTTCATTAATCTTCTGGCGTAAATCTAAACCCAAACCTCCACGAGATGTTTCAAATGCTTGTATGAGTGATGTTTGGTTGACCATATCACCTAAGGTATGGGTTTGTCTGCCTAAGTAGGTTGTTTGCTTAAATGTCATTTATAAAGTGAAGCTCCTTTAGTATCTAGAACGACCAGGTGATCCAAATTTAGAACGCGAAGCAAATGGAAATAACCCACCCCTAAAACCAACTACGGGTTGAGCGTAGCCACGTCTAGTGTGACCCATAATTCTGTCCCAAAGTTGCGCTAATTGTTTATCGAGGTGTTTAATAATATCTAGGAAATCCCTACCACTAAATCTTCCTTCGGTAATAGTTAAATCCCCTAGGTGTTTTTCTTCTCCTGATGTGCGCAATAAGTATAAATACACACCATTAATTGCATCTCTAGCAGACTTAAGGCGTACATATTCTTTGATATAGTATGGAGGATTTAAGTAATCAAAAGGAGCTGGGTATGTAAATGCATATTGCGTAGGTTGGGCAAATGTCTGATATATCATGGTGTTATAGAATGGTACTGGGAAAATAAAGAATGATAATGTCTGTTGTCTATATGTTAAATAGTCTATAGCATTGAATTGTGCCCAGAATCCATTTTGTCTAATTAACATAAGCAAGTCTTCATCTGTAGCATGACTAAGTATAAGAGGAGCTACTGAACGCACCAGTCTAGGTGTGGAGTAGTATGGAAACAACACAGTTGTAAAGTGCCACTCAAAATCTTCATCAGGGAACTTTAATGTAACCGTAATCTTATTATTAATCTTTAAGGCTGTAGTAGGAAATGTTTTTTTAATAGTAGTTTCATCTTTAACGGCATCATAAGTAACTGTAACAACAGCGTCTGGATCGACTAATATACCTGTTTTTTCTATAGGAGATACATCATCTACATGAGTACGAGGTACTTCAAATATATCAGGTGGAAATATAAAGTCTCTAAGGCCACCATAATATGGTGTACCTTCAGGTTCATCTGTAAAAGGAATACCATCTACTATAAAATTAGAATCATCAAATGACATACTGGTATAGTTGCCTTTTATTTTAATCCATACCTCTCCTATGTCTGGAGCTATATCATATACATCTGGTTTTGGATAAGTATCTATAACTTGTATAGGTGCAAATCCACCATATATTGCAGCAGAAGTGCTAACACTATCTTCTAGTGCTATACTACTTAAATCTATCTCACCTATATAGAATGTGTGGACATCGCTGTAGTGTCCTTTTTGAGTTGATGGACGTACGCCCCTAACTCGCCAGAAGTATTGCTTATCCACATCAAAAGGTCTATCAGGCATTACCGTAGTTAGAGTATTGTCGATTGTATCTGAAGGTAATGGCCAGTAAATTACATCAAATGAATTAGTTTGAGATACTTCTATATCATAGTGATCTGCCCCTGGTATTGCATCCCATGAGAAAGTAGGTTGTACTTGTATGGCGCTTTGATTACTGGGTGAACGAAGAATTGTTTGAGGCAACATGCCTGAGGTATCTGTGGTAAATGTTGAAAAGAAATTGCCCATCATACCATTACCAAGTATGTCTTTAATACCATCTATAGGAGATGTTGTAGGCTTGTTATGTCCAACTACAGTAATACGATATGTAATACCTGGGTCAAAGTTGATTGTTGGTGTAAAGGTAAGGGTCTTGTTTAGAGCAGAGTAAGCTAAGCTACCAGGAACACGAATATCTGTACCTTCTTTTTCTACTATAAAAGTAGAAGCACCAAAGGTTAGTTGGTCCATTGCTCTAAAGAACTTAACTTCTATTTTACTGTCTAGAGCAACACCTACACTAAAAGACTTTGGTATTATCTTTTGTATTAGATTGCTTTCACTAAAATCAGCCACTCAAACTCCTACTTAAGAAATTTATAGCTCGTTAAGAACATATAGTAGATAGTTGTTTTTTTGTGTCTTTTATAGTTAATCTAACTCTACATCTAAGACATGGTTTTCCACTATATCTCTTGCTACATCCACAGATTTCATTTTCTTTGTTACGCGAAAATATAGATAGAAGAAAATCAACGAGAAACAATACAAGCAACCAATTGAAAACCAAAACGCGGGCATGGGCGATAGATGAAGCAATCTCAGGCCTATCATAAAGCATCCCATTTGAATCCAGTCGTATCCTAAAGGAAGAAAGAAGAATCCTGCTGTCCAATAAAACATTTTCTGATTCTCCAGGTTTACGAACCAAGAGGAAATTATCTGTAATTTTTCTTTTATCCTTTTTGTTGTTGACCTTAACACTAGATACACCCCTACTGTTGCCATCACTTGGCAAAGATAAACCCTCTTCCATTCTTCCCTTCACGTCTCCTTTATAGGACTAGCGTCCTGTTGTGCCATATGGACTCCACCAGTTATCACAGCGACCCTGTGGACGAATAAACCCATCTACTACATGGCAACGATTAACCCCATCAAAGAACCTAAAAAGCTTTATCTAGCTTAGCTATATCAACTTACTTAATAGCTAAAAGCGGCTCTAGCACAGCTTTGGCATTCTGATAACCAGCTTCTATAAATTCAGGTATACGCTTAACATCAAAGATAGTGCCACCCCTCATCTTAGGGGTAAGAAGTGTGAGCTTATCTTCTAGAAGATACTGTGCTTCAGATATGGATTTGTCAATGTGACTATCCCATAGAGATTCGTAAGCAGAAAATATAGCATCTATCTTACCACGAACAATATCTTCATCTACACCAGAAGCAACATTCGATACCAATATTCTATCTACTTGATCGTTGTAGCAATAGTGTATGGGTAAGCAATCAGCTATACCACCATCATAGAAGTGATCACCACCATATCCTGACATAGGAATGGGCCGTGTCCTGAATATAGCAGGTATGGCTGAACTAGCAGCTATAAGATCTGCTAGATTAATATATGCATGGGAAGTATTTCTGGTTGTAAATAGTATTGGATCTCCCGTACGAACATGAGTGGTAACTATGGATAAATCTATTTGTTTTATATTGACCATATATTGGTCTTTTAGAAATCGATTAAGTTTATTGCGTAACTTCTTACCAGGAAACAATCCAGTGCCATTAAATAGTGACCATAGATCATATTCTATAAAGAAACCTGGATTCTTAATATCTAGAAATATCTTTTTAATTTCGGCGGGTGATAATCCTGATGCATATAACCCACCAATTACTGCACCACCAGAGGAACCTACTATGTGTTTTATATTTATATTATTATGTTCTAAGAGATAAGTAAGTAGACCGATATGTGCTGCGGCTCTAATTCCTCCTGACGAGAGAACCAGAGTGATATCCAATTAATTTATACTCCCTTCTATCGGTGTATTAAGCTTAATACCTATTGAATAATCTAAGGCAATCCCTACCCCATATTTAGCTAGTAAGTCAAATACTTCTTGACGTACAGAAGCAAGGTATTCTTCTTTGTCTTTCTTGGTCATTTGAGCTATATCAGGAAGGATTCCTTCCATAGCTGCTGCAAGGAACTTATTAGGCTTCTTTTTTCTAGGCATTTGTATTTCTCCCATAGTTATTTATTCATTTAAAAATCTATTATTATTTTTTGTGTTTTTTCCACAGCCACATAAGCATAATGACACTTTAATTATAAATCCTCCGACAACATATATAAGGTTGCAGTAGCAAAATTATTTTTATTATAGGTAGGCCATGTAAAAGGTTGATTATCCATCAATCTAACAACTAATTTCATATTCAGTGAAGACTTTAGAATGGTAGTGGAGATATAGTTCCAAGGAAACACAGTGACATCACTTACTAGCTCTCCAAACTTAGGAGAAATAGAGGGGGCATTAGCCCAATTATGAATATCCTGCGCGGATTTATACCTCTGTCCTCCAACTTTATATGGCCCAACATAAACTTCAAATAAAATAATATCATTAAATACTTGCATGTCATTGCTAAATTGTCCCTCAACTTTATCAATAACAAGCATCTTACCAGGAGAAGGAGAGATTTCCCATTCACTCGTGGTAGCATACCAATAATTAGCAGTAATATTTGCACTAGTTGGCGTATCAAATAATACAGATCCGTTCTCATAATTAATAGTTAGATTAGAATTAGTTTGCTTATCTTGACTGTTGTATTGCATCTGGGGCACACCATCTATATATATTTGAGGTCTTTTACCTAAATTACTATCGCTAGTTACCCTATAGGTATCTATCCAATATGGGTAAGCACTTGTAAATGTTAGATTGTCACCTGAATTAATGAGGGTTTCTCCAGTAATCTGTAAGCTCTTAAGGTGCCATGTGCATTTATCTCCTAGATTGTGTGAAACAGCATATACTTTAGTTGAATCTGTTTTTTCAGTTACGCTTCGTATTAATCCCAACCCTGTGAAAGGTTTAAATTTTATAAACTGATCAACAATTCCATCTTGCAAATCATTATATGATATTGCTGTTGGTTTAATATTAGTCTCAAAATCAACAATGTCAGTATTGGAATCTTGAATTAACTTAGTATAGTAGTAAACATCTTTGGGATTATCAACAAGAAATATAGTATAGATTAATCCGTCTTCTATATAACAATAACTTAAATTGCGCTGTGTCTTTATTGTTTTTAATTTACTATACGATACTACAAATGATTTCATAATAACTCCTCACCAAACATAACCGTAACTGTTCCATTGGAGTTAGAATTATTTCCTTTTTTACCAACTACCAATAGATTTTCACCTGGATTTATATATAGGGCTAATTCAAAATTAAATACAAAAAATTCTTCATCAGAGTTGACTGATTCAATTAGTTTGGTGCCATAACTAGAAGTAGTAGGAGTACGATAAACCAACATACTAGAAGAGATAGCAAGATCTTTCAAGTTATTAATTGCAACATATGTTCCATTGGATGTAATAGTTCCGTTCTTATATATGAAAATAATATTTTCTTCATCTGTTGAAGTAATATGTATAGATTTAACCCTCATTATCTTATCTGTACTTGGATTTTTCAATAGAAATATTGGAGCTGTTTGGCTTGGAATTACAACAGAAGTAGTTGTAATAAAAGCTTTTGATTGCGAAGACATAACTTGCCAGACATCTCCACTAGAAACTACCGTAATATCTCCAAGCCTATCTACTATATCCTTTAGTCTTCCTAATACAGTATAATCTGTTGGATTTAATTGAACCTCACCAATTCTATTATCAAAATCCACTTCTGATAGACGTGTTGATAAATCAACATCCAATTTATCTGTATTCAAAGCTATTTCGTCGAGATTATTGTTGGCTGCCAACAATGTTGTTTCTGTAGAAGCACCTGTAGGCAAAGACACCGTACCTGTAATGTCTGTAATATTCCAAGTACCTGCTTGATTAATACTACCTATTGTGTTATTTCCTATAGGCAATGGAAAATTGAGAAACACACCGCTGGTTTCATTGGTTACTGATGTGACAATATTAGTAGAGCCAGACCCCACACCTAATAATCTTATCCTAACTTGGGTAAATCCCGCTACAGTACATCTAAATACAGAACCAGATGTTGGATTGATAAATGTGGTTGAAGACTGACCTGTACCAGCCACATATCCGAATATAGGAGTCCACACCCCACTATTATCAACAGTAGCTTCAAATATTATTGTCCCCGTGAATGCGGTATGTATTAATTGAAAAACCACATTTCTTCTTTTACTTGTTCGAATCGAAACCATATCATTAATATTAGTCAGCATGCCTGTGTGAGAGTAAGACTGATAATCATAAATCGCATTTGCAATACAGTCATCAATACTTTCACATAACATAGCCGTAGGTAGTATATTATTAATAAAATCATTATAACTATCTAATTGTAACTGATCTATGACAATCCCATTGTTGGGTTTAGTAAGATTTATTTTATATATATTATTAGATAGTACATCTACAACCATTAAACTATAGGTATCAACTAAATCTATATATCCTATCTTCAGATCTAAAAGTAGGGATAGGTATTTTAGTTGCGTATATTTTACAAATAACTCTTGCATCATTATTTGATTACTCCCCTGATCCACGCACTTAATGTATTACTATTTTGTAATGAAGTTAGTATTACTCTAATAGGTATTACACCGTCTCCTAACATTTCATGATCTATATGTGCTTCGGTAAAACCAGCATCACTATGTGATATTTTAACAATCAATATATTATCACCAACGGGATCATGTATTAATTTAATATTACCCCTATACTCTGTATTCAGTTGTAGACTGTGTAAATTCCATTTAACACCATTATCAGGTATGAAATCTATTTGATGAGTTTTACCGCTTTCTAAACTAATTTCTCCTGTAGTTAATTCTATTTTTTCAAATAATTCGGAAATAGGAACAACTGTTGGAAAATCTCTATAAAAAGGTCTATTAAGTACTAATTGAGCAGTAATAAAATCCTCTAATATATTAGAGGATGTTGCAGATGGCCTTAGATTGGTATCAAAATCTATATTATCAACACCCTGATCTTTAAGAGCCCTAGTTAAATAAACAATATCTTTATTACGATCTACTACACAAATATCGTAATAATTACTATACTCGACATAACCTACTTGTAAATTAAGAGAGTTATTAATTTCCTTAAATAAACTATAGGTTATATGATTTATCTGCATTTTATTCTATTACTCCAAATCATAAGCTACAAGAATAAACAGTTTCTTATTAGCGCCCATACCGTAAGCACTAAGTGAAAGCACTTCGTTTGGAGCACCCTCAATATGCATAACGCCAGACTGATTAAAATTATTACCACCACTATATATTCTATATACTTTTATAGCAGAAGTTAAGAAGTCTACTTCTACCGTTCCATTAGACTCTATATTTATTACTATGTTCTTAATACTAATTTTTTTACCTGAAGTGGGAGTTATAATTGTTTGAGATGGAACAATTCCACCTGCTCCTGAAGTGAACTCACTAGAAAAAGTAAGCATCCCCTCTGTCAGAAGAGAGTTAGTGGTGTTAAGATCGGCATCATTGGATGCTCCTAGTCGTAATATCATACCACTACGAGCATATAGGTGAACATCGATAGTACTTGAATTAAGATTCGTATTTTCAAACCTAACTAAAAACGTTAATGTTGAGGTTAATGTAGTAGTAGTAGGAGTAACTTTATGTATTAACTTTTTATCTTGAAGAAATATTATAGCACCTTGTGTATAGTATATCTCATATAAGTGATAATTAATATCTAATACAAAAGAATTACCTCCATTAAAACTACTAACAACCGTATCCGAACTACCTTTTCTTATGCCAATATTAACCGTTGTTCCATTTATCTCATAGTAGGCTGCATCGGCTAAATCGCTTGAGAATACTCCCCACCTACGCCTATTATTGGTTGTTCCTATATCTGGTAGTCTTACCCCTGCTATATAAATATTAGCTGAACCAGAGGAAAAAATACCTATATCTTGCGAATAAATAGAGACAGAACCATTGGCAGTAGTTCCTGTATGACAAACAAGCTCACCACCTGATACTGTTTGAGAACCTCCATTAACCAGTGAAGATAACCATATTCCAACATCAAGAGGAGTGACTGAAAAATTACCACCCGCTAGTTTTATTGTGCTAGCTGTTTTAATCTCACCAAATGTACTAACTATATTATCATAGCTAAATACATAATCAGTAATGCCAACCTTGGGATTATTACCTAAGGTAACATTTAAGTTGTTGTCCGTTACACCTACTGTATTGGTACCATCTGTAACCACAACAGGCCAGGCATTAGCCAGGGAAGTTGGACTTCCCTGGTCTGCAGCACCATCATTAAATGAATTTATTCCCATACTATCCTATAATATTAAGTTTATGATATTTCCATAACTCTGACTTCATTACCAGCACTTCCTGCGATAGCATATAATACAACACTACCTATATCTATAGAGAAAGAATCTCCCTTAAGTACTTTAATACCATCGGCAGTGGTAACCGCACTACCACCAAGATATATGGTAGTATTACTGTTATTTTGTAAGAATATAGTTTTTCTATCAGTTAAAGTAGATGCAGGCAGTGCAACCGCTGATGTTCCAACCGTAACTGCAGTAGTCTGCATACTACCACTATATCCACCAAATGTAACTGTGTTATTGGCTGGATCTATTTTAATAGTATTAGCACTAGTATCTAGTCCAACCTCACCTATAATCTGACTACCAGCAGGTAACTCTGCTATTACCTCAACATCATGATTGGTAATAAATCCTGACATATCACATCATCTCCCTTATAACTACATTAATTACAACTAAGAAACTTCCATTATAACAGCTGGAATGCTAGCAGAAGTAGATATACCATACAGACTAGCAGATCCGATATCCATTGACCAGCTATCCCTAGGACCTATCCTAAATCCGTTGGTTGTAGTAACACCACTTCCACCTACATAAATAGCCGTAGATGTAGATTTGTTCTGTACCATTATTGTTTTCCTATCAATCAATACGGATGAGGGAAGAAGAGACGCAATCATACCTATGGTTATATCTGTTGTTAGGATAGTGCCGCTTAAACCTGGTGACGCTTGCTCTATATTAACTATAAGAGGATTACTGTCTATGCCTAGTTCATTACCATCATTATCTCTGAGATTAGTGTGTATGGCACGCTTGGGCGTTATACGGGCTGCTGCTGCTTGATCTTCAGTAGGATCACTAGCAATTGTATCGTTGAGTATGCCACCAATAGGTATGAATTCATCTACGCCTTCTGCAAATGATGTTTCGTCTATTTGACCTGTTAGTGTTCCGCCTACGATATCAACCTTTAGAGCTTTATCTGTACCTATGGTTGATATACCTACCGTATCAACTCCGTTTGTTATCTTAACTTCTGCGGTACCATTTGTAAGAGTTAGATCTATGGTGTCTAACTTATCTTCCACCTCATCAGCATTGTTTCTGATTGTGGTTAATAAGGCAATGATATCATCTAACTTAAGTTCTAACTCGTCTGTATTAATATTTAATTCGTCTAAATCAATATTAATAGGTAAATCTTCTAAGAGATCTATGATGGTTTGAAGCTTGGTTTTAATATCATCATCAAATACTAGTTCTTCGCGTTCGTCATTTAAAAAAGCTTGGCCAACAAGATGTTGGCCTCCCAATATTATTTCTTCATCTGCCATAGTAATAATCCTATGTTGTATATTATTATTTTAAACGGTAGGCTTCCTTCATAGTAGTATTTATAGATACTACGGTATCCTTCAGTGCTTTAAGTTCTGTTATCATACTTGTAGCAGCTTTATCTTCCGACTGAGCAATAACATTAGCCACTGAATTAATTGAGGTTACTGTATTAGAGGCTAGTTGATTAGTAGCACCTATTAATTGTTTTTGTAACTCCATCATAGAATCTATCTTAGATACCATCGTTGTTAATGGTACTATTATATCCTTGTTGTCCTTACCAACGATGGAAGTACTAAGGCTTTGAAGCGCCGTAAGACAACCCATCATAGCATTTAATTTATGAACCATCTCTTGTTCTTGAGCAAACATAGATCCTGCAATGTCTACAAGGGAATTATGAATTTCATCTAATTTGGATACCATAGTTATATTCATAGATTGCAATGTATTCTTAACTATATCTATCATAGTACTCTTCATACTATCTATAGAATAACTTGTTTGTTTGGTGAGAGCGTCTACAGCCTCTATAGTTTTACCGAGGAGCGCTTCCATCCTATCTAATCTAACGTACGTACCTAAGTCCTGATAAGTAGTGATGGTATTATCGGCTCCGCCTTGTTGACCACCAACTGTTATTTCTTTAGCCATTTATTTCACGCTCCTATTATATCCTTACGTGTAATGTAACTAATGCGTGTTTTGTTGTTACATCAGCATTAGCGCATGTAATTCGTATATAAAGAGATGGCATATCAAAACCTATGATAGCCCTGTTATTGTTAACACTTACTGTGTCATATACATACCATTCCTCGCCATCTGGCGAGAGTTCTAACTGAATAGAAAAGTTACCTGTTGTTACTACATAACCTACTACCTTGTTTACATCTCCTACACTTACCACAGCACTTTGAACTGATGAAGAACCATTTACATCTGTATCTATAATACGCTCTGTACGTACTCTAGTTTCTCCACCAAACTCTAATGTCATCTCACCTGTAACCTTGACAATAATACCATCTAAGATAGCTTTAGCAATATTGGTAAGATCCTTACCGCGTAGATCTCCAGATATGGGGTTTAAATGACTTAGATTAGTCCCTGTAATAGGGTCCCAATAATGGGCATATCGAATATGCTTAGGTGCATCTTCATTTAATGCTACTGTTAAGGGAATATGAGGCATATTGCTTGCCCTCCTAGTTAAGCTGTTGTTGCTTCAGCCTTAGCTGAAAGCCTACTGATCGTATCATTCCACTTCTTCATAATTTTATCCATATCATGTTTCTGTTTAGCTTCATCACTCCACCTGCAGCGTGTTGGAATTACATTGGGTGGTTTAATACCATCTATTTTACCTTCAATAACTACTAATACTCCTGTATTTATAGCTACCTTAATACCGCTTAAATCCATTTGATCGTTAAGATCGGATGATACAGGTGAACCAAGAGATAGGTTTGTTTGCGTTAATGTATCAAAATAAGAAGCTGCTGACGGATTATATGGATGTAGTGCTACCTTCATAAAAATTATATCCTCCAAGAAGTTGTAATTTACTTAGGTAGCAGCCAGCTAACATATATCTTGTTTCCTACTAAGAAATAATAGCGATATAAACAAGAAGAACAGGGCTGGAGCAGCCCTGTTCTTCTTTTGCTTCTTAATTATACTTGTTAAACTAATTATATCGTTTTGACGAGAAGAGCAGGATTGTAAGAAGGTTGTAGGGATATATTCTTAGCAACAGATATTGCACGACCTTCATTGAATATACCAGGAGCTCTCCGTTCACGAATACGCATAGACTGAACATCCTTGCGAGGATCTTTGAATTCTTCAATTTCCATATCGGATTTAACTACCCAACATCCAACTGCATTGCGATCAATTAAATACATATCGAATGTTTTATTGATTAGGTCGATAGGCGCAAAAGGTGTAGGGATGACTTCTAGAGGTAATGGTAAGTTTCTAGAGATAACTTCTGCACCATCATTAGCTCTTGCAAAAGCAGTAGGTAACTGGTTAGCACCTACTGATGGTAGTTTCAGATCTCTGATGGGCTTAGCAAGATTCTGTGTAACATGAACAATTTGCTGTCCAAGAGAGCCAAGTATTTCGTTTTTGGCAAATACAGACCATGCTAATGGATGAATAAGTAGTGTGGTGGGTATAAAACCATTTGCATGCATTGCATAGTACATATCAATAAAATCAAATGGGCTCAAGGTATTATTGGGTGAACCTGTTGGACCTACACCTGTAGTATGAGCATCCGTTCCAGGTAAGCTGTTGTCAAATACAACATGACCGAATTTATTAAATTCGTGGAATAACCACTCTTCTTTAAACCGAGCCATAGCTTGACCTGCAGCTTTCATATGAAGACCCACAACATCCCACTGAGCATCTTCAATTAACTCGTCAGAGAGTTCAATCATAAGACCAAACTTACGCACTCTCACATCGAGACTTTGACGATGACGTTGAATATCAAGATAGTCTTGCCTATATTCTCCAAGTTCATCTACAAAATGTGCCCGTAATACACCAATAGAGGGGAACTCTATAGATACACCTTTCTCTAATGTAATCTCAGGAAGCATAGACCCGAGTACGTAAAGGGGTTCCATTGCTTCACGGATAGCACCAATAACTATATTGGGAACTATTACTGCAGCATCAGTTGAAGTTAAAACTTCGTTTATTGTATATCTGCTTGATGGATTAAGAGTATTACGAGACCGCATTTCGAGGTGAGCTTTTACGATCTCATACTTTTCCTCTAGTTTTAGACTATCAATCCTAGACATCTATTATTCTTCCTCCTTCGAGATGACGCTCTCGTATTAACTTAGAAGAAGAGGCGAGCGATTAACTCGCCTCTTCCTTATCTTACAGAGCATTTACTATTATTCTTATTGCACCAATAGATCCTTTAAAGTCTATATTTGTAGGTATACCTGCGACTACTTGTTTGAGAGAGGTATATTTTACGTGGTAGGTTTTAATGGAACTAGCACCAGCAATTAATATTTTACCTTTATATCTTTGAACTGTATAGCGATCATTTTCTCTTAACTGTACACCGTCTTCGTATACTTGTATTTCAGACATCTTTAATATTGGATTAAGAATGTCCAGGTGACGAGCAAGACGATCATGAGTAAGTTTAACCGTACCAAGACCACCATCTACATATAGATTATCTGCTGATGCTAAACCATCTCCAGGATATACACCAACTGATGTAGTAAGATCGACTTCATATACTTCTTTCTGAGACATTACACCGTCGGTTAATCCAGGGATACCATTTGCAGCACGAAGCTGTTCTGGGAATCCATAGAGAGGATCGAAGGGGAACGGCAACGGATAAGTATTATATGAAGGATCTGTGTGCCCTTGCAATCCTGTTAATCCAGGTGAAGGCGGTAGTGGTTGGTTTATGTCGTAGACATTGTAAGCCCAGTTTGATGGATCGAATGCATTCTTTTCGTTGATGGTCTGTACGCTTTCCCACATAACCCATTGCAACCAACCTTCCAATGGTTTTTGTGTATCTAAACCCGTAACTTGACCCATTCTTTGTTCTATTGCATCTACGCCAGATACCCATTTTACGAAGTGACCGACTGTATCTGACTTTACCCAATCACCTTGTACTAAGTTGGGATCTGCACTAGACTCACGAGTTGCGCATGCCCATGCCATTTCTGATGCTAAAGCAACATCTGGTATGTAAGGTATTTCAATGTGAGCTCTCCTTAGTATTGAAGGGAAGTTCCCACGGAACCGTCCAGGAACCACTTGAAAGTAGTTGGTTTGAGCAATACCTAATGGTTTATTGGCTCCATTAGCTAATGTAACAACCGTTCTTGGATATCCTGTGTCAGGATCGGGAGCAACAGGACCAGGATCTCTTACTGCAACTATGCGACCCTTTGTAATTACGATACGCTCAGGTCTGAAGAAAGTACCTGCGAACGGAAATTCTAATATTACTGGTAATGTTGGATCTGTTACGAATCCACTTCCTAAAGAAACACCTTCACCAATAACTAATTTGTTCTGTGTGCGGGGATTTAGAAAAGTTTCCCCTACTGGAAAATTACCACCAATTAAACCCATTTATTATTCCTCCTAAAATTTTGTTCTAGGCACATTCGTTGCTGCATACTAGCTACGTTTGGAGCGGTTTTCAAATTGTCCTAAGAACCACTTTACTTGTTCTAGATCTTCCTTACAACCCTGTTTGGCTCGATCTAGTACATCTCCACTAAGTTCTGGTAACTTAGCTTCTGAAGCAGCCATTGCATTAGCTGTCAATTCGTTATCCGTATCTGCGCTTAATGTTGGATCCTTAACCTCTGGTAGCACAACTTTCTTATTAAGTTCTGCCTTCTCATTCTTTAAGTCATTAAGTGCATCTACTAATGAAGAGGCTTCGCGAGTAAGGTGTTCTTCAAGAGATTGTTCTCTCTCCTCAGGTAATAGCTTGTTGAGTTCTAGCTTTAGTTCTACAACTTGCTCGGCTATACCGTGGTGAACAGATGCCTTAAGTTCATCACGTTCTGTTTTTAACTGCTCTATTTCCTCGATGAGAGCTTGATTTTCTTTCTGTAACTCACTAAAATCTAATTCTAATTGTTTATAAAATTGTTTGGTATCTTCTATGGTTTTATCAATATCGCTGTTCTTAGTAACCACTACTTCTTCTTTTGTTTTTTCTGTAGAAGCTATCTCAGATACAATAGCTTGTTCTTTTTTCATACTTACAATATCATCTTGAAGTGCACATATTGATTTACTAATAGAAGTTAATGCATCACTATATGCTTTCATGTCTTCTTTTGTTATGTAATCGGCTACAACTGCACTTATCTCTTTCACCTCTAAATCACTCTTTTCTATAGTTTCTTTATAAGAAGATAGAAGTGCCTTGGCATGTTTCTTAAGATGAGACAATGCTGAACCCTTCTTATCTCCTAAATCTGTCTTTGGTTGATTAGCGCGGACAAGCGCATTACGAAGGTGCGGTAAATCCACACTGCTATTATCATCTGGACTACTTACTTTTGCTGTGTGATGGGGTAGTTTACGTAAGCTGCGAGGAACCATTTTACCTTCCTTATCTTTCTTACCACCAGGTAATATGGCTGCAAAAGCAGCATCAGGTAAATTGTTTATATATTTACGATCCCATACGGCCTCATTGAGATTGGGGAATTGACTAACTAAAGCTTGTTTAAGACTAACCAATGTTGCTGTAGTCTCATTACTTAACCGTTCTAATAATTCTATAAGTTGCTGTTCGGTAAATAACATAATTATTCTGCCTCCTCGGATTCGTCTGAGGCATCAACATAATCATCTCTATCTAACAACTCCAAGTTTACTGCACTCCACAAATAAGACGCACCTTCTTGATCGCCAAGGTATGTTACATACCTATCTAATGCTTCCATAGGATGATCCTCCTTATAATAGGCTTCACTTAAGCGTAATGACAATAACCTATCTTCCTTGTAATATTCTTTCATTACAGCATCTAGATTAGGATGACGCACTTTAGCTGTGTCATCACTGGGTATATTAACAAATGAAACTTCTGCTATATAAAAGTCGCCTATGCGTCTATACATCATCTTACCACGAGGATCGTCAGGACCTACGGCTTCGCCTTTTGCATTGTAGAAATAACCACGCATATGATCACAAGCTTCATCGCTAGCTATATTGGCTTCACATATAGAACACCTAGCTTCGTTCGTATCTGCACCAATAGATACTGTCAGGTATCGGCCATCTAATATTTTCTGTATTGCTCCTGGGTCTGTAATTCTGGGTACTATCATCATGGGAGCGTTCTTACCCTTTTTATCTCCATCTCCCATATATGCCTGTTCAATTCTACCAAGAGGTTCACTATCTATATCATGATTACGAAGAATAGGTTTGGGTACGGGATGTGTAGCTGAGTATAAGCCACTCTTCTTTTTCTTATCTCCCATAACCTTTTCTAATGGGTAGTATGTATAATTACGCGTAATCTTATCACTATGAATGGCTTCTATTTCGGGGCGCAGCCCCTCACTACCTTTCATACTAGAAGTTGCTGGCATCATACCACCAAGCGAACCTTCATCTGAAGCTTCTAGTAACATAGACGATGACTGGGTTGCCTCATATATCTTAATATAGCGTTCAGGTAATGCCACCTGAAATCTTTCATATATACGAAATAGCTTATGTTTCATATATGACCTCTCTTAGTTAATTTCTACTGCGCATTTACACGCACGATGAAACGGTGGTAAATTATTAAATAATTCACCATAGCTTACTAAAGTCAAGTCCTTATTAGCTAGGGTACTACATACACTACACTCATTGTTTTGTAGTGTATTGATTCTCAAACCCAACTCTCGCGATCTAAGCACTATACCATAGTAGTAACTGCGTTTAACTATATCTATTAAGTACTTAGATTTAGCTTCTATACGTATATGTTTATCTATATACTTATCTAGGCTTTCAGAAGAAAGCCCTCTGTGTTTTGGAATAGCACTATCAATCTCATCGAAGAATGCAGCAAGAACATCACGTATGTAGGAATTCATCCTCATACTCTCTTTAGTAGACATATCTCTATGAGATCCTAGATGGAATGATTCATTGGCAAAATATTTAATATGAGCTTGTAATTTCTCCTTACTTATGTGTGCTGATAGATGAGCTGTGATGGGTGCTCCCACCGTAATTGCATTGCGTATATTATGAGACATCTCTTGTGATATCTTTTCTATTCCACCTATGATTCTATCAAATCCATCTACCGTATCACTTTCTTTTAATTCTTTCTTTATCTTAGGACCAAGACGAACACCGTGTTGATTTTGAGGTTGATTTTTATTATTAGTAGCTGGCGTACCAGCTTTGGCCTTACCTATTTGTTGATCACCTAAGACTACTAATGAAGCTTCTATGTCTTCTCCGCCATATCCAGACCTAGCTAGTCCCTCTGCAACCAACTGAGGTATCTTAACTTTATATGTTCGCATCTTATGTCTTTCATCTTCTTTGATTGGATCCATACCTATAGCTTGGCGCATTTCATCTTCGTCTATCGCATCGTGTTCGTATTTATATATTGTGTGATTTTGGAGTTTAACAAGTAGGTCTGTCTCTATTTCTTCAAATGATAATGCTACCATATTATTTACTGGATCTACATAGAAAGAATAACCGCCTTCTTCGAGAAGCTCTCTAAATACGAAGTGGGTTATATATGTCTCTATAAGCTTCTGATATGACTTTACCTGATCATGCATTTCTGTGGTAAGGGTATCTGATGTACTACGATTAACTGTTTCTCCTAGGCCCATTTGAACGCCTGAAACACCCAATCCTGTGAAGACCCGTTCCCTAAAGTATTTTAGGTAGGGTTCAACATCTAGTGCCTCACCTTGTACTCCAACTACCTTAATATCTGTGCGCTCATTAGTTACCCATGTTGCATCCGATGGAGCTTGATCTAATCGATTCTTCATATCAAGTACTTCTTCTTCAGATGCAAATAGTGTTGGATCATTGGGTAGTCCCACTTTGATTTGCGTAAATGGATAAGTATAACGATATATCAATCTAGCAACGTTCTCTTCTATTTCACGAAGTAATTTTATATCTTCCATAACAGGTATGAGATGACTATTACCCCATGTAAATCCATCTTCTGGATCTGCTTTAATGTGTATAACATCCTTAGGATGGAAGTGAGCTACATTTTCTTTAGTTGACCCTAATACTCTACCAAATTGATATCCATGTCTACTTTGAAGATATGATATAATCTTCCCACGGTCATCTTTAATAGGAGCTACTGTTGCAGGATGAGCTATGAAATATCCTGCTATTGGAAACTTCTCATCGTTTGTTGGTGAAATAGGAATGCGCTTAGGCATGCTTGAGTATTCTGCTCGTTGTTTAACTATAAATACATTACCATACAATACCACGTCTTTAGCTATACGATGTAGGAATATATCTGTTGGTTCTTTGGTGGCATCAGCTAACATCATCAATCTTATACGTAAGTAGTCAACTATCTTGGTATCCTTACCCTTCAAACTCCAACCAGCCTTAAACATAAGATTAACAAATTTGGAAACCGACTGGCGGACATAGCTGTCATTATAGTATGACATCATTATCTGACGCATATCTAAGAATGGGCGATCAACTACCGTACGTGTTCCCTTACCCGTACCATGACCTCTAGCTGTTAAAAAGAAGGCTTGCTGTAATCCGCCTAAAAAAGCAGTTGGATTAGCATAAGCTTGTTCTAATTGTGATGGTGTACTGGAATTGGTTGAAAGAATGTCCTTTATGTTTTTAATTTTCGGAACCATGTAAGATTATACCTCTTCTTCCCCATCATCTAATAATGGGTATGAACCTATCCGTTTTAATAGCAATTTAGGAGAAGATCCTATGGTTGAAGGTGATAATTTTATTAATACTAGACTATCACTTTTAAGATCTCCAGCCAGAATAATATCTGACATAGGGTTAATTATGTATCTAGTAAATACTCGATACAATTCTCTTGCATTATATTCTGGATTAAATCCTATTTTAATTAGATGTTCTATAACTTCATCACTAGGTTCTAGTTTAATCTCTAGTCGTTGAAGTTTTTTATTTAGTTCTTTAAAATACTTGCCTAATATAAGTTTGATCTCCACTTCAGTTAATGGTTTAAAATAAAGCATAGCTGTTAGTCTATTAATTAGTTCTGGTCTAAGTAATGCCTTTATTTCTTTATTAACTGATTTCTCTATATCAACTATGCGATTATTGTTTCTAAATCCAAGTGTTTGATTGTTGCTATAGTTTTTAGAGCCAATATTGGATGTCATAATTATTATTGATTTAGAGAAGTCTGCTTGGGTGCCCGAACCATCTGTAAGAACAGCTTCATCTAGTATCTGAAGAAATAAATCAAAGAAAGTAGGGTGTGCTTTTTCTACTTCATCAAAGAGAATTATAGTACCCTTATCCTTACGTTGTTGCATCATACGTATTAATACTGAACCATTTTCGTGTCCAATATAGCCAGGAGGAGCACCTATTAATCTAGTAGCCATAAATTCTTGAGCATATTCAGAACAGTCTATTTTAATAAGTCCTTCTTTTCCAAATGCATGTTCCGCTAATACCTTTGCAGTTTGTGACTTGCCTGAACCTGTAGGACCAACAAATAAAAAAGCACCTATGGGTTTGTTGGGTTCGTTTAATCCAACTAAATATCTTTTAAAGGTCTGTAGAACAACATCTATTGCATTGTTTTGTCCAAATATGTGATTATTGACTTGGCTTCTTAGGTCGCCATAGAATTTATTTGCATCATAAATTGTATTTAGGAATGGTAGAGAGTTAGGTGATGGCGCTGACATTGTCATAGTAACTCCTTTTAAAGTAGTTTCTAGATAGTTAATCCATAAGCCGTGGAAAAGGACTAGACTGAAATACTCTTTTTTGTTCACCAAATAACTTATTGCCAAATGAAGATAATATGTCTTTAACTGTATTAGACATGTTGAAATCTTTATTTTTTAAACCCTTAAGTTTAGTATTAATAGAATCTAAAGCTCCATGCATTAATCTTTTACTATCCTTATCATGCAGGAAATCATAGCGATTGTCAAATAATTGATTTTTAAGAGCAAATAACCTAGCCATATTTATCATTTTCTCTGTTTGGTATTGATGTACTACTCTGGCTGATGAAGTAATTTGAGAAGCCATCATATTAAAATCTTGGTTAGGTGGAGCTAAATTCAATAAGTCTGTTAAGAAAGATGCGCCAGGTTTCTTTATCTTATCACCCAAAAAAGATATCCCGAGAGCCATCTTAGGATCTATCTCTAGATTACCTACTGTACCAACTACTCTTTGAATATTGCTGTCCCCTATTGGTTCACTTGAGCGCTTAATATCATTAGCTAATGTGATTATACCCATAAGTTGACTAATACCTTGTATAAAACTTGAGATTGACTTAGGACTATCTTTAATTGATTGTAATATAGGAGTAGTCATATTAGCAATCTGTTGTCTTACTACCGCCTTCTTACGAAGGGCTATGTAATTAGATATTGCTATAGCTAGCTTATCCATACCATCGCGCATTACGTTTACATAGTCGGCTATGCCTGGAGGTAATTGAGTACTATGGTATCTATCTAAATCATTTGTATTGCTTAATAGATCGCTTTGTAAAAGAGTAATGATTCCACTTACTGCATTTGCATATACATATAGTTCTATATTTCGTATGCCAAATAGATCTGCATATATCTCAGCATCTATATTGCCTGTAATGTCAGAAGCCCCTTTTTGGAAAGTATTTACTATGGTTTGAGATAGTGGTTGTGTTCTAGTAAGATAATAATTCTTTAGGTCTTGTATGGTTAGAGAACTAATTCCTTGTAGGTAAGTTAGATCTTCGTCTGTAAGATCTAACTCAGATATATTAATTGAGAAGTGAGCAAGAGATAATTCTATATCATTCAATTGTTCATCTAAGATTCCAGCCGTGTCCTTAACAGCATCCTTTAGGTAAATAATCTCTTGAACAGTTGGAATAAATACAAGAGGTAATTCTGCTGCTTGCTCACGCTCACCTAAAGTTTCACCGTCACGTATAGCTGGTGGTGGATGATATGTAATATCAGGAGCAAAACCTAATAATTCCTCATCATTACTCTTAAAGTCATTCATTAGCTACCTCGCGTAAAACTTCTACGTCTTATACCTGAACCACCAAATCTAGATACTGTAGGATTAAAGCTGTCGAATCCCCCTCCTCGCAATCCATACTGATTGGATGGTATAAACCCAGGCGGAGGGGGCTCATAATCTATATTGGTGTTGCGTTTTTGTAATGGTGAGGTTTTGTTTTCAGGTACGCGCTTTAAGATATTGCTAATAGGCTGCATCTCAGCATAAGATTCTACCTTGCCCATATTTAAAAAGTGTTCGGTAATACCATATACTGCTAACATAAGAGCGTCTATGGCATGTTCGTTCTTAGAAGAGAAAATGGGTTGTCCATTTTGGCTCATACGCTTAACTCGATATTCGTTTAACTCTAGGGTCATGAAGTGATCATGAGGACTTAGTATAAGTACTTCGTCATCAAACATCTGAGTTAATCTATTTACCATTAGTGGTTTGATTGGCGTTGATGATCTTACCCTAGTATGCGGATCTAGAATATCTACTGACTGTCCAAAATGTACACCAATTACTTTATCGTGAAGTTTGGTTTCTGGATTCTCCAAACCAACTACTTTTAAGTTTTCTATCTGACCTTCTCCATAACCACGATCACAATAGATATAATCTGGTTGATAGAAATCATTAAGCATAACTATTTTCTTAGTAGCGTTATGTAGGGTATATTCTCCTATTGGTATTTCATGTCTTGCTATTACGCGCATATAATAGTCTTTATCATCATATCTTTCAAACTGCACAACAACTATCTGAGTAGCAGCATGATACTTATCCCAATCTACTCCTATTACGATAGGATGTTCTTTGCTATAAAGCTTAGACATAAGATACCCATAATTAGGATGAGATTTGGGAGAATGAGTATACCATGGTGTATCGCGATTTTTAGCAGTATCTATTTTTTCTTTCTTAAATACCGCAAATGATTCAGAACCAAAATCAGCTAGTTGTTCATGTTCATACCTAACTGGCCCAATGAGCATACGTATCTGCCTATCACGTTCTTCATTCCAATCTGGTATTGCTTCCCAGCAATTATAGTGAAATGATTTGAAGCCTCTGGGTTCTGGATCAACACATGTCTCGTAGTATATACCTCTTTTACCTGATGGAGTAGATGTCATTATAAACCTAATGTCATCTGATTGACCCAAGATAGCTAAAGCTGATGTCATGTCATCATCCGTACAATAGTCTGCTTCTTCTACCCATATTAAATCACCCCACTTACCACGAATACCCATGGCTGCCATTCCCGACTTGGTACCTGCTGTTAAGAATTGTATAACAGCACCGTTTTTAAAACGCAAAAATGCAGGTGCTTTAGCGGGCTTCTCTATACTCTCTTGAAAATCTTTAGAGGTATTTATGAGTGTTAGCATATTCTGATAAATATCATTAAGATGGGTTTCTAGTGGAGCCATCACAATAACTTTGTATCGTTGCTTGCGGGTAGGATCTATGACCTTACCATTAGTAAAACATAACCATAAAACCATCATACATACTAATTCGGTTTTACCACCACGACGTGCTACGCGTAACGCAAAACGTTTAGCATTTGTTGCAACAACTGTTTGTTGCCAATCACGAAGAGTTTTATCGAAAAATTCTTTTGCGAAGAGAGGAAAGGTCTTAAGAACTTCTATATACCTACTGCGTTGTTCTGGAGTAAAACGAGTTATATCTATACCCATATAAATTAATAAGATGCTCCATAAAAAGAATTATAACCAGCACCACCAATAGAACCTGCTCCTGAATATCTTGCTGACATAAGGGCGGCTTCTTGGCCGATAATATTACGAGCATTTAGCTTAGATTGATTTATAGCTGTAAGAGCTCTTGCTCTATTAGTAGCCAAATAGGCATTATCTAATACATCTCTAGGTCCAAAGGTTTGGGCACCAAACATCATAGTGCCTGCAGCTTGTCGCCTGTTGGCTTCCATAGCTGTGCCTGCAGCTGATAAGAAAGGAGCGGCGTGAATTGCTGTCATAGCGGCTGGGTAAAGATACCATAAGGCTTGGGAACCTATTGTTTTAAGAGCTGCTGTAACGGGTTTATCACGCTCTCCCAAGTGAGAGCGATACTCCATAACCCCACCAATACCAACAGCAGTTGCTGGCAACCATTTAGCTTTAAAATGCTTTGCTATACTTGAAATTAAAGACATAGATCGAATCCTCTAAATAACCTTCTAAAGAAACATATAAGCAGCCGCCATTGGAGATATATTAACATCTGGTGTTTTATTTAAACCAAAAACAAGATCTCCTTGAGCACTTGCTTGGAAACGTTGCATAGGAGAATGTCCTCGCACCTCGGCGTACTGTTTAGGATCCACACTAGGATAGTTCATAGCACCAAAAGCAAAAGCTCCTGCTGCTATTCCAAAACCAATAGGTGCTTGATACTTATGGGCAAATTTACCTAAGCTCCAAGCTCCTTGAGCTAAACCCATACCTGTTTGTAGGGTTCCCCTGTTAAACACAGCTCCTGTTACACCCCTAGTAATACCCCATCCTGTACGAGCCCCAAACTTAGTAGTGCTCCATACACCTTTTAATAATGAACCCAATAAACTTGGCATTTGTTATTTTAGCCCTATAATCCTATTGGTCCTCTTGACCTACCTCTTTGAAAGTTCTCTGCGGGACCACCAAAAGCTACTCCACCTAAGTCTCCTAAGGTACCTACGGTAGCACCTAATCCTCGAGCAATAAGATTAGTTCCCATCCAACCTCCACCTAAGCCCATACCTACACCTGCTACTTTGCCAGCAGTAGACATCCCACCCCATGCTTCAGCTATACCACCACCAAAACCACTCATTGAACCACCAACTCTACCTAAAAAAGATGGACTTGCAAGATTACCCATAAGACTAGGCGAACCAGCCCAACCACTTCTCATACCACCAAATCCTGCACCAAACATCCCTGCTCCTTGTTTGATAGCAGCATAAGCTGAAGGGGCATATCTCGTCATATTATTCCATATACTACCAACAAAATTAGGCATGCCTAATCATCCTTTCGAATATCAGTAACTTCAGCATCAAGGGTAAGCAACCGATCAGCTACCTCAGCACCTGTATTACCTGATAGTTGCTTCTTATCAGCTCTCGTAGCTTGTAATAGCCTAAGGATTTCATGTCTACGGCGCATATGCTTATCGCGAATATCTAGTGATGCATTAACTTCTTTCTTAGTGTAAACCTCACTGTTCTTCGTAGCTAGAACAGGAACATCCACTACTTCATATTCAAGAGATAATCTCTTCTCGCATCGCTCGATCATAACCTCTATAGCTACTAACTCCTTCACTAACGTGAAGTCGGCAAAGTGGTCGTCCTTATTTGGATCTATACCAAACTCACGGAGATACCTATCTGTATTGGTCATAACCAATGCTATCTCAGGCACACACCTGTCACCTATGTGTGCCTCTTGTGCCTGCCACGCACCACATATAAGAGCAAAAGGACATTGCTCGCCATTACATAACATGGGTACATTAGCAAACATACCATGAGTACTACGTCGTTGTTGAAGTTCTACTGTTATAGCATCAACCTTACGTTGATCTAAATTCCACTCTCGAGGAAATTTCCATCCAGGAGGAGGAGCTGGAAGCTCCCTATTATTCTTAACTAATGATTCTATATTTGGCTTACGATAATTTCTTCGCATTACAATATCTCCGTTTAATTGATGCATTAGATCCATAGGTTATTAGGTGCTAACTAATTATATACTGTATATGGTTTTTCCGCAACCTTAATGGATTGCTTATTACTGACAGAGATCTCTGTATGTAATATTACATACAGTAATATCTTATAAGAGAACTACTTTTAGTAGTTCTCTGTATTATAATATTACTGACAGTGATGTTATATATATTATATAAAAGAATTAATATATAACATATATTGATCTTTTTGTCAAGTGATCAGGAATGCCATAAATCCATGGGTGAGGTATTAACTTGAGGAATATGTTCTTCCCGCTTACGCTTATTACCCTTACCAGCTTTATCCATGGCTACCGCTTGAACTTTGCTTTTACCTGATCTAATTAACTCAGCTTAACTCAGTAATGTTATCTGCAATAGTTTGTTTGCTAGATCCTTTCTTAAGGGGTATAGATCTAATACCTCTTTCTGCTTTCCATTTTCCGATCATCGAATCGTCTAGGATGTGGTCTCCTGTATATGCCTCAGGAAACAGCTCTAATTGGTCATATAGCGCAGAAGTTACTCCAAGTTGGTCTAAGATACCTGTCACCTCTAACTCATGTGTTTTAGGCCCATCTGAGATGATAATACATACATAGGTTATACTATCCAAGAACTATTTGTCCATCGATCTAGAATAGTCATCGTACCTGGTTGAAATTTCTCAGCGTAAGCTACAGCATCATTACTGGTATCAAAGATGTGCCTAATAGGATTATTTATGCTACCTACTTCAAATCTACCTTCGGTAATAAATACCTTATCCACCGCCGTTAGGAACGGCGATACCTTATTAGGTAAATCATTATATTTATTACTTCTAATGTTTGGTACTATCATCAGGTGTACTCCCTTGGACATCAGTTGTTATATCTCCCCACCCTAACTTGTTAGGGTAATATACCTTTTGGATCGAAGCCAGTATTTGATCACCACTTAAGTTACGGGGGAAGGCAATACCTTCCCTGTTGTATATTGGGGGATACTCTATCTTAGCTAATCTAATGTTTCCTCTGCACATCCATATCTCTTTTGTTAATTCGGGGAAACCATCGTCAATAGATTCATTGAGAATAAGTTGTCCGTTATAACAACACCATCTTTCAAGCAAGGTTACTATTTCTTGGAATATTCATGATATATACCTCTTGTTAGATATAAAAGCTGTTAAAGCCCTGGCGAAAGCTAAATAAGAGAAGGTTCCACTAAAAATTTTAGAAGGCTTCTTAAAGCTAGGGGTAATTACCCCTAGCTTCCAGTACCCACCCCTTCCCCTACGATGTGTTCTAGGCTCATTTATTTGCTTGTGGTGCGAGCAGGTAACCCCGTTAGGGTGAGTGTATGTGTGTGTGGGTGGTAATGCAGATAATATCACAGGGGATTTATCGTTTGGTGCCCCACCCCCCCCTGTGAACTATGTGGCTGAAAGGAGGTGAAATATATGATATTTGAACTTTGGATTTGTGTCGCCTATTGTTGGGCGATACTGAACGCTGAGTTCGCAACCATAGAGTAATCTATGGTTGCGGGCTTAACCCCAACCACGGGGTGTAGGTGGGAGGTGGCTTGCGACACCGATGATGAGGTCTATGTAAGACCTGACCGTGAGGCAGGCTGTAGATGAAAGGAGTATAATATGAGTATTTGTAAAGGTAGAGAGCTTTACGACGCCATCATGGAATGGTGTCAGAACCCGCCCGCGGGGTTCACTGGATGGGTAGGCTATGCCTACCCGTCCAGCTGCGCAGCGTGCGCAGCTGAAAAGATTGAATGCACGAGTTTTTACATTCACAGTAACCTCGGCCAGTGCGTTAATGTTGTAATAAAGGGGAAGGAGGATCTCGGCGCATTCTACGCCGAGGTCTCTGAGTAAAGTAAGTTGGGGGGAAGGGAGAGCTTACAAGCTCTCCCTTCCCCTTTTTTGCACCCACCAAGTGGGTGACATTACGCCGCTTAACAGCGGCAGAAAGTAGGTATTATATGATGAGTTTTGAAAGTTGGATCGAAAAGAGATACTCGGGTTGGGAACCCGAGTTAGTCTGGGGGCTTTTGGACAAGCTCCCAGAGTATGTCTGGGAGTTACGCTCGCGATATCATCGCGAGCAGCTTTCAGAAGCTGTTCGCCTTCGAAAGGAGGTGAGCAAATGATCAGGGACCTGATTGATGAGTTGTACCTGGAGGCAGCCCCTTGCTGGGGCTGCCTCCAGCAGGTAGACCAGGACTATGAGTCCTGGTCGGAAGACCTCGTTCTTACGGACGAGGATATCAACGCGATGTACGATGAGTACATCGCGCGAAAGGAGGGATAGTTAGGACTGAGCTTACGAGGTAGTGACCGCCTCGTTAAATAATGGTCACGAGAAAGAGAGGTGAGTAAATATGTTAAGGTTGTTAATTTGTATTTTTATAGCAGTACTAGGTTGGTTCCTTCGAAAGAAGGACAACCTAATTGGTACCACCCTCTTATGGGTGGGGTTGGTGGGAGCAGCTTGTGTGCTGCTCCCATGGTTGGGAGGAGTGCTTGTAGTACTCCTCCTATTAGGAGGAGCAGGGTTTGTTGTTGATATATGCAGCAAGCGGTAGCTTGCTAGATTAGAAAGGAGGGATATTAATGGAATACTTGTTTAAGTTCGTGCGCTGTCAGTACAGCGCACGAATGATGTTTATCACTAACCCAGAATGGGTTAGTGATCTAGGATACAACCCTGAAGTAATAAAGGGTTGTATCCTGAAAGCAATCTGGGCACTTTATTTGCCCAGATTGTATGATGGAGCCCTAATAAGATGTGACTGGATATGGTATCTAAGTCACGTCTCAACAAACAACTAAAGAAAGGAGGTGAAATATGAGAATATTATCATCAACTTCTATGGTGGAAGTTGATGATATAGACTTCTGCACTGTATGTGGAGAAGTAGGTCTCCTGACATCTTGTCAGGAGATGGGCGTATGCGTTGATTGTGCATACGATTGGGGGTGGGTAATAGCCTGCCCCCTGGAAGACGACTACGAGGATTACTCGTAGTCTTCGGAGCGGTAGAGGCTTGTTTAGCTCTACCGCTCCCCTTTTTCCTCCCAACAGGGGTGCTTCGCACCCCCCTCCCTACTTCCTCTTACCTCAAGCCTTCGGCTCCCCTTGTCTATTCCTATTCCAACCTACCCTTATCTACTACGCCTTCGGCGCCCAACGTTGATAATACAACATCCGTTTGAAAAACCACATCCAATAGCCACGCCAGTTTTTGACCACGTAGCAGAGCCATTTTTTGCCTGTCCTTTAGATGTCGTTCCCTGTAGCTGAGGTAGTCTCAAGTCAATGGTAGAGCCATTCTTAAAAACCACCTTATTGGTACTCATCTCTCAAAAACAAATGGCTTTAATCCAGGGTTTTCTTTCAAGGCTTATATAGGGAGTTATTTTATGCCTCATATATAACCCTTAAAGAACCTCTTAGTGCTCCCATCAGGGGCCTTCGGCCCCTCTTCCCTATCCAACTTAACCTTATAGTATAAGTTGATAGCCTATACATGAGGATACTATTCCCCCCCACTAACCTTGATGTTGTAATAATAGTGTCCCGACCAGAGGGGCTAAACCCCCTCTGCTCTCCAGCTACAACACCTAAAAGAGGGAGGGGAGGTGCCACCATCAACTCGCCTCCTCGAGCCCCCCTCTTTAGCTTCCCTCTGTCTCATGCCTCTTTCTTCCCCTTACTTCTCCTCATCTCTTTACCTCTTTCTTTTAGTCAGCAGCTGCCTGCTGCCTTAAAAAGCAAAGCACATGGGGCAGACATTGTCAAGACAAACAGCGTATCTTGACAATTCAGTTCCTTGTCTGCCCCATGTGCACCTACAATATCCAAGGCAGCAGGCATCTAGCTGCTGCCAAAAGGAGGTAAAAAAATGAGCTTTATAGAAGTTAAAGGGAAAAAAGAAGCGAGCCTTATCGGGCTCGCTAAGGGTTTATTGGCTCGCCCTTTGGGCGAGCTAATAGAAAGATTTAATGCTGAGAAAGGGAGCGTAAGCTCTCCTGTAATTATTACAGGAGAGCTGGCTGAGATCTTTGATCTCAGCCCAGATGCGTGCGTCTGGACTGGGATCGGACTTGGTCCCAGGGACACGGGGAACCCGTCCCCGTGGATTACAATAAAGGACGGTGAAGAGTTCAAACTCTACACCGTCCAGTTTGGACGGTACGGAGGAGCTCGCGTGAGTGAGCTCCTCCAGGAGCCTAAAAAGGCTCCTGGAAAAATCAAGCCTAGTTTCTAGGCTTGATTTAGCCGAGGGCATTAGCCCTCGGCTTTTTTTAATTCAAAAAAAAAAAGAAAGAAGGCGTAAAGTTTCAATCCCTTACTGATCAGGTCTCATTTTTCTACTTTTTCTACGGAAGATGAGAGTGGGCGGGTAGGATATCTACCACCTGCCCTTTTCTGTTCGTGGGGAAGATAAGTCTGTGGATGACAGGGTGTTTTGCATACGGTGTGCAAGCATCCTGTTATGTATCTTGGTAAGACCACCTAAGTTTGTATTGTTTAGGTGGATATTATGGATAAAGAAAGGAAGTGTAAATATGTTTATTAATATCAGCAACCACCCATATGGGAAATGGTCAATAGAACAAAGAGAAGGGGTAAAAGGGGATATATTAGATATGCCGTTTCCGCAAGTTGACCCCTCCTTAGACAAGGAGGGGATTAGTAAGTTAGCTATGGATATGATGTATCAGATAGGAGAGATCCTTGATATTAAGGGGTTATCCCCCTCTCAAGTAATCCTCCATGTAATGGGGGAACAATCGTTATTTTATACTTTAACTCATATGTGTAAAGAGTTAGGGTATAAAGTAGTAGTATCTACCTCCCGCCGCGAGGCGGTAGAGAAAATATTGACGGATGGTACGGTCGAAAAGACCGCCATCTTTAAATTTATTCAATTTAGGGAGGTGTAGAAGTATGATAAAAAGCAAAATTAGATATTTTGAAACGGTCTCCGAAGAGGAGATCGTTCGTCACGAGCTCCATCAGAAGCTCGCTCAGGGGTATGTATTATCCCCTGAAGAACAGGGGATGTTGGAGGAAAGGTTTGATCATCTTCGGCTTCCAGCCGAAGATAAGTTTAATAAGGTGGTTGGTGCGCTCGAACAGGAGCGCACAAAAAGAAAGGATATGTGGTAAAACAATGAATTTATATGAAGTTACAATAGTTTATCCTGTAACATTTACGGTAAAAGCAAATAATTTTTCATCTGCAGAAAGTATTGCTCTTGAATACTCTGATAGAGTATTTGAATCTTCTTCAATATCTCCAGTTCTCTCGTCTATAAACATTTCTGAAAAAGAAGGGAAGGGTATCAATGAATAAATTAAGTTTCAATCCCTTATTAATCAGGTCTCATTTTTCTACTGTTGATGGTGCTGTTAACGGAAGAATAGGAGGTTAAATCATGAAATGGTTAGTACCTTTATTATTCGTAGTGATGGGTTGGTTGATATTGAAGATAGGAGGTAAAGATGATCCTCTTGGGAAAGGGATAGGAATATTTATGTTAATAGTGGGATGTATTATGTTTGGGTGGATTATTTGCCCCCACCTAGTACTTCTAGTACTAGGTATACTGATAATAGCGGGTATGTATAAAGCGATTCAAAATATATTAGGTTCTGTTTCAAGAAAGGGTGGTGTATAAGACATGCTTTGTGAGATTTGCGCGATAGGTGAGGTTTTTTCTAACAATATATGTATGGATTGTTATGAAGGATTTAAGGGAATTTGTATTATGTGTGATAATAAGTTGAAAGGAGAGTATGATATAGGTGCTTGTGAAGAATGTAGGTATGAGACCGCCAAACAACTGTCTCCCACTAGACAGACAGATATGGCAGAGAAAGCAGAGAAAAAGGAGGAATAGATCATGTTAACAGCTGATAAACAGGCAGAAGCAATATTACTGATGGAACATACTAAGTTGGGGCATATAGTATTAACCATAGAATGTTCCAACGGCAACCATATAGGTCTAGTATTGCTAGAAGGTAGCCAGTGGATACTTGATCGTAAGCTGGCACAGGTTCATGATTTAGAGCATAATAAAACATATGAATTATGGCGCTGCAAGTCATGTAAAATTACAGAACATATTTATTCTATAGGCGACCCATGTTGTGAAATAAGATATAGAAAGGGAAGTGATTAACACGGATATAAGATTACATGATGGAGAACTTCAATCCCTACTATTTCGTTGGTTTAATATCAAAGAAGAAGACAGATATTCCACCAACTTCTATATTAGTTTTTCACCTGTCTTTGCTGGTGGTTTAAGTGCATTAAATAGTTGTGTTAAAAATACCGAACTATGTTTTAACGCACCCAATAAGGACGAACCATCATGGGCTAATGGTGTACAATTGGAGTTTCAAATATATAAAGATTTCGAAGTGAAAGTACATAAGCTTGGGAAGGGAAAGAGTAAGTAAGTTTCAATACGCTATGGATATGAAAGGAAAAGATGGTGTTAAAAATCAATACAGCTCTTCTATTGGCACTAGGCGCTCAACAATATGATATAAATACATATAACCGCCTTATGATGCCAGCAAAAGATAAAACGAATATCTATAAGATTCTTGAGTATGTAAAAAAAATGCCACCTATTGATGAATTTGGTAATAATATTCATCATTGGGCATGCTGGTTAGTTGTTGGACTATATCTAAAGATAGAAGATGAAAATAAATATGAGTTTTTAAATAGAGCCAAGAATTTACTTGGCTTCCATGATTGGAAGATTAATTAAGAACATAGAGGTGTATAAATGGCTAGTGATGATCAATTCTTAAAATATGCTAGAGAAAGTATTGAGGAGATGCACTTTAGATTACAGTTTAAACGTTTCTGGTTTCAAGTGTGGGCACATGGAATAGAAGCCGCAAGACTAGGTATATCACCGTCAGAACATTGTATTCTAAAAATGCTACAACCTCATGAAGTTAAGAGTTATATCTTTGAACATATACATGATAGTGAGGGCATTCTCGATGTAATTACTCGCATTAAAAGTTATAGTTAAACTATTATCTTTTAGTCTTTGTTATCTTTTAATCTTAAGGAGGTGTAATGTTATGCTATCTGAACCATATAAGGGGCCTACGGGTTCAGGAACAGACGAATTAGGTATTGTGTATTATAGTGCTGTTGATGATGCTGTTAGTAGTGCTGTTGGTAGTGCTGTTGATGATGCTGTTAGTAGTGCTGTTGGGATAGCTGTTGATAATGCTGTTCGTAGAGCTGTTCGTAATGCTGTTGATAATGCTGTTGATAATGCTGTTCGTGGTGCTGTTAGTGATGTTGTTAGTGATGTTGTTGATAGTACTGTTGGTGATGCTGTTGGTGGTGCTATTGGTAATGCTGTTCGTCGTGCTGTTAGTAATGCTGTTGGTAATGCTGTTGGGATAGCTGTTGATGATGCTGTTAGTAGTACTGTTGGTGATGCTGTTGGTAATGCTGTTGGTAATGCTGTTGATAATGCTGTTAGTAGTGCTGTTGGGATAGCTGTTGATAATGCTGTTGGTAGTGCTGTTTTTAATGCTGTTGGTAATGCTGTTGGTAGGGCTGTTGGTAGTGCTGTTGATAATGCTGTTGGTAGTGCTGTTTTTAATGCTGTTGGGATAGCTGTTGATGATGCTGTTCGTAGAGCTGTTCGTAATGCTGTTGATAATGCTGTTCGTGGTGCTGTTAGTGATGTTGTTAGTGATGTTGTTGATAGTACTGTTGGTGATGCTGTTGGTGGTGCTATTGGTAATGCTGTTCGTCGTGCTGTTAGTAATGCT